CGTCGCCGTCGCCGTTGCCGTTGCCGTCGCCGTAGCCGTTGCCGTAGCCGTAGCCGTTGCCGTTGCCTATAATACTATGAGCATCTTCTAAAGTTTTGTTTGCCATTTAGACACCTCACAGTCAAGAGTTAATACAACGGTCATGTAATCAAATTCAACTACCCCATGACATTTATCCAATTTTGTTGTAGAAGTAACTCCGTCTTTAGCAAGTTCTCCCAAACCTTTTGTTGTACCCCATATTCTAATTACTGAGGCATTATACAATTTACATTGAGATCCTAACCTCGCAAACCTGCCAACAACAATCCAACCACGTTGTAACACTACAATCTTTATATCACTGTTAATATCTTTTTCCTGTATTGTACTTTTTTGCACATATACTACCCCATTGATACTGACCTCTTTTTCTTGTATTTCCATTCTTCACTTCCTTTCCGCCTTGATAGTTAATTATTTTACCCAGATAACCCCAGATTCACCGAGCTTTTGTTGTTGATGGTATCCATTTTTTATAAACTGAGAATTCATTTTGTAACTGTAAATCGACAAACAGAGAATCAACCCAATAGATATAATCATTATAACAACAGCCCAAATGATACATTCATTATCCCAATTATCCATATCTCCCTTTCCGCCTTATCGGCTTGGTTATTTGTTCTCAAGTTCTTTTATCTTATCTTCCACAACAATTACACCTTACACAAATTTCTCCATAACTCCACATAACAGCATAACAATCTTTTACTACAGCTATACTCATCTCCCCTCCTCATTTAATCGGCGGTGATTGGCAGGATTTGACCTGCAGGACTTGTTTTATTTCCTTTACGGTTAATACGGCTCTACGATTTTAAGGACTTTATCAAGTCAACACCGTAACCGTTTGGCGTATTCAATACGCCTCAACCACCGCCTTGATTGTTAGTTACTTATCAATAACTATAACAAGGGTGGCATCAACAACTGAAGTTGTTTTCTTTACTTCTCCAGCCAACCGATAAGTAGACGCTTTACTAATTGCGTGCTTCAGATTCTTAGCTAATACATTGATTATTGTTGTATCATCTTCTGTTCCTGGTAAATAACCCGTCTTTTTAACTGCTATGGTACATTTATAAACATTCATTTCTCCCTTTCCACCTTATCGGCTTTGGTTATTCCACTAACCTGTATTTTGCATTGTTAATTATAACCTCTTTTGGATTACTAATCTTTTCAGGTGCTTTTATAATCTCTAACTTCCCGTCTAAACAAATAGGTACTTGGTGTGCCTCTCGTTTGGCTTTAATCGAAACACATTTTATCGAGTTGTAAACACAACAGAAAGCGTAATATATGATGTCCCTGGCGGTGATGTTCCCGGCGTTGATGTCACAGGCGGTGATGTTCCTGGCGTTGATGTCACAGGCGGTGATGTTCCCGGCGTTGATGTTCCTGGCGTTGATGTTCCTGGCGGTGATGTCACAGGCGTTGATGTTCCCGGCGTTGATGTTCCCGGCGGTGATGTCCCAGGCGTTGATGTCACAGGCGGTGATGTCCCCGGCGGTAACAACTATGCTCGCACTAATTGAAATCGAACACTCAAACTTTACATTCCCCTCGATTGCCAAAACTCCATCTTTAATATCTGCCTCAACCTCTTGCTGCGTTTTGTAAATCTTCATACTCCCCTCCCTGTTTACCTCGGTTTGTCCAACTCCCCCAACTTCTTCCTCTTGATGATAGCGCTTCTACTCCATCGTCTTTGAAAGTTTTTCCACCCTTTTGAGTATTCAATATCGTTTTCTTTATTTTTGAATAATTGCGCAAAAGGTAAGCACCCCATACGATATACTTCGTTTAGTCTATGGATGTTTTCTCTTGCATTATCTCCGATTAAAACATAACAATAAATATGGTTTTTAGTAAACCCTGCTTTATGTAAAATATCAATCGCTTTTCTTAACGGCTCAATTCCATTCGGTTGATCACACGCTAACCATAAAGTTTTTATTCTTAACCCTCGCAAATCTTCTGCTATCTTAGGAGTAATTCGATACTTTTCTAATCCACCCTTAAACTCGATAGATTTTTGTTTTTTAAGCATACTTATAACTAATCTCCAATAGCGATCTGAACACGCTAAAATATTGTTGTCTTGAATAATGTTACCTTCGGGGAAATCATCAAACTCAATCACTCCTTTTCTTACTATACAAAAACTACAATTATTCGGGCAACCTCTTGAAGTAATTGTAATGCCTTTTTTAAGATACATACCAGGTACAAAGGGTTTATCACTTTCACCGTTAATAGCAACTCCTCCAAGTTTTACTTTATGAATACCGTCTGACCATTTTTCTACCAATTCTTTAGCTTTTGGGATATCCCAAGTAAATTGACAAGAGATGTGGACTTCTTCATATCTTGGGAACCATAAATCTCTGGGATCATCTTTATACGAAAAAGATAAAGAATCTATTGGCGTCATACTTGTTCTACTTGGGAATACTCTTGCTATTCTCATTTGGTTATCTCCCCTCTCTCAATAGCCTCAGTTAATCTACGCTCTAACCTTTCTCTATCCATCTTTTCTTACCTCTTCATTCTTTTTAGAAAACCTTTATATGCCGCTATCCTACGAAGCAAACTTTTATTCGCTTCTTGTTCTTCTTCATTTACCCTCCTTTCTTAAGAATAAACATCTATTTCTTTCTCACATTTTGGACATTCTATATAAACCCCATATACACCACAACTTTCACAAGATAAAATATGCAAACAAATCGGAGTATCTTGTTTTTTGGCATCTGAATATTCCCAATGCGATAACAAACCTTCTACTTTTGACTTACATTCAGGACAAACAAATTTAATGTGTATGCTCATAATTTCTTCCGCTTCTTATCCTTCATGGTTACTCCTTTTTAAATTATTAAAAATTCATTTGGTTCTTGGATATTAAGTTTCAAGATAATCCTATTAAGTTTTTTCTCAATACGAAAGAGATAATCTTTAACACTGTCCGACTTAGCTTCTGATAGCCTTTCAACCTTGTCTTTCATAGCTTGCAATTCTTCATATGTTCCAAAATGAATTGCCTTAGTTTTAGCCATTTCTTTAGGATCACTTAACGCATCTATTAAAGACTCTTGCACTAAAATCTTACTAAATGTTCCATCATTATATTCTTGCATTAGCTCTCCTTTTTAATCAGTGCACCGGCAGGATTTGAACCTACGATTATCCTCTATCGAAGATGCGCTTAACCAGACTACGCCACAACCACCGCCTTGATAGTTAATTATTTTACCCAAATAACCCCAGATTCACCGAGCTTTTGTTGTTGATGGTACCCATTTTTTATAAACTGAGAATTCATTTTGTAACTGTAAATCGGCAAACAGATAACCAACCCAATAGATACAATCATTATAACAACAGCCAAAATGATACCTTCATTACTCCAATTATCCATTCTTCACTCCCTTTCCGCCTTTGGTTATTTGTTCTCCTGTGTAGGTATTGATTTAAGCCTAACCTTGTGATTTCCACTATAAATTTCTCTATCAAATTCTTCTAAGTATCCTAACTTTATCAGTTTATCAACCGTTGCCAATTTGTAATGATTCATTGTTTTATGCATAAAATAATAAGAAGTAGGATTGTAACTCCCCATGTAAGGCATATAATGGAGAAAATCACCCATCTTTAAATCATTTAACAATTCTTGTTGTGTTTTACTTAGTTTCATACCCTCTCCTTTACTTGTCCGGATTCTGTTTGTTTAAATCAAAATATTCACAAAGACTTTCTATTAATTCTTTCTTACTACTACTTTCTTCAATTAACATTTTTACATCATCCTGAGTAATTTTCTGATCATAAGTTGTTTCTTCTATTCTTGATATGATTGTGCTTGCATAATAATTTGTTTTAGATAATCCTGTAAAATATTCATATACTTTACTTGCTTGTTCCATTAGAAAACCATAGTCTAATAATTCATTCATCACTTTTCTTTTGCTTAACCTACCTTTTACATAAATTATCCCTTCCCAATCTTTTTTATTTAGCATTTGCCTACCTCCCCCAACTTCTGTTTGTATGTGGTGATGAGTCCTTCGAGTTTAAATTATATATTATTGCTCCATATTAATACCTAACCTTTTCAAATTAATTTTCTTTTTTATAGTAATATTATTTGCTTGGAGTAATTTTATAAATTCTAAAATCTTTTCCTTACTTGGTTCTTTTAATCCACAATTCTTACTGTCTATACCTATATTAACAAAACTTGGTTTAGCATTAACAATTAATAATGCAAAATCTTGAGCATCGAAATCTAAAGCTGGTTCAATCGTAATAAATGTTTTAAAACCCGCAGCAGCAATTTGCGTTATCCCCTCTATGCGCTCCATAGATAGTGGTGCTTTACTTATATTATCCATATTACGATTAGTTTCTATGGTAGTCCCAATAAGCGAATTCTTAGGAAATAAAGCAAGAAATTCTACCATCCGTTTAGGGTTTTTACTCTGAAACACATATTGATTACCAGAATATTTCCGACAATGATTAAGAATCTTTACTATCCACAACCTATCTATTTCTTTAGCAAACATATCATTCATATGCTCAATAAATATTATTTTATTAAAACCATAATCAACCCCAAACTCTGATTCAATTAATCTAAGATCACCTAAATAACGTGGACTGACCCCAAACCTATTCTTCTGCACATAACAATAACTACATTTATGTAGACATGCACCAGCTAAATGAGAATGCATATGTGTAACCCAGTCATACATATTTCCCTTAGATATTTTTAACATGCTGCCCACCCCTTTATATTTTATAATATTTATTTAATAAACTTAAATCTAAAGCAACTTTACTTGCTCTTTTTATTCAATACTATCTCCAATCTCTTGATAAAAATATCGTACCCCTCACTAACAGTCTCGCCAAATTCTTGTAACAATTCCTGAGACAATTTTTCATCATCTTCCTTAATTTTTATAATCCTCATTATCCATTTTTTTTGTTTTTCTTTTAACATTTTAGCTCCATTTAAAAGGCCTTAACAAGATTCTTACTTGATTTTAGAGATAGCATATGGTCATTTATCTATCATAACACGGCTCTCAATCCTCGCCAAGCCATATGAAACCGTGATTATCTATCTAGTTCGAGGTTTCCTCTAGAGCGTTTTCATCAGAACGCCATAAGGCCAACTTTAAAGTTTAAATATTGTGTATTCTATCCTCTGCTTTGGTAAAATCTATATAATACTCCTTACCTATTTTAAAAAAATCATACGCTTGTTCATTAGTGATAGTAAGTGCTATTTTACCAGAAGGAGTGTACTTAGAAAATGTTTTATTCTCTTCACTCCCAGTTATAGCCGGAAGTAATTCTACGTTAATATTACCTACGAAAATTTCTAATCTTGATACAACAAACTTTGCTCTTAATATATTATCTCCCATTTAAAGTCTCCTTATTTTGTCCCTGTCTATTATATTTAAAACATTAATCACTGTTTTAAGTTAAACACTGTTTTAAGTTAAACACTGTTTTAAGTTAAACACTGTTTTAAGTTAAACACTTAGTCTGTGCCCCATATTTACGGATATTGAACCTTCGTAATCTTGCCATAATTTCCTTATATATAATATCAACATCTTTCTTCTTTACTTTTTTCTTACCATGTAAATATGCATAATCTGTTAATCTAGTCACTAAAGATTTCATTCCTATATTTTTTAATTCACTTTTATTCTGCATCTGATACCCCTATTAATTTAACTAACAATTCATAAAGTCCCTTTGCAACATTCCAATGTTTTTTCTTCCCATTAACCATAACCGTAATAAAAACACGACCTCGTTTTAAATTTACATTTTTCTTAACAATCTCAATCTTATCATCATAACGCGTTAATTCTGTAAGTAATGCTTCCCCAATATGCTTTTCTATTGCGTAATGATCTACTAAAACCGTACAATTATAATGAGCACCTTGTAAAGATAAATTATTCCAATCAAAGTTCCCTAGAGAAGCTGTAGTTTCAACTTTTATACCGAATTTATTATTATAAGGACTTTCATTACCTAATAATAAAGCTATTCTTCTCCTTTCTTGTTCATCAACAGCAATAATATACACCGCCCTACCTAAAAGAGCTAGTTTTTTAGCCTCTTCCAACATCCTAGTAGTTCTCCCAGTATTTCTTTTGTTTTTCATATTCACCCCTATTCAATCTCTTCCTTTTTTAGTCCTCTATAACCCACAATCATAATTCAACATATTCAATTTATCCTGTAAACCTAATTTATTCAGTTCTCTTATCATTGAACTAGAAATATGAGATAATTTTCTATCACAAATAAAATATACTACTGGAATTTCTAATCCTAAATCTTCGTTCCAATATTGCATATTTGTCTCATATTGTAAATCAGCACCATTTCTTAGCCCTCTAATTACCGCAGAAGCTTGAACTTCTTTACAAAAATAAACCTCATATTTTGTTCTAATTATTTTCATTTCTAAACTTTTTTTATAACTCATCGCAATTTCTTTTTTATATTTTGACAAAATTTCTTAAACTTAATTTTAAACTTTACTTTATCTAAATCAATACCCCTTTTATTAACCCACAAACAATCATTCCACAGACATCTTTCGAGACCTGTATAAGTATCAAATTCTACGCCAAATCTTTTACATCTAGGACATCGTTTCATTAACGATCATTACCTCAAATATTAAAATCAGAATTTTGAATTTCGAATTTCGAATTTCGAGATTTAAGACTTATTTAAACCCATTCTGATCTTAATCGTTTTATCTTGCTTTTCTTTTTTAACAATTTTATATTCTTATTTATAGAGGGTATTGATATAGTTAATTTATCAGTAGCACAAAAACCACAACTTGATACCAACTGAAATCCTATACACCCTGATGCGTTAGGGCCACCAGTCATTCCACAATTAGCACATTTCCAACCCATTTATTCCACCCCTATCTTACTTGTATTATTATCATTATACCAAATCCTATCAACAAGAACTTTTAAACCACCAGCCTTATCTATTTTTCTACAAAACCTATTTGTTAAAACTATAACCGCATATACCTCAATTACTATAAGTATTGCCAAAAATATCATTGATACTTGAGCTTCTCGATTCATGTTGTTAAGCTCCTTTCTTTAAAAAACACATATTATTATTAATAATACTTATAAAGAAGATAACTATATATAGGCATAAGTATTATTATTAATAATTCCTTTGAAAAAAAACATATATATAAAGAAAAGTTATTTATTATAAAATAAATAAAAGACACTACTTATACTTACTAAACTCTACTTCTGGAAAACTAGTTGGTTCATCTAGATAAGTGTCAACCAAAGCTTCTATTATAATCCCATAAGGGATGTTACGTCGCGCAGAAAAAATCTTTAATTTAGTAAAGATCTCTTGACGCATAGTAAATGTCTTCTTCTGCTTCTTTACTTTGTCAGTCATGTTTCTCCAATCATTAAACCTAATAGAAAAAGAAGCATTTTTTGTTGTTTTAATTCAATCTCTTTTTCATCAGGTATTTCTTCTATCTCTTCAAAGTTAAACAAATCACCCATATTATGTCTTTCTTTAATATACATCTCCATTTAAAGTGATCTTATTGTTTTCATATAAGCTTAGTACTCTGCGATAAAATTCAAGTTTGGCGCATTCGAGTATACCAATAACTTCGTTATAAGTACTATAACTATTAGCACGATGATTCGCGTAAGCAATACATAGTTTAGTAATAACATAATTAAGATCACCCGGATCTTTAATATTGTCAACTAAAGCAGCAAGACCAGTTGCGAAGTTTGTTCTTGACTCTTTTTTAATATAGGGCATATTATGCTTTCCTCACTTCTTGTGTAAACATCTTAAATCCAGTAACAATACGCTGCCAAACTGTAGGTTTAACTGTTTGTTGCAAAGGTGCCGCTATGTTTTTGGGTAAAGAGTTTAATTTTAAAATTTCTTTAAACTGTTCTTTTGTTAAGTGAATATTGTGCTTTGTAGCTAGATGTTTTAAAATACGTGCCCGTACTTGGTGCGAGCCCTTATATTTTAATACTTCTATTAATTCATTAGTATTTAAAATAGGATAAGTATTAGTTGGTGTGTATATATTACTATTCGCATTATATGGCTTGTTAATATGATATCGTATAGTAGTATATTTAGGCGACCATCCGAAGGTAGCTTTTAATTGTGTTTCAATAGCAGAAGTAGTGAAATGCTGTTTATGATAAAGCTGCATTATAGTGCTTATCATATTAAGAGGGACTTTCTTATATAGATGCGAAGATGTAGGAGATGTAGAAGATGAAGAAGATCTGTCAGAAGTTGAAGAAGCGCTCTTTATATATCGATTGAATCTCTTCTGTTTATTTTTACGATAGTTCTTCGTTTTTGATGATGTCCAATAAGATATAGTAGGAGAAGCAACTGTACGATTAAATTGCTGTTGGAATGCGGCAATAATTTCAGTATGTGTTTTAAATTGTTTACGTAAAGAGACAATAAAATGTATCTGTTCTCTTGATAACCTTAGCGTTGTTTGATTTGAATTGAATCTAACAGCAGATACTTGTATAGTCGGGGTAGAAGGTAGCACTAACTGTTCTTCTTGATGTAAGACTGGGGATGGTGTTATTGTTGGGCTAGGAGAGAGAGTTGCTTCGATTATAGCGGGAGTTTCTACTTTAGGTGTTTCTGTGACTGATGTTTCTACTTTAACTTCTTCCATTTTACTTCCTCCTTTTATAAGGTTGGTTGTTTTTCTGATCGTAAGTGTATTATAACATATTATCTGTTTTTGTCAAGAAATATTTATTTATGTATAGAGATCAAAAAAAATACTGGAAAAATTTTTATTAAACAGTTGCGTTTTTTCTGAAAAAAATTAAAAGAATTTTATAAGAAAAAAAAAGTGGGGGGTCTGTTGTCTTTTCTTTTTTATCTTTTGTTGTATCTTGTTTATATCATTGAATATTTAAAATACATTTTTTTGTTGAAAGTCTTATGAGCTATTTTTTTAAAAAAAAATATCCAAAGCTTTGAGCCTAACTATACTTAACTATACTTAACTATACTTAACTATAGTTATCAACACTCATAAAAAAATGCAAGCTATTTTTTATATTAATGCTTTGTGTTTTTATAATATGTTGAGTATCTTCTCTCTCTATAATAAAATATACACTTATGAATAAGCGTATATATAGCTATATAAAATAAAAAATATATGAGCAATGCTGTAACGCTCATTTATTTTTTAGCTGTTGACTTCACAGCTTTTTTTTGTGCTGTTGTGTTATCAACATGCTTGTTGATATACTTAACAGCATCATTTTGCAAAAAACGGGCAAGATTATCTGCACTTGTGCAATACGCTGTATTTTTACATAAGTGCTGTTTTTTAGCTTCACTATCGACTTTTAACTGCGAAGCTATTTTATAAGTCTTATGCAATTTATGCAAAAAAACTGCACGCTCTTTTGTCTTAAGCAAGTCTTCAACTTGCGAGCGTGTTAGTTTTGCACTATCAACACGCTTTGAATCGTTAGCAAAATACTTGATAGATTGCAAGACAACATTTTTATTTTTGTCTTGCTCAATATTAATCTTCTCTCTTACTATCTCAACAACTTTTTTTGTACTCATTTTTTTTTCTCTCTCTGTGATATAAAAAATAGCTTGCATTTTTTGCTTGCAAAATTAGCACTACGCAACAAGCTTCTGTTAAGCTTCAACTGCTTATCGCTTTGAGTATGTTTTGTTATACATACATATATTAAAGAACTATGCTGTTATTATCTCATAATGATATTTTAAGTCAAGTCTTTTTTTTAATATTTTTTATGTTATATTTTTTATCATAATTTTAGACTTATTGTAGTTACAATAAGTATCATATATGCAGTACCTATCGTACCAATCGTACCAATCGTACCAATCATACCAATCATACCAATCATACCAATCGTACCAATCATACCAATCGTACCAATCGTACCAATCATACCAATCATACCAATCGTACCAATCATACCAATCGTACCAATCGTACCAATCATACCAATCGTACCAATCGTACCAATCGTACCAATCGTACCAATCATACCAATCGTACCAATCGTACCAATCGTACCAATCATACCAATCGTACCAATCGTACCAATCATACCAATCATACCAATCGTACCAATCATACCAATCATACCAATCATACCAATCATACCAATCATACCAATCATACCAATCATACCAATCATACCAATCGTACCAATCATACCAATCATACCAATCATACCAATCATACCAATCGTACCAATCATACCAATCGTACCAATCGTACCAATCATACCAATCATACCAATCGTACCAATCGTACCAATCATACCAATCATACCAATCATACCAATCATACCAATCATACCAATCATACCAATCGTACCAATCGTAAGTATAAAAAATAAAAGTGAAGCGTGAAGCGAGAAAAGCGAAGCGATAACACAGAAGCGAGAAAAGCGAAGCGTGAGTCTTGACAGGCGGCAGGAACGGATTTATGTTAAAAGCGTTACTTTCAGTAAAAGCATGTAGGCGTTTTTATATTTTATAAGATGGACATGGACATATTTTTTTAATAGGGATATATTTTAATAAAAATTATTTTAAAAAGGTAGAGTACGGTAACAGGAGCTAATTTTTAATAAGGATGTTATTTTCAGTAAAAGGGTGTAGGCATTTTATTATTATAGAATACTTAAATTTTTAAAACCAAGCGATCGGAGATGTGGTCAGGAATAACAATATAATGAGCATCGTAAGATGATTTAAATTCCGTCTAACAGAACCCAATCAAAATACAGCTATATAAGCATGTATTGGACAGGAGAAGAAAAGACTTGCATTAGTACTATACAATTATATAATGATACTATATGTACTCTTATATAGTTTAACACTATACAAGCAGTACATAAGCCTTGACAAAGAAAGCGAAGCATAGCAGAGACCGCGATGCGAAGTAAGAAGAAAACCGAGACAACGAGAGTGAAGACCCTCGAAAAGTAGCAGTAGCGATAGAGAAGACCCTCTCTAAGAGAAAAGCTCTAAAGCGTACTTCGCAACCCACGCAAAACAGAACATCTGAAAATGTTTCCGCAGAATAGCGAAATTTTAGCAAAAGAGTAGCGTGGAAAAATAGCAATTTCCACTAGAAAATTATTGCAGTCTTGCACTCTATACGAGTTAAGCGAGCACGGGTAGGGAGAGCTACGCGAGGAAAGCCTGAACTCAGATAGCATTGACGCAAGAGTTACATAGTTTAACTGACTGCGGGTAGAAGATAGTAAGCAGGGTAAGAGAGATAATATTGCTAAGAAGCGATTGATTGAATACCCACTCTTATTTATATATACATCTATATAAAGCACATAAAAAAACGAACCAAGCGAGAGGAGAAACCAAACAGAACGAATAAGAAAGAGAGAGCGAAATGGAAACCGCGTTAGACAAGAAGTTGCGAGAGCGACAATCAGAATTAGGGTATCAGAATCACAGAAACGGGTATAACTTCGAATTAAAAAATAAACATCTTGAGCAAAGATTAGCGATACTTGCAATAACATCAGCGGGCAGCCAAAGTCCGATCGATATAGTATCAATTCGTAAAGACTATGTATTATTGATAAGCTGTAAAGCGAACGGGTATCTTGATCCTAAGGAGAGGAGAGATCTGGACAAACTAAAATCGCAGTTACCCAAGTTTTGCAGAATACAGGTGCGGTACAAAGTCGGGCACAAACTTTATAAACAGTGGTATTAAGAGCGAGGTGCGGAATGGGGAAATTAAATTCATTAAGAAAAGTCGTTGCGTTACGCAACAGAGTTGATGATAAGAGCGTATTCAACCCAGAACTCAGGATCGGTTTTGTTAAGGGCGAAAAGTCGGAAGATTATGTTTATATTGACAAGGAATACGCAGGTTTTTTACAAATAACAAAAGATTCGGGCGGTGACGATCCTGTTTATGCGAAAAACGGAATATACATTACTTTGACGCAAGACGAAGCGGAATTTTTGTACCAAACCTTAAAGAAGTTACATCGTTACTTCTATAAACTTCCTAAGACTGACGATTACTCTTATAACCCGTAACGAAAGGAGTCATGAATGTTGAATCTAAAGCCTGTAGTATTAAAACGCTATGCGAGCAGTATTGCGGCTAAATTCCCCTACGAAGTACGCTTCTCTCGCAGGGACGGGGTAATATACTGTACATGCCCTGGATGGACAAAAACATGGAAACGACCGCGTACATGCAGTCATTTACAGCATTACGAGTACAAAAACCCGAAGACATACAGAAAGTACATTAAACTCGGAAAAATGATTGCGGCTAGAGTTAAAAAAATATAGGCAAATTATAATTTTAGCATCTAGCAAGGAGAATCTATGTTACGCATTATAGCATATATAACAGGGCTTGAGGGACCTAGGCAAGATAAATACTTTTTTGAAGAATGGAGAGTGGCTCGGAATAACAACCTGATCGTGGGTCATTTTGGGTTGAGAGAAGATGTAGCTGTTAATGGAAAAACAATTGCAGTAAACGAAAATGCGCAAGCCGTATTTGAGGATTTAATAGGGCTTGATGGAAAACATTTAGAAAAAGCTTATGCTAGGATCCACTATGTATGTAGTTGCGGCGAAAGGAAGAACTTTCGTATAGAGCATACATACCCTGAAACGATAGTACATATTTGTAACAACTGCAACCAGATTGTGTTTGAAACATGCAATATAACAGCTATAAGATGAAACCAAGCAATAGGGAAAAATGTAAGCGTGCTCTAAGCGTGCTCTAAGCGTGCTCTAAGCGTGCTCTAAGCGTGCTCTAAGCGTGCTCTAAGCGTGCTCTAAGCGTGCTCTAAGCGTGCTCTAAGCGTGTTCTAAGCGTGCTCTAAGCGTGCTCTAAGCGTGTTCTAAGCGTGTTCTAAGCGTGTTCTAAGCGTGCTCTAAGCGTGTTCTAAGCGTGCTCTAAGCGTGTTCTAAGCGTGTTCTATATTCCTTTATATCTTATCCAAATAAATAAAAATTAAATTTCAATAATATATGCAAGGCTATTTTGTAAGGAAGATTGCTTTCAGCAAAACTCGAAAGGCGAATTTCGAATTTTAAAACTAAAGAAAGGAGACATATATGCAGAATATTTTATTTATTTTAGAAAAAGTTTTATATGGGATATTCTGGGTGAGCAGTTATTTCGCTTTCGCTTTATTATGCGCGGGTTTTTGTGGTATTGGGGAAACAAGTCGAGACACTTACTAAAAGAAAGGAAAGGTGAATCAATGTATTGTTACGATAACTATAAAACGAAAAAAGCTTTAAAGGAAGCAGTTGCGCGTGGGGATAAGGTACGGATTTATCAACCAAACGATATGTTTAATAATCCAAAAGCAGATTCGCATTACACAGGGAAAGCAAGTGTTGAGGGCCCGCATTACCCAGCTGCCCATACATGGTACGCTGAGGTAACATTAGTTGATGGAATAGTAACAAAAGTAAAGTAATACTCGTAGAGCCAAGCGAAAGGAGAGAGATGCCAGAAATAAAAGCAACAGTTGAGTTTATTGACTACAATGTTGTACGGGAGTTTGAGATAACGATTACGGGTATTGATCTGGAGAAGGATATTAATGCGTATCACGAAAACGGGCGTGAAGTTTTACGTTCAGGTATAAAAGATTTATGTAACACTGTTTTTATGAATGTAAAACAGGTTACATTGAATGATGAATGTTATGATTGCGGTGAGGTGCTCACGCAGAAGAAACATGAATGTCCAATGTTGTTAGCCCCACTTAAGAAAAAACATAACAAATAGCGCAGGAGCGTACTAAAGGAGTGTTATAAAATGAAGATTGCGATAGCAATAGAAAAGGCACAGCGTTATTGTGCAGAAGGGTATGCACAGGCTGATCCAAAAGAAGTGTATGAAGTACTGGACGCGTTGTTGCAGGAGACTAAATTAGTGAAAAAACTGTATTGGGCTTGCGATTACGCTTTAACAGCAATCAATAACAAAAATAATAGTATCCATTTTGAGGGCATAGTTATTGCGTTAAAAGAAGTCCTAACAGAAATAGAGGATAGACTTTCTACTTAATCGGGTTTTGATTAGAACATAATTTAAAGGAGCTTCTTATGATTATTTTGAACAGAGTGAGAGAGAACATTCCAATAATCGTATGTAAGACATGTGGGAAACGTGCGTTGCAGAGTAGTGTTATTGAATTAGAAGATCCTGCTCTGATAAAAGAAATGCGATACAAGAAGCGTAAAACATGGGCGCGGATCATTAAACCTTCGTTTAATATATATATGAGCGAGGGTAGAAAGATGCGTAACAAGCGTATATTCTTTTCGGCGTTACTTGTAGGCTGTATTGAGAAGAAACATAAGTTACAGGTTATTCATCTTAACGGGAGCAAATTTCATCAATCGTATTTAGATACGGTGAAAGAGATGAAGGAGAAGCGTGAATGGATCATAAAGCCGAAGAAGAAAAAGAAAGGAGAGAGAGTGAACTGTGCTTCTTGTGGCACAAGAACTGACGCGGACGAGATCTGCATGGGGTGTGGTCGTTGTGAGGCTTGTTGCAACTGCATTAAAATGAGGAGAGCGAAAAAAGTGCTCAAGTTAAGGGAGGAAAAATGAAACGGTATAGATTGTGTTATATAGATCCCGAAGGTTTCTATGATGAAATTATTTGTAGTACAATCGAAAAAGCAAAGGAAATAAAAAATATACTGGAGCACGATGGATGCGCGTGCACAATTACGGACATAGACACAACTCTTACGGAGGTGGATAATGAGTAAAATGATAATGTTAGATGCTGGTAAATTGGCTACTATTTTAAATGCGGCGCTGTTAAATAGTACTCAATATAAACGTGCGACAGAAGGAACTCTGTTATGGTGTGAGAAAGACGAGACCTTGTTAGAAATGGGTAAACTGTTACTGACAGAAATTGAGGAACACTTAATGAAAAAACAAGTAGCGCCCTTTATTCGCATTGGAGACAAAATTGAAATAGAAGGCATGCAAGGTGAAGTAATATATATTACTTCTATTGAAGCAAATGGAAGACAGCTTGCACTTTCTGCAGGTAATATATATGTTGCTGAATGTTATGAGAAAAAAACTGATTCTGGTATAGTGTATCAGCATATCCGTAAGTTTGACAACCATTTGATACATTGTGGATATGTTAAATTATTAGACAGGGAATAAAAGGAGTGGGGATATGAAAAAATATACTCAAAAGGAATTTGATAACTTTCTGGTAGTAAATGGAAAAAAACAGTGCCCGAGTGGGGATTATTCTGCAATAAATACATTCGGTAAGAGGTGTTCATTCGGTAAGAGGTGTTCATTCGGTGAGGGGTGTTTATTCGGTAAGTGGTGTTCATTCGGTGAGGGGTGTTTATTCGGTAAGTGGTGTTCATTCGGTGAGGGGTGTTTATTCGGTAAGAGGTGTTCATTCGGTGAGTGGTGTTCATTCGGTGAGTGGTGTTCATTCGGTGAGGGATGTTCATTCGGTAAGTGGTGTTCATTCGGTGAGGGGTGTTTATTCGGTAAGAGGTGTTCATTCGGTAAGTGGTGTTTATTCGGTAAGAGGTGTTCATTCGGTGAGTGGTGTTCATTCGGTGAGTGGTGTTCATTCGGTAAGAGGTGTTCATTCGGTGAGGGGTGTTCATTCGGTGAGGGGTGTTCATTCGGTAAGGGGTGTTCATTCGGTAAGGGGTGTTCATTCGGTGAGGGGTGCAAGTATTGTGGTTTTTCTTTTAATCATGTTTTTTGTTTATATGGTATTTATACATATAAAGTTATTATTTATCTTGATAAGCAAGATAAATACCTTTTATCCATTGGATGTAATAATTTTCCGACACTGGAGAAAGCGGTAAAATACGCAAAGAAAAATAATTTGTATTGCAAAAAGACTCACCAGGTTTTAAAAATATTATTACAAAAAAACAATATAACAAGAAAGGAGTAAAAGATGTATCAGTTTATTGTAGACCTTTTAATTACGGTTTTTATAGTAATAATGAGTATGTTAAGCGGTATTGCGATTGCCACAGACCATTGGACAAAATGCCAGAAATGCGGGCATAGACAATTGATGACTATTTGTCCAGATTGTGAGTATGAGCACACACAAGGTGAGCAATATAAAGAATTGTAACTTTTTGTGAATAAAAACATATGGACGAAAGGAGGTAGATGTGGCTCCAAATAGTAATAAATGTTGCGCTACCTGTGATAACAAAATTAACGGATGGTGCGACATTTGGAATTGTGCAGTAGAGGATGATGTAAGTTTATCCTGCGAATTTTATAGTAGTGATACTCTTACTTTAGGACAACAAATTAATAACGAATTATAAAAAGAGAGAGGGTAAAACCATGTTAAACATAACCTTGCACAAACATTACAAAACATTAGCGTATATGATAATACAGAAAGCCAAGCAAGAGGGTAAGATGCGTAGATACGATTATACGCATAGCGTACTCCCTTACTTCACTTTATTCAGGGAGAAAGTAGTTTTGGAAAAACATCTTGTTTCTGGTTTGCGTAGACAAGGCATTGAGATTGTGAAATAAAAAATGCGTGAATGTAAATGTGGTTCTGGGTTAGAAAAAGAAGCACAATATGATGCGCGTGGTATTTTTTTGTTTTATGGTTGTTCTCAATGCGTAAAACTAAAATTGTCGAAGTTCCGTCCAGATGTCCTACACAACCCAAATTATATCGCTGATGAGGCGATAGAAGAGGAAGAGTTATTATGACAACACAAATAGCAAACAAGTTGGATTATTATAAACTAACAGCAAGTAAAAGTGGTAACTTTATAGTAATTGATAGTATCGGAGTACCACACCCCTATTGTATTACGCCAAGGCATGTTGTTTATGCGAGCGATAACAATTGTGGTATGTTAACAACAGATAGTATACAGGAAGCGGAAGAACATGGGGCACGATGCGGTATATGCAAAGGTAAACTTTCGTATAGTGAGCATGAACACGCCTTACTTATATCATGCAAAAAAGATCCACAGACAGACGAAAATGCAAAGGAAGAATTACACGCATACCTTTTAAAGCTGAAAGACAAAGCGGAAGAAGATGGATATGCGGGATTCGCATTCAAGAAAGATTATTAATATGGCGCGCACAATCGGTAAAAAAAATATTGAGTTGATAAAGAAATTGACTCGGATAGAAAAAAGCAGGGTCATTAAAGCTGATTATCTCGGCAATACTGATTACTCTAAAATTGAGGAAAGAGTCTTTTTACAGTTACCACTTCAACTTTGGTATACATGGGAAATGGCTGAACAGGAAATACATATGATAATATTTGATGAAATTATGAAATAAAAAATCAGTAAAATATAACCAGGAGGACTAATGGATATAAAGAAAGAACTGGCAAAAGCTATATTTTCTAACGATATTATAGAAGTAAAACAGACACTTTTGGATATTTATGCGGATTATAAATTAGAAGATACTATGAAAGTGTGTGTTGTGGACGGTTTACCTTTGATATTGGTACGTAATTTTAATGAAGTTAAATCAATGTTGTTAGAAAATGAGTGGAATTATATTCCGGCAATAAAACTTTTGCGGGATAAAGAACAATTAGGGTTACGAGAGGCAAAAAATATTGTTGATTGGATTAAAAAATCTCTAAATCTTTGATAAATAATTAATAAAATAACCATCAAGGCGGTGGTTGTGGCGTGGTAGCCTGACAGGGTGCGAGCCTAGAAGAGTTGCAGACCAACTGCCAACCACCGCTTAAGTTAGGTGAAGATAACCAGTATGGATATTGTATTTCTTGTTCTGGTAAACAATCTTACTTTAATGTTTTATTACTGCTAAAACCTTTATTTAAACCAAAAGGGATCAAGCGGTACATTGCGTCTTGTAATGATAAATATGACCCAGATCATCCTGATTATGATGCTAATTCCGCAAATTGGAAAAATTTTATATAATGACACAGAAGATAGTATTAACTAAACCAAGCGAAAGGAGTAATGATGGAAAATAAAGAGTTTGATGGAGATAGTCATATCTATCTTTATGCTAAGAGATGGTATAAACAAAGTAACAATCCCTTTAACGATTTACGCAAGATATATTCTGTGCGTAATGGTATAGAGGAACAATATATTACCGACATTAATATAATTGAAAATATATCGTGTCTGGTATTTAAACATTTAAAAGAAAATAATTTTCGGGAATTAATGTTACGCATATTTAGAAAGAAATCTTTTTTATATTATTCAAGGATAACAAGTATGAGACGGGTACTATTAGAATTACTTTCTATTTTATCGATAGTACAGGTATATGAAACAAAAACCAAAACAACATTGATTAATCTCGCACAACCTGATGAGAAAATATTACCATTAAGACCATAAAATGATTAAACCCATTGTTACTAATATTAAAGAGTTACAAAAACCTTGTATAGAGGTCGAAAATGGTGAAAATCTTGAGGTAATACTTCAAGATTTAAGAGATACGCTTGCTACGCAGAAAGGATATGGCCTTTCAGCAAATCAGATAGGCGTTTTTAAAAAAGTAGCATTATACAATTTTGAAGGTAATGAAAATATTTTAATTAATCCAGAATTAATATCTAAATATGGTAAAATTGTATTTAGAGAAGGTTGTTTGAGTATGCCTGGATTTACGATACTAACAGACAGATATAATGAGATAAAGTTTCGTAACAACTGTGGGTTATATGTTGCTTTAGGCCTTGAAGCTATAATTATTCAGCACGAAATAGACCATTTAAACGGTTTAACAATACTTAATCGTAAACACAAAGCGAGGTGATACGAAAATGGTAAAGCACACACAGAGTAAATGGGAAGTAAGTAGCAGTACTTTAATTATAGCACAAGATAAAATTGTTGCTAATTGTTGTTTTTTTGGAATCGAATCTGTGGAACTACCCTTTAAAGAATGTGAGGCTAACGCTCGTTTAATCGCTTCTGCTCCTGAGTTAATATATCTGCTTAAAACTTGTTTACCAATTATCCAACGTCATGAAGAATATGAAGGGTTATTTATTGCAATGGGGAAAGTTATCGCAAAGGCTGAGGGTGCTAATGAACAGTACTTACTAAGAAAGGAGAAAAATGAAGAATAAAAAATTTGTTACTTGTTCAGCAGAAACCTTGATACAACAATGGGATGAAAATTGGAAAAAACTGACTCACAATGACGAGACCGCGAAAAAGAATCATACTTTAGTAGGGCGCTATATCACAGAACCGTTTGCAGATGGTCAAGCTGTTTATGTTGTTGTAAAAGAAATGACGGATACAGTTAGAATTAAAGTTTGTACTGGATTAGGTGATGATTGGGAGATCCCAATATGGGGAAAAAATGCTGTTGTTAATAAGAAATACATTAAAAATAAACTTCAAGTTCGAGATAGATTATCCAAATATTTCGCAAACTAATATAGGAGGATATTAAGCCATGTTAAAAAATTCATACTTAATACAGCGTTTAAATAAACCTTATTTACAAGAGGTAAAATTACCGATACAAGCATTAATGAAATATGGTCTCTCGGCTACTGGTTTATCAAAAGAAGCGCGGGAGATATTGACTAAAATCTGTAAATTCGATTATATGGGTTCAGCAGAATACGAATTTGGTGCAATCCCTAAAGCGTTACATCAAATGGCACAAAACAGCTCTCATTTAACTATGTTTGCCGAAGATATAAACTATAATTTCAAGAATTATGGTTTAATCAATACTATATCTGGTAAACGAACAGTATATATTATTTGTGATACTGACGATAAGTTAGAAATAACAACAAGGATTAAAACCATGGCATTGGGTGAAGAGCGATGTAAAGAAAGGACTGAATTTGCTGAAAGTTTAGCAGAGTACAGATATGGTAAAGATACTGTTGGTTGGTTAGATTTAGATAACGGATTTATGTTCTTTAAGGATAGAGTAATGTTTGATAACTTCTCATCCTTGTTTAAAAACAAATAAACTTTTATTTCTTTTTGTTGTTAAAAAAAACACTGATTAGAAAGGAGATGGATAAAAACGCCATGAAACATATATATTGGAACTCTAATACTAAAATAAATGATGCCGACATCGATAGATTAGCAGAAATATATTTAAAATTAAAAGGTAGTATCTTTTTAAGATTAATTAATAAAGATATTTATTCGCAATGTGGTGGGCGGCTGTCCGAACATATTAGTTTAATAAAAAGCATTCCCGATCCTAATAATGACGATAATTGGATAATAGAAAGTTTTGATAAAGTAAAAGAATTAACCTTTGGTGAATTTTTGAAAGCGAAAGGAATCAATATTTAAGTTACAGTATTATAAGGAGTTTAATATCTTCTTAAACAGGGTAATATCAACATTAACTTAAATAAACAACAGGAGAGAAATATGTTTAAATTTATTAAAAAATGGATAAAATCAAAACAAGATAAACAATACAGACAAGTTATTGAGGTAGTACATGCTTTACAAGGATTTTATTTAGCTAAATATTCTCTAGGAGATACGGATGAAATGTATAAAAAAGCAAGAACAGATATTGAAATGTTAGGTATTACAAGGATAGAAGTTAAAAACTCAACAATCTGTTTCACACTTTTGCATCCAGGGTTATTAATAGGGAGATATGGAAGCAATATAAATGCTTTAGAAAAATACTTTCAAACTATATTTAAGCTCCCTCTTAAAATAAGTTTGGAAGAAGATAGAGTTATACAATCACTGCTACCTTATAAATGGGATGACTTCGGGCAAGAAGATTTTGAAGAAGGGATTAATAAATAAAGGAGATAAACATGGCTAAAGAAATTTTATGCCCTAAGTGCAACACTTTGATTAAACCATCTGATGAGTGGGATTTTATTGATGGTGAAACAGAGCATATAGAATGTTTAGATTGTGGACATAGTTTTATTGTAATAATTGAGAGACCAATAGAATATTTTATTCCTGAAAATTAGGGAATAAAAAATGTTAATAATATTTAAACCAAGAGAAAGGGGAGTAAAATGACAACAATAAAAGTTAATAAGGATGATTTAATAACATTATTAGATTATATCGTGTTATTAAATGAGGAAAAAGATTATGAGGAGAATTGTAAACCAAAGAATCATATTTGGTTAGTGGCGAAACGTTTAATGAAACAAAGTAATTATAAAAAATGAGGTCAGAGTAATGCGGAAAACAAGGAAAGTACTTGATATAAAACAATACAGATATGAATTTCCAATTATATTATCTGGAGTTGGTAGAAACGCTGATGAAGCGTGGAATGATGCGGTAGAAGCGTTTTCGCAAGACCCAGGTTATTATGAAAAAGCTGAGAAAGGAGATATTGTTTAATGGCGCAAGAGAAGAAACTTTATTATTCAATACGTGTAGTAGAGACGGAGAATTATTACGAAGCGGTAGAAAAAGTAAGAGAAAACATATTTGAAGAAGCTGATCCCTTATGCGATAAAATATTAACTATATCTGAATTAACAGGGGCACTTCAATACAGGAGAGAATAATGAAAAAAATAAAAACAATGAAAGTAAAAGAGTTAATGGATCTGTTAAGCGAGTGTAGTGGAGATGCTTTAGTGTTTGTTGCGAGTGATGAAGAAGGTAATAGTTACTCTACAATCAGTATAGATAGTATTGCGTGTCATGGTGCCCCAGAAGAAAAAGTTATTATTATTTATCCATGGGAAGAAAATGTAGCTCTCCCTGGCTATTAATTATTAACAAAAACTAAGAAAAGGATAAACATGACCGCTAAAGAATTAATTGATATTTTACAGCCTGAACATGGAAGAACTTCTTGTAGTGATAATAATTTATGTAATGGGTTCTATTCTGCCGGTGGTAAAAGAGGGGACTTAGGACATGGCAGATGCAGTAGATGTATGTTATTAGAAATTCTTAATGGAGAAGAGGTGCCTAAAGATTTTGTTAATTTAATTGATTTTATATAAGGAGAAATTATGCACAAATGTAAGGACTGCGTTTATTATCTTAATGAATGGTATGATTTTGATCCTGATAGAGAAGATTGCTTATATAGGGAATGGAATCAGTACAATAGAGAAATTATATTTACAGGTAAACTCGAAATGAATAAAGATGGAACTTGTCCATACTTCAAACCTAAAAAAATTACTTTTCAACATACTCCATTAGCAGAAATACAAACTAATAGTTATTTCTGGTTTGGGATGATAATTGCTATATTATTTTGTTTAATACACTTAATTTTATTCTTTAAATAAAATGCGATTAACCGATATTTATATTGTAAAGTATATCCGACCTACTAATTACGGGTATGAAACACAACAAACATTTTTTACTACGCTTCCTGAAGCGAGAAAGGAGACAGCCAAATTAATTAGGGTTTTACGTACAAAGGTTAAAGAGAGTGAAGATGACATAAGCATTAGTTTGTACCATAACGATGATGAATTAGGTTATTGGCGTTCTGATGGTGAAAAAGTAGTGTCGTATATTACTAAATAAAGGAGAGAGAAATGAAAATAAAAGATAGTGCTATCCAAGAAAAAGAAATGAGGATGCGTGTAGCAATGGCGTGCGAATCATGCAGTTCAAAATATTGTGTAGGATGCAAAATAACAATTCGCCAAGAAAACCAGCGTATTATCGTGAATGGTCAGACACGCAAAGTAGAAAAAATAGAACAAATACCAAGTTTTGTATAAATGTCAAAATTATTTGGTACAGAATTAACAAAAGAACAGCAGAAATTTCTTGAACCATTAGAAACAATACAAGACAACTACGCAAAACAGGTACTTGAATTTTTAAAATCATTACCATATGAGCAACGGCAAGTCGCTTTGTATGAAAGTATGGATGTTGCCTATGCCCTAGCGTATCGTATTGAGAAGGAAAAAGCAAAAATAACATAGGAGAACCAATGAAAAAACATTATATTATTCCATTTAAATATTATGTAGAAGTAGAAATTAATACTGTTCCAGACTTTGTTATAGATAAACAAGCAATATTACAAATGGGAATAGATAAGTTTATTAAAGAAATAAACGAATTTGCCAAGGAAAACATTTTTAAAGAATTAGCCGAAACAATGGCTCCTTCTCGTTTAACAGATATCCATGAAATAGACGATATAGATTAAAGTTATTTTAATTATGCAATAACAAAACCTGGAGTTAAATTATGGAAAATAAAATATATATTCAATTTGTAATGGTAGAATTTAGAAATTGTGCTCCTTTTATTTATAAAATCATAAGTAAAAACAAAATCACCCTTTCTAAAGTTGTATCCTATTTTAAAAAAACAGAAGATTGGAGTGAAGAAAGGGACAACATTACTTTGATTAATGAAATAACAACAATAAGGTTATAACTAAAATTTATATTTAAAATAATAGGTACACTATGTATAAACAAAAGTGGAGAATATCACAAAAAATGCAATCCGAATTAGATGATTATGAATTGCATATCGATTCCGATTTAGATGTAAGAGAAAAAAATGGTAAATTAGATTTAAAAAATGCAAAAAGTATATTCTGGATCTCAACACCTGATGATAGGAGTGTTGGTATATTCCCAATAGCAGTGAGTCCAGAATTTCATACTTTAATAGAACTCGAAGCATGGTGGGAGCAACATGGTGCTAAAATTATAGCGTTAGAAGATTTAATCTTTAACAATATAATTACCTATAAAGAGTATGAAAAGAAGTTGGTTGAAATATTAAAAGGGAGATAATAATGTCTATTGAATATTTAGGAAAAATAGCAGAAACAAAAACGATTACCATTGAACGTTTAGTCCTACATGGCAAAACAACGGGATATGCCATACTAGGTACACCGTTACTTACCAACATAGAGTTAAATGAGTTAATTGGAGTATGTCATCATCAAAGAGAGGTTAATGTAAAACAAGCAAAAAATAATGAATAAAAATACCAAGCAAGAGGGAGTATACTCTCTTAAACATTATTTAAAATAGTATAAAGAATGTTAAGCAAAAAAAGCACAAATTAATTACTTTCGGTAAATATGAAAGGCGAAAATCATGGTAGTAGAAACTTTAAATTTAGTTGAAGAAAAGGTAAAACAAATTCTTAATCAAGGGGTAGAGCAAAGAGTTATAGGTGTATTAGCCAACGGCGAGAAACTCAAACTTAGAATTTTTAAATCATCTTATGGTAATTATTGTTATAAAGCACCTCATAAACAACGTTATGGCTATCCTATCAATACATTAAAATTAATTGATATATTACCTGAATTTTCTAAGAAGCATAAGTCAGACGAACAAATTTGGAGAGATAGTTGGACAAAAGTAAAAGAGAGATTAGAAAAGTCTGGTTTATGGCAAGACATGTTACAGGATGTAATAACTGCTTTAAATGTAGGTTATGAAAAATTAAAAGAAGCTGAAAAAAGCTATTGGCAAGATGTTCAAGGTGTTAAGTATGAGGCAAATGAAATACTGCGAACAAAAAGAATACAGGAAATTGATGAAAGACTGGTGAGATATAATAAAGAAAAACAATGCTTTTTTGCTAATACCTCGATCATATGGTATATGCATCATCCCGCAAAAGTTAAAAAAATGCGTTTTTCAAAATCAACTACATATAATGAGGAGATTTTAAAACGCATTACTATTGCTATACAGGATAGAAAAGATCACCATGAAAGCGGGAGAACAAATTACGATATAAGTTTTGAATACAGTTATAAAAAGGGTAATAAAGCATGGTATAGTGAGGAATTTAAAAATTGCGGGAATGGGCATTACTATCTCGCATTAGACGCAACGCACGCATTATTTTATGAGGATGACTAGAGAGAAAGGATAAATATATGAAGAAATTATATTGTAAGGAATGTGATAAGGAGATATCCATGTTGCTTAACCAATCAACCACATGGCATGAATATTTTTTTACATTAGATAATAAGGGCTATACAAATTATGAAGAAAATAAAACTTGGGATGGTGGGGATAACTTATATGCATGTCCTAAATGTAATGCAGTATTGTTTTCGGATGAAGTAAGCGCAATCAAATTCTTGAAAGGAGAAATTTAACATGAAAATGAAATATATTATATTTGAAACATTAAATGGTTTAAGAGTCCCTATCATATTCCCGGACTTTATTGACCATAGTGATATAAGAAATCAATGTCCTATGTATAAACCACTATCTGCTGGGAGAATACACTACAACAACGATGAAACTACCTTAATATGTACGGGCGAAAGTACAACTTTAAGATTAAAAAGTTTACCTGAAGATGAAGAATTTATTAACCGTTGTTTAGGTAAATATTAATTCTTATGTATAGAACATTTACACGTACTTGGTGGAAAAATAATTCTTCATGGCCAAATGGCTTAGAACCTTATCCGGGAAGAAAACACTATTATAATACTTACGAAACTCAGGAAGAAGCGCGAAACGCGTGCCAGGAATATAACGCAACACACAAACCTGGTAGACTAAGTAAAAAGATGGAATATGAATCGTTTTAAGACAAAACATGTTTCCTTAAGAACGATTCAAGGAATCGAAGAAGCGGAAGCATTACAAGCTACTGGGTGGAAAATTATAGCCTCAAGTATTGATGTTTTAATATTTGAGAAATTATGCGGGAGGGATGAAAATGAATACTATTAAAATTATAAACGAAATACCTTATGAAAGGGTGCAAGATTTACTTTGTAGTGCTTTTGAGGGGGGAAGCAATTATTGGTATGAGATTATTTCATACAATTATCCTAAGGGTGAAACACGTCAAAGTTTGAATATACGCCACCAACATATACAATTACCATTTAAAGGTGGAAGTATAACTATTCGCTCAAGTGAAACTGATGATGAGCCAAATTACATATTGGATTTAAACGCTATTGAAAAGGGATTACAACTTATGGCGACAAAATTCCCTGATCATTTTGCTGATTTTATTAAAGAACAGGATGACGCAACAACAGGAGATGTTTTTCTACAATGTTGTTTATTCAAGGATGTGATATATGGATAAGGATAAAATAAAAATAAAATATTTACAACATAAAGCAAAGGGAAAACAAGCAAGTTTTTTTTATGATGGTGATGTCGCTATACTTACATATAAAGGGAGAGAAGTAACATTGGTTGCAGCTGGAGAGATTAGAATATACAACAAAAATCAGGAACTTGTGTATGATTGTAAAGCACGCAACTCTGGTTTCCCTGAATTAAAACATAATGAACCAAAAAACGATAAAGATCTGGTAAGAATAGAAAATCTCGGTTATACATGGGGTCTAAATAACTGGTTTGAAGTAATTTTTACATACGATGTTATTAATGGTGTAAAACAACAGGACTCTATTTTAGGCGACGTAGCGTTTACATATGATGAAGGATTGGAATTAGCTAAATATTATTTAACTGATGATGAGTTTTGGAAACAATTTAAAAAGGAAAAAAGATGATACGTATTAATTTACCCCTTTTGAATAAACAAATCCATGATTTACTTATATCTAATATTTCTGAAGATAGCAAAACTGGTCTGCATAACCTTTTAGGAGAAATAAAGGATAGTTTTGATGCTTCTAAAATAATACAAATTGGTTTAGAGAGGAGAGATACTAAAAAAGGAATAAAAAATGTTTAAAGATGTTTTCGCAACAAAACCAGACGCAATAAACGCAGAAGGCACTTCTTTTTGGTTAGATAAAGACTCTATGGAATATGTTCAACATATTAAACTAAAAAATGTCCAGGTATTATTTTTAAAAACTCAAGATGGATATAAAACAAGAGTTATTGTACGTAATGGAGAATATTTATTTGAAAGCCAAAAATGGGAGGATATATTATGTCATTTAGACGCTATGAATTTTGCAAAAAAATAACAATAGGTGTTATAATAGTAATGCTATTACTTTTAAATATATCGCAAGGATTCGCACATATATATAAAATCCCTGATAAATTATGGCAGGCAATAATCGCTGAGGATACAAGTGGTGATTTTATTACAACACTACATATCGCTTCTTGTGTAAGGAATAGGCTAGAAAGAGGTATGTCACATGGTTTGGTTGCAATGAAAAGAAAAAATTTAACAACATTTGTAAGAAAGGAATGCAACTATGTATTAAAAACAAAACATATTAGTTTAGAGTACCAAGCGAAAAGGGCATTATATGAAGTTTTTACTTTAAATAAAGACTATTGTAATGGAGCAACATACTATGAACACACTGGTAAATATCCCATACCTCTATATACCTATAAAATGAGAGTTATAAAAATATTGTATAAAAACACAAAAAAAGAAATAACATTTTGGAGAGAAAAATAATGTTTAAGTTCCAAGTTGAAGAATTAGCCAAGACCTTATTTACACAGCATGGCTTAAATAACTATACACTAATATTTAAAAATCGTAATAGCGTATTAGGATCGTGCAATCGTAGTAAAAAAGTAATTACCCTGTCAAATAATTTTGTTTTAATAAATAATCATGATGAGGTTAAAAAAGTGTTATTGCATGAAATAGCACACGCTTTAACTAAAGGAGGACATAATACATATTTTAGGGCTAAATGCTTAGAATTAGGTATTAGTCCCAAAAAAAATAATACAACAGCTCTTGTTGTGCACAGATATATTGGGATTTGCCAAAAATGTGGACAAAAAATACATAGAAATAGAATAATACGCGGATACCATTGTAAAAATTATAAAATAATTTGGGAAAAAAATCCCCATTTTTAAAGGAGAGACAATGAAAAAACATAAAATAATTAAGATTACTGAAACAGAAGCTTGTACCCATTTAAAAAGGTATATTGATGAATGCGATGGTGATGAATTAGCGCGTTTATTAGGTGACATATTCGGTGGTGAATGTAATCAAAATAATATAGACATAACAATATACGATTTTATACCAAATCAATATTATAGTTTTGAATTCAACTATTTAAAAAAGGAGAAAAATGTTTAAATTTCATTTTCATAAATATAAAATAGTAGCGGTTCAAAAAAGTTTGGATTTTTATGACAGACCTATAAGTATAGTGCTGTATAAATGTACTTATCTGGATTGTTTAAAATTAAAAACTAAAGAAATAGATGGTCATTGGAAATTAGAAGAATTGCAAAGTTAGAACATAGAAAGGGGAATAATAATGAAATTACGTTTCTTTGATTTGATCTTGGATCAAGCTGGTTTTAATCATATTAATTTATATGCTACTATCGAATATGATGAAAATAATACCGATGATTTTGATAAGAAATACCAAGATGTTTATGATGCTTTTAATAACGACAAATTCGATGATGGTATGGGATTACCTTATTTTCATACTTTATTACCAGAAGATGAACTCACAAATTTACGTAACGCAATTAATAAAGAATTAGAGGAAAGATAGAAAGGAGATAACAATATGAGAGAAGATTATAAGTATAAAATCAGTATTTATGGTACAATTAAAGAGATAAACTTCGCTAAGACCATATTGGAAAAATTAAATTTATCAGGTTCAGAATCTGATGATAGGTTAATAATCCAAAATTCGATAGATACATATAAAATAAAGGCACATATTTTATATGATGGTAATAATGTTTATTCCTATAATAAAATTATAAGAGATTTTAAAAAAGCGTTAAAATCAAAACCTAGCGAGATTTCAGAATATGGTTCTGGTGACTGGGACATGACTGATGCCTTATATAAATTCTTTTCGTTAGTATGTGGTAGTATCGCTCATTATAATAAATATGGGTGGATTGGCACATATCCAACAAAAGACGATTTAAAACGATTTTGTAAATGCAATGAATTTGGGCAGGATATAGTAAAACACCAACCTAATTGGGCAACTGATAGAATTAAAATAACAAAAGCTATGTTAAACATAATTGGAGATTGAGAATAAAATGATAAAATTATTAACAAAGGAATTAACATTTTACGAACAAGAATTAAAATTTACTTTAAGGATTAATGACAAAACAGCAGTGGTATTTTATTATGTTAAAAATGACCCACAATTTAGCGAATATGATATGGAAATTGAAATTAAGGATAAAGATAATTTCACTGATGTAGAATGTGAAATGATAGAAGAATTTATTACTGACCAAACTACGGAGGTAACAAATGGATAAAACAATAACATCGAATGAATTATTAAGTGCATTGGACATGTTTACCGGTACGGAACATTATTACAAACATACTTTAAGCGGATATGTTTATACTGATGGTATACATTTTTTAGCAATTAAAGCAAACGCTTTTTGGCTTTTAGATAAAATTTTAATTACTTCCCGTTATAAAGCTAAATTACAAGAGTTTGGCGTATGGAAACTCACCGTTAATCAAGACAGAACAGCAAAACTTGTTTGTGAAGATGGTAATTATAACACCCTTTATACTGAAAATCTTGATTATACTGATTTCCCCTTAAAAGAAATAGAGGTGTGGTTTGAGAATGGTGTTTTAATTTTACCAAGTGAACATTGATACAAAATAAAACTTTTTAAAGGATAAAAAATAATGTTAAAAAGGATTAAAACATTATCAGAGTTAAAAAAGTTATCGAAAAGATATGGTGGAATATCAGTAACATTATATTTAAAAGATGGACTAAGAGCTTCTAAGGGAATAGAATATGTAAATGGTAAGTATGAAATTTGGAGTATGGTTGATGATTCTGTTACATCAAGTTTTGAAGATTCAAATATTGTAGAAGCAATTAAAAATAATACCTTGTTTTATGATGATTAAAATATAAATTCAAAAGGAGATTGAATGTATGTAATAGAAGATAGACAAATACCTGGTAGATTATTCGCAGACGGAGTGACATTCAAAACTAAAGAGGAGATAGTAGACCAACTTGCTGATTATCATAGTATTGATTTTAGTGGATGTTTAGAAAACAATGATAAGCGTACAATATTCCAATATTTAAAATCATTTAAAACCGTTCAGAAGAAATTAGATTTTCTTCTTAATTATGGTCAATGGAGTATAAAAAAAATAACAAAAAGGGAGAGAGAAATATGAACAAACATGTTAAAACTATTTGGGCAGAAATAAAAAAGCTACCCAAGAACAAGCTTTATGTTTTATTACAGGATTATGATGATTATGTTATTGAAATAACAGACAGACAAGATGGAAGCGTACCGGCATGTGTTGCTGAATTTTATGAAAATGATTATCCAGAATTAAAAGGAGCATGATGAAAATAAAAGAAATAGGAAATAAAATTACAATCACTGGGGAAGTGCAGTGTAACTCTTGTAAAGGGACTGGGTTATACCAAGGTATGGGCGAAAGAGACGGTGCTTTTGTAGTTTGTTGGGATTGTAATGGAACTGGAAAAGAAAATGTAAGGATAGAATATATTAAATTTAAGGGTAGAGTGTTACGCTCTAAATGTAAAAGAGTATACTCTAATGGAATGGGATATTGTATTACAGATAAAGATATTGTTTCTTCTCAAGGAATAAAGTTTCCTTTTTCTGAGTTTGGTTGTTCATATAAAGATTGGCAGAATGGCGTAAACCCAATTCCTTTAAAATTTTTAGGCTGTCCTTATCAAGAAACTAATCAAGCATTACAGTCTAAGGATGTTAATAATTTATATAAACTCCGTTGTAAAAATAATTTAGGTTTTAGTGATATTCGACATTGTAAACTATATTCTGATAAAGAAACTTGTTGGTCAATATTTGAAGGAAAGGGGAAATAATAAAATGAAACTATCTGTTAAATATTACAATGAATATATTGCCATTATGCAAGGTAAGGAAGAAATTATTGGGTGGGAAATATGTGAATGGGAAGAAGACCCACAAATTGTATTCGCAATTTGTCATGCTATTCAATTAGTAATAAAAAACCCTAAAAAATTACTAAGATTAATAAAAAATAATAGTACAAAAAAATCATTAAAGGAAGGATTATATAATGCAATACCTTAATCAAAAAGCGGTAAAACAAGTTTTTAGAGGTAAAAAACAATTATCTAAAGATGCCTTAATTTCTATTGATAGAAAAGTAGGTTTATATCTTGAAAAGTTGGCAACTGTTCCAAGAGAAAAACGTTTAACTGAATTTATAATCAATTATTATAAAATAACAGCATAAGGAGGATATATTTAATGGGATATACTCATTATTGGTATATTGTAAAAGAAATAGATTTATCTATTATGAAACAAATAGTAGATGATTTTAAAAAAGTCTTACCGATATTAAACAAGTATGTTGATTTAGCTAATGGTAATGGCGAAGGAAATCCAGTAATTTCTTATAATGAAATATGTTTTAATGGTCGTCAAGAATGTAACCATTTAAAAGATGAATTAGGTATCGCATGGCCAAGTGATGATGCGGGGGGTATAGCTACTCCTTATAAAGAAGATGTTAAAAAAGGTGATTGGTTTGCTGGTGTATTGTTACAAAAAAGAACATGTGGTGGTAATTGTGCTCATGAATCCATGATGATAGAACGCATAAAATCGTTACGAGAATGGGATAGCCCTAAAGAAAATGGTTTATATTTTGATTTTTGTAAAACAGCGTTTAAACCTTATGATTTAGCCGTAATTACTTTATTAATAATAGCAAAACATTATTTAAAGGAAAAAATAAAAGTAAGTAGCGATGGAACAGACGCGCAATGGTTTGACGGTAAAATGTTATGTCAACAGGAGCTAGAATATGGATTAGATTTTGAATTAAATATAACATAAAAGATAACCAAGAGAAAGGTGAACATGCATAGAAAGCATTATAAAATTATGTACATAATAAAAAAATAAACAAAATAGTTATCTTTCAGATAAAATATAAGGCGGAAAATAAGCGATTTAAGGAGATTAAAATGGCTTTACAAACAAATAAAGTAAAAAAATGTTGCGTCCTAGTAAAAAGTTCTGTTGAAGAATACTTTTTGTTTCAACCATTTAAAGTGCCCACTACATTCTCTTTAACAGAAATATATGATTATATAAAGGAAAACTATGGTGAAAATTATAGCTCAAATTGGTTGCTTACTGATGAAGAAAGGGATATATTAAATACGTTAATATTACAAATTATACAAAGAAAGGAGATTTAATGTGCACAACAAATACGGAGATATTAAACATGTACTTAGGATGTTTATGTAATACTTGTTTTAAGAAATGTTTTGATCTCCGAGATATGGTAATTAATTTTGAAGGTCTGTGTAATAAGTGTAAAGAAAATATATCAAATTTTGAAAATATAACATTAACTTAAAGGAGATTTAAAATGAAAAAAATAGTTGCAATGATATTAGGGTTTATAATGGTATTAATTCAATTTGTTTATGCTGATACCATAGTTTTAAACAACGGTAATGTTTTAGAATGTAATATTGAATTAATTGATACCACAGTAATTAAGGCGTATATTGTGATAGATGGAAAAGCTACAAATTGTGAAATAACTATACCTTTAAATGAAATAAAGTCATATGAGGATAATAAAGAATATGAAGATATTGCATATGCGCCATTAACAGTTGAGGAAAAAATAGTAGCAAGAAACAATTTTGAAAAACGCATGGAAGAAATAAAAACAGATGTTATGACAAAACAATCCTTAGAATATAATTATGCAATTGAAAAAATGAAATATGAAACTTTATGGGCACAAAGCTTTTTAGTAGCTGAACACAATAAACCAATAAACCATACAAGTGTATTATTAAAAAATAATATTACTTCAACATCGTTTTCAGATCTGGATAATACACAAGGTAAAAATATAAAAACAATTAATGATAGTATGGTGACATTACATTAAGGAGTATTATGTATCAATCTAATTCAATATTATTCCAAATTAAACAATTTTATGTTATACCAACAACTGGTAAATTTAATACCCAAGAAATCAATCAATGGTTAAAAGACAATAACGATATGATATGGAGTGTAAAAGCTATTACACAAACGGAAGATACATTAACGATTTTATATGAAGCACACGAAAAATAACCCTCAGAAAGGATTAAATAATGGATAGAATTAGATTAATTATTTATGGTAGAACAGATGGTGCAGAAGAAGGTGTCGTCTTTACTGATGATTATAAATGCCCCGCTACTGATTGGTGTGCACCTGGGTGGGTGGTTATTTATGATAAAATAATTACTTCAGAATTACCTCATATTTTCCCTTTAAACTATTTTTTAAAAAAAGAGGATTAATTTTATAAAATGTTATATCAAAAATTTAATGCTCCAAAAAAAATTGTTGAAGGACAATTACGTGTCTGGCATATACCTCAAGTGCCAATGCATTCTTTTTATGTATATGTTAATACAATACAAGAAGGTAAGCTAGTCCTTGACACTTTAGCGTATTACGATTTATTCCAATTAAAATATAATATTAAACCAGATTATAGTAACGCTGGTGGATTACAAGTATATGAAAAAGGTGAATGGTGTGATTGGGAAGATAAAGAAGGAAACGATATTGATAGTACCCCATTATTACAAGGGGTAGAGCAATGATAAAAGCTTTTTAACCTACAATAAAATTAAGGAGTATTAAATGCAACCCGATATTATTTGTACACAAAATTGTGGAAGTAGAATAGATAACAGAAAAAGCGTATACTTTATCAGTGAACTTAGAAAAACAGGTCGTGGTTATCAAGTTTGTATCGCGAAAGAAGGAGAGCTTGGGTTTTATCTAACAGATTGGTATTGGAATTGTAGTAGAGCAGACGCAGAAATACTTTGTGAAGAAAAAAATAAAGCATTGGGTATCAACAAAAAAGAAGCAATGAAAATAATATTAATGAGTATGAGAAAAAAGGTTCCAACAAAAGAAAAGTTACTGTAACATATCTATTAATATATAAGGAGAAAAGTGGAAAAGAATGTATTTTGTGAAATTTTAATAAAAATTAAAGAAGCACGCATTAATAGCTTACAAAATCTTAATTCACAAGAGGCGCGGATATTACAGTTAGAAATTCCTATATTACAAGCAGAAATTACTGAACTGAAAAAAATTCAACATCAAATAATATGAGAAAGGGTAAATATGCAAAGGATTGTTATGACAGGTTTATTAGTACGTAATAAAAAAGAATGGAAACAAGTAGAAGATGGGTTTCGTGATGCAGGGTTTAAAAAACCTAAATTAATTTTTAAGTTTAAAACTCTGCCTGGGAAAAACGGTTCTGGTGGGCGAAGTGATATTATTGCTGATGTAGATGATAAAGATGTTAGTAAATTAGCTATCCATCATTTTCATTTAAGTGGTTTATTTTCTTGGTCAGAAGATTATTTAGCAAATAACAGAGAAATAATTCCTACAAAAGCATTGGAATATATCCTAAATAAATAGTTTATAAAAATATAAATTGGAGGTAAAAATGAATAAACAAATGAATGAACAAATAAAAGAACATGAATCTTATGGGTTATTATCAATAGCTAGAGGACAATGTAGCGATGGCGTATCATTATTTGGTAGTAGTATTAAACACCGAAAATTAATTACATTAGAAATACATTCCGCAGAAATAAAACGTTCTTTAAATAACGATTACTATCATCCTAAAAAACTTTTAATAAGTATAGATATGTCTCCCACACAATTTGCAGAAGCAATAACTACGCTAAATGTAGGTACTGGTGCGCCAATAACGCTAAGGTTTGTTAATGGAAGACGTTTATCAAATTGTCCCTTTGAAAACAAAGTCGCACAATTTAACTCAGAGTTTTCTAATGATATGAAAGATTTAGGTAAAAAGGCTGATGCAACTATTGATATGATAAAAACATTATGTTCCTTACCAAGAGTAACAAAGGGACAATTAAATGAATTATATTCTTTGATTGTAAAACTACGTCAAGATATTAAAGATGATATACCTTTTGTTAATAAACAGTTTACTGAACAAATGGAAAAAACTATTAATGAAGCTAAGGGGGAAATTGAATCCTTTATTACTTCAGCAATACACCAAACAGGTTTGAAAACATTACAAACAAAAGCACCACAGCTAGAATTTGATAAATTTATAGAAGTTGGTGAAAATAAATGATAAAAGTGCAGTCTAATATAAAAAACATAAAGGAAGAATAATATGGGTAGACGAAAGGGATCTAAAAACAAACCTAAAAAAGATGAACAAAAACCTATTTTTATAAAAGAAACTATACTTGATTCAAGCCATAGTTCTCTTATTAAAAGAGGTAGAGGAAGACCAAGGAAAATAGCAATAGTTCCTCAAGTTGAGAAATTAGAGTTTAAATCTATTAAAAGATCTCCAGCAACTCTTTTAGTGTCAAATACAAACTATCATGATGATAATGGATGCAGCTATTTTAAAATTTGTAAAGGTGTAAATACAAAAGAAGAAAATAAAACATGCTTTAATCCTTTATATTTTATAGATAAATTGCAAAGAAAATGTAAAGAATTAAAAACCAATATGGAGGAATAAATGGAACAATTAACTATTAAAGAAAAAAAATTTAAAGAGAAAGCTGAATCATTAGGTTATACTGTGCGTACATATTCAGGACGTGGTATGTTTGGTAGATCATGTCCCGCTGTAACCGTAGATAACCCAAATGATTTTATTGCAGAAATAGGAATGAAAGGGTTAAAAATTGATAATATGGGTAGAAGTTATATAGTTTATACGGGATAAATAAAATGAAGAATAAAAAACACGAACCAACAAGAGAAGAAATTCTAAACACTATTGGAGATTGTTTTCAACAAATATATCAATGGTGTAATCCAGCTAATGTTGATTTTTGTGAAAATATGGTTAAGTATCAACATCAGGCAGATGCGTTAATAGAATTACTTGAAGTACATGATACTGGATCATGTTTATCTCATACAGGTAGTCTTTGGAAAAGATTCGTAAAACGATATAATCAGTATAATGATATTACAAACAAAAGGTTTGGTTGTGACATTTCTTCATTTAAGGATTTAAATAAGTTTTTTACATTACAAAAGGTTGACTAAAGGGAGTAATTAATGTGTATAAATAAGATAAAAAATTTGAGTTGTAAATTAGAAAAATTAAAATGCAAAAAATATTAACCAAGACAGGTTTAGTAGTATATGACAAAGATACTCCTAGTACGATACGGTTTAACACGGAAGAAACTGATAAATTATTAAACCAAGCAATTCGTTATGATAAACTCGATTATCATTGTGAAGTTGTACATATGGAGATCTCAGACCAATGTAATATGCAATGCAATTATTGTTATAACAAAAAGGAAAGAAACGAACTAACCACAAACGAATGGCGCACTATTATTAATAGTTTATCTGAATACGGTGTATTTCAGATTACATTAGGTGGCGGTGAGCCATTAATGCGTAATGATTGGTTTAAATTAGCACAACATGCCTTTAATAAAGGGTTAAATATTGGTATGACAACTAATGGAATATTGTTACCAGTAATAGAGCATAAAGAAATCCATTTATTTAAACAAATCAATGTTTCGTATCATGGGGATTTAAACATCTTAGAAAATACCCTATTTTATTTATCTATGCATAAAATAAAATCTGGGATTAATTTTATTATGCGTAAAGAGTATCTTTCAACTTTACCTACAGTGGCAAAAATAGCACAACAATATAATAGTGAATTATTACTCTTAACTTATAAACCATTAATAAACGATAAAGAACAGATTATCGCACCAAAAGATGTTTATAACTATGCTACACAATATGAAAAAGAAGTGAATGTAGCTGTTGATGGGTTAACGTGTTATGGCACAACACAGGATTATTGTTTACAAAAAAGAACATTTTGCGATATAGATAGTATGGGAAATGTCTATCCATGTTCATTTATACGTAAAAGTATTGGTAATGTACTAATAGAATCATTTAAAACAATATGGAAATCTAGAGGGAAACAAGAACAATGCCCATTTTTACAAAACAATTAAAAAGGAGAATAGAATGAGAATTGAATATGGGATAAATCCAAATTGTAGCGAAGCGGTATTTAGATTCTATACCTTAGAACCTAAAAAAATACATACAATATTACAATCAATCGCTAATGAAATTTCCAATGAAACTGATTTTACACCACATAAGAAACAAAAAATACCTCTTTTAAAAAACGCTGATGATTATGACACCAATTATCATAAGGCAACCAATCAAGAATACGATACTCATTATAAAATAATTAGTGTTTTAGCAGCAAAACGTAACAAACAAAACGCGACTAAAAAGGAGATTGCTGAAGCTGAAAAAGCACTAAAGATAGAGTATGAACGTTTTAGAAAATTACAATATCGTAATAGTGTATCATTAAAAGCATGCGCTGGTCTTGGTGATAATGACGCTATTATTACAGTTGAAAAAGAAAATGGATCTTTTCGTTTAAATATAGGTAACAATGATATACAAAATAATAAAACTAATTGGATAGAAAAAGTAAAAGCATTAGATATTAAGATTGAAGAAGCAGAAGTAGGTGAGAATAATTTAAAAGATTATGCACGTGATTGTACATGCGGTGTGGTATTTTTTGAATAATGCAAAAATTAATAATTGGTATTAAAATTGATGATAAGATAAACTATCTTAAAACAATAGAAATCCAAGAAAATATTGACATAATAAATAGGTTAATTAAAGTTATAGATACTTTTATAAAATATAATCTAGAATAGGAGATAAAAAAATGGAAAAATTATCTAAAAAAGTCATTAAAGAGAAAATTGCCTTATTAGAAGAGGCTAGAGAGTTAATAGAAAAAGCGGTTGCTAATATTCGTGAAGCCGTACAAGATACTTCTGAAGATTCTAGAGCAGCTGCATATATTATACCAACATTGGAAATGTGTTGTTATGAAAGTACTAATTGGTTAGGTAAACAAGAATCGAATATCGAAGAATTAATAAACAGTTTAGAAGAAAGCGAGGATGAGGATTAAATGAGCCATTTTTCTGTTTTAGTTATTGGTAGTAATATAGAAAAACAATTAAACCCATACGATGAAAATAAAAAAGTTAAAGCTTATAAACGTGATTGTTATTGTATAAATCTAATCGCAAAAGAAGAAGCTAGGGAAGAAACTGGGAAGTTATATAAAAATATTGATACATTAAGAGAAGAATTTAAAAAAGAACAAGACCAGAGTGACGCTAACTGGAAAAAATTTATATCACAATATGAGGATATATTAGATAGCTGTATAACAAATCACCCTCAATATAATAAACCAGACCCTAATTGTAAAGAATGTCACGGGACTGGTAAAGAAAGTACAACTTATAACCCAAAAAGTAAGTGGGATTGGTACCAAATTGGTGGACGATGGGCGGGTATGTTGAAGTTAAAGAAAAATGCACGCTCTGGGTTAAAGGGGTCTAAATCGTTATTGGATGACCATAATCCTTATTTAACTGGCGTGGTTGATAGTGCTTTGAAAAAAGATATTGATTTTGAGGGAATGCAACATGATATAACATTAAAAAATGACTTAGAAATACAATGGGAAAATTATATGGAAAAGAAAGGATGGTATAGTAAAGAATACATTATTCAAAAATATGGTACAAAAGAAAATTATGTTATTTCTAATATGCGTTTTTATACATTTGCAGTAGTAAAAAAGGGCGAATGGTATGAAGTTGGTACAATGGGTTGGTTCGGTTGTTCAAGTGAAACCATAGATGAAGATAAATTATGGGAGGAAAAATATTTCGAAACTTTTATTCAACCTTTAGCGAATAATGTACGTTTAACCATTATTGATTGTCATATTTAAAAAGGAGAAATAAAATGAACAATAAATTAATTTTAGCAATTATATTATTTACTTTATTAATATGTGGATGTACTGATGAACCAAGAACGAAAAGGGTATTAGAGCAAAGTGGATATACTAATGTAAAAATTACAGGTTATAGATTTTTTGGATGTGGGGAAGATGATGATTGTGCGACAGGATTTATAGCGACAGCACCTAATGGGGACATAGTTTCAGGTGTTGTTTGTAGTGGATTTTATAGTTTTAGCAAGGGTGCAACAATCAGATTAGATTAATCATACGAAAAAATAACAAGGAGAAATAAATATGAAAAACAGTAAGGATAAATGTATTTGTGGTCATACAAGACTATCTCATAAAGATTTTAGTTGGAAACCAGGTTGTAAAGTAGGAAGAACAAGATATGGTTTTAGGAAACCCGCTTGTCTGTGTAATAGATTCCGATTAAAAAAAAGGTATAATCATGAATGTTGTTGGTAATTGGGAATGTAGTATAAATAGAAGGTTTTATTCCGGACTTGGCTATTGTTTATGTGATAACGATAACTGTCCAAAATTACGCAAAAAAAGGATAAAAAAATTATGACAATATTAGAAAGGGTAAAAATATTAGTAGCAGAGCACTCGAAAATAAACATTAAAAAAATTACTCCAAATTCTTCCTTAATAAAAAATTTAAAAATGGATGAGATGGATTGTTTTGAATTACTTCTGAGTATCGAAGTTAATTTTTCTCTTGACATTTCAGACGCAGACTGGGAAAAATTATATACGGTACAAAATATTGCTGATTATATCGAAAATAAAAATAAGGCACACGCTAAAGAAGGATAAGTTTTATCTTGATAAAACTGTAATTTATGATATAATATAAACATAAATAATATGATACATACTGGTGTCTTATGCATGAGATCCAGTATATAGAAAGCTTGACTTTCTCTTGAAACGTCCTCTCTCTACGTACCAAGGGATGACAATGTCAAGCTATTAATAGGGGGTAACTTATTTTACTGTTTTGTTAAGTTACCTCCTATTTTCATTTAAGAAAGGTCAAATGGAACAACTTCTAAATACTAAAAAAATTTGTACAAAATGTGGAATAGAATATGGAATATATAACTTTTTTAAAAATAAACATTCCAAAGGTGGTATTAATTCTATTTGTAAACAATGTCAGAAATTAGCAACAAAATTATGGTATAAACGATTTTCTTTTTCTATGCAAGTAGTATATAAGAAAAAAAGGTATGGTCAAGATTATTGGAAATATAATCGTGGCGATCGTACAGCACAAACACAACGTTATAATAAAAAACATCCAGAAATAAAACAAGCAGGGGAAAATTTACGTGTAGCAATAAGTAAGGGCTATATCACTAAACCATCAACATGTTCTCAATGTGGTAAAACTGGGCGTCTTAATGGTTATCATAATCATTCATATCAAGACGCCCTTAAAGTAATCTGGTTATGTAACGCTTGTATGGTTAAAGAAAATAGAAAATATGACAACAATATTTAGTTTAGGCAATACTAAGTTACCCCCAAGTACTGCTATTTTTAGTCTACCAGTATTTTTAACATGTCCTAATACAACTAAAATGTGCCAAAGATACTGTTACGCAAAAATAGCGGAAGCAAGATTTCCTAACGTAAAAAAACACAGAAACGCGTCTTATCTCTTATCATTAAAAAAATCTTTTAGTAAAATAATTATATCACAAATTAAAAAATTAAAGAAAAAAGTAGTACGCATACATGAATCTGGTGATTTTTATAGTCAAAATTATTTTAATAAATGGGTCACTATTGCAAAAACATTACCAGATGTGCTTTTTTATACCTATACACGTGTAGATACTTTAAATCTCAAAAATAAACCAAGCAATTTAATCGTGCGTTTAAGTTTAGATAATGAATCAATACATCTATTGCAAAAAGCTAACTCATTTGATGGCTTTGCATATGTACTAGAACATGAACCATCTCGGGGGTTTTATCGTTGTCCTGGTTCATGTAAAAAATGTACTTATTGTTTACATAAAGGTAATGTAGAATTTCTAAAACATTAAAGGAGAAACATGCTGACATTAGAGAAACTAAAATTAATTAAACCTGGTAGCGTATTCGCTACTGGTACTTTCATTGACAATGAATTAGGGTTATACATGACTGGTAGTGGTAAAGAATTGCGTTGGATTGCAGTAAAAGGAAATGGATGGGATGATTGGTGTATATATTGTCATTTTGCTACTCATAATATAGGATGGATTAAAGATCATGGTGATAAAGTATGTAGTGTAAGAAATATTAAAATGTGTATGCCTTGTACAGACGAAACCTTTGCTTTATATAGATATTAACTATATTCTAGGAGAGAAATAATGGATATCACTGCGCTTTCGGAGACAGATATAGGCCGTTGGGTGAAATATACAAATTCTTGTAACAGAACTGAAATAGGGCGTATTAAATCATTTAATACTAAATATATTTTTGTTGTTTATAAATGCGATAACCAATGGGATCGTTTTCAAGATTTTACTGGGTGTTCAACGCTACCTTCCGATCTGGAATTTATTACTGAAGAAATAGCAAATCATCTTATTTATAAGGAGGAACAATAATGTTTAAGGAAACAAAAGTACCACTTGTTGTCGGTTATAAGGGAGAAATAGGTAGTTTTATTTTACAAGGTTTATTAAAAAAGATGCCTAAGGCACTAAATATTTTATGTTACGATATTAATGAAACAAGAATAGAACAAATAACGAGAATTAAAAAATCTAACATAATATTTTTATGCGTTCCAATAGAAAAAACAATAGATTGGTTTGATCAAAATATGTTTTTATTAGAAGGAAAGATTATTGTTGAACAATGTTCTTTAAAAAAATTCTTATATGAGTATCTTACTGGTAAGAAATGGTATTTTCAATTATATTCTATGCATTTATTATTCAGACCATCAATTACTCCTGATATTAAGGATAGAAATTGTCTTATCTATAATAATGATAACTATTACCCTAATATTAGATATTTTTCTCAATATATTGCATCTATTATAGATACAAAAATAGATTTTTTTAACTCTATCCAAGATCATGATTGTTTAATGGCACAGCAACAAGCTTTAGTGCATAGAGTATTATTGACCTTAGGTGAACAAATTAACACTCATACATCAACTACATATATAGGTAAACAAGTTTTAGCTTTAACAGAAAGGATTAAAAGTGGTGACCCTACATTATATAAATTAATCCAAGAAAATGAATATGTACAAGCTGAAGTTGATACTTTTATTTCTAATATAAAAAAATTTAATATATAAAACGAAATACAACAATAAAAAGGAGAAATAAAGATGGGAACTCGTGGTGCATGGGGATTCAGAAAAGATAATATTGATAAAATCGCTTATAACCATTATGATAGCTATCCAAGTGGACTGGGTGAAACCATTAAACATTTTATTGTTAAGCATAGTATTGAGGAATTAGAAAAAACATTTTACCGAATTATCTTAATTGATGGTAACACACCACCCAATGAAGAACAAATTAAACAATGTTCAAAATTTTTAGATTTAGGTGTTAGCAACAAAACAAAACAAGATTGGTATTGTTTATTACGTGAAGCACAGGGCAATCCCGAAGCTTATGTAAATGATTTAGTATATATGGTGGATAGTGCAGCATTTTTAAAAGATAGTTTATTTTGTGAATGGGCGTATATAATCAATCTCGATACAAAAAGATTAGAAATATATGAAGGGTGCCAAAAAAGAGCACAAAAAAATAGATACTATAATTGTAAGTTACAGTTTGAAGTTGATTTAGATAAAGTAAAGACTTTTAAAATAGGAGCTATAAAATGATTGAAGTTAAATATAATCCCTTGCATGATAAAATACCAGTAAAATTATGGACACAATATGATAAATTAGAATCTGGTGCTAAAGAGCAGATAGAACATCTCCAACAATTACCTTTCGCATTTCATCATATATCTGTTATGCCAGATGTACATCAAGGTTATGGGATGTGTATTGGTGGGGTATTAGCTACTGAAAGAGTAGTTGTGCCAAATGCCGTTGGGGTTGATATTGGATGTGGGATGTGTGCAGTTAAGACTTCTCTTAAGGCGAATCAATTGGATAAAGAAACTCTTAAAAAGATAATGGATAAGATTAGAGAAGTGATACCATTAGGTATGAATCATCATAAAGAAAAACAAGATGAGAAGTTAATGCCTGAATCTAATATTCTTTCTGCAATGGGAGCAAATGAAAGTGTAGTTTTTTCTGAGTATAACTCTGCTTTAAAACAATTAGGAACGTTAGGTTGCGGTAATCATTTCATTGAAATTCAAAAAGATACTAAAGACTCTGTTTGGATTATGATACATTCAGGAAGTAGAAATTTAGGGTATAAAGTTGCTAAATATTACAATGATTTAGCTATTAAATTAAATAAACAATGGTTTAGTTCTGTTCCTAAAGAATGGGAATTAGCATTTCTTCCTATAGATAGTCCCGAAGGTCAAAATTATTTAAGTGAAATGCAATATTGTGTTGACTTTGCTTTAGCCAATAGAAAATTAATAATGCAGAGAGTCATAGATATATTTGCTACGTTTTATGGAGACGGATTTCCTTTGAATTCAGACAACTTTGCTTTTAGAGTAGAACCTATAATTAACATCGCTCATAACTACGCTAGATTGGAAAATCATTTCGGAAAAAATGTTATTGTTCATCGTAAAGGTGCTACTTCAGCAAGAAATGGGGAAATAGGTATTATTCCAGGAAGTCAAGGTACAAAATCATATATTGTAAGCGGTTTAGGCAACTCTGAAAGTTTTATATCTTGTTCTCACGGAGCTGGAAGAACAATGAGTAGAACAAAGGCACAGACAGAATTAAATCTCGAAGAAGAAATTAAGTTAATGGACAATCAAGGTATTGTCCATGGAATACGAAACAGAGAAAACTTAGATGAAGCACCTGGGGCATATAAAAATATTACTGAAGTAATGCATAACCAAGCGGATTTAGTTGAGATATTAATTGAACTTACGCCATTATTGGTTGTTAAAGGAGATTAATAATGCGACTTTTTTACATTACACCAAGATTAAAGGCAATTGGAAAATTATTTATTTTGCGCCAAATCATTAATGATGAATTTAATAACACTAATCCTTATAGTAGAACACCCGCTGATTGGATAAATTATCAAAACATATGCCAAAAAATAGATAAAAAATTAGAGAAACTTGGTGTTCTCCTATGAAAAAAATAAAACCAGTAAAAATTGATGCTCAGAAATTAGCGAAAATAATAGAAGAATTAGAAATATATGGTTATAGATCAAGTGTTGGTGCACGTAATTTAGCTGATATTATTATTACTCAATATAACAAGAAAGGCATAAATGATACCTATTGAAATAAAATGTAATTTTGATCCAAAAAAAGAAATGTTTATTTTAAAATTTGGGAAACAATACATAACAATTGATCCAATACAATTTACTAGGATAGTTGAATATTTTGACACTATTTTAACAAGCTATATTACCGCCAAACATAAGGAGTAAAATGCAACAAAAATGTTTATGCAAACTTAAATTTAATGGGTGGTATTTTAATTTTAATAAAAATAAACCTAGTTTTGAACGTAACGATGCAATAGGGAAATATTTAATTAATCTTATTGTTAAACTAAAAAACATCACCAAAACAACGGATAGTGTTATAAATTTGTTATACAATATTGAAAAACACCCAGAATTACGAAATTGGTTTTTATCATTAGTCAAAAGCCATACAAACAAAACTTGTTATGGTTGGCAATACCATACAAAGGTGTTGAAAATTAACCCTTCTTGTAAATTACACAAACATAATATTAAGAAGTTTTCTCAAAAACGGTGAACAAGATAGTTGACATCCTTAATCGTTTGTAGTATAATAACTATCATTATATATTAATACAACTATAAGGAGTGCATGAAAATTAAAAAATTAACAGCCAAGCAGAAAAATAATCTAGAGAAGGCGTGTATTAGAGATTTCTTTTATAAAGAATATAAGAATATATTACGTGCTGGTACAAAAGAACTTGCATCACTAGGGATGGAGGCTTCTCTTGAAGCATGTGAAGGTTTGTTTGATGATGGCCGTTTAATTGTAAAAGTTTTTGATAAGGGAATTTATTCTATTATATTAAAACATTCAGAAAATAGTTTTGAATTACTTTATGATAGCACGGAAGGATAACAATTATGGGCAAAACACAAGAAGATTTAGAAAATAGCCGTAAAAAACGTGAGTTTGTTATAGAACAATTCGGAGAAGTACCAACATCAATCTGGCCAGTTGATTATAGTTGGGGTAAAAGTACTCTCGAATTAGATGAGAGAAAACAACAAAAAATCGCTGAAGAAAAACATAAAAAAATGAAGTACAACCTTCAGACATTCGAAACCCAAAATGGTGAAGTAGTCGAATTTAACCAAATACAAGACGCTTTCTCAATGAGTTCGCAAAATGTTAGAGGTAAAGGAGCTGGTCTTTCAACATTTCCTCCAGACCTTTGTCGCAAAATCACCGTATTTTATAGCAATGAGGGTGATACAATACTTGATCCTTGCTGTGGGCATGCAAGCAGATTGGAAACAGTACACAAACTGAATCGCCATTATATCGGCTATGATGTATGCCATGCGTTCTGTGTATTTAATGAGAAAGTCAAAGAAAAATTGCTTTCAGATCAACTCTTCCCTTCTCAATATACGATAACATTACGTGAACAAAGTTCGGAGAAAATGGTAGAAAAAGATGCTTCAATCGATTTAGTTTTCACGAGCCCACCCTACCATGACATCGAATTCTACGACGATAATCCAGCTCAACTTGGTTATAAGAAAACATACGAAGAATTTCTCGCTGGTATTACTCGTGTTTTATCAGAATGTTATCGTGTTTTAAAACCAAACAAATTCTGTGTTTTTAATGTGAACGATTTTAGAAAAGATAATAAATATTATATATATCATGCAGACATTGCGAGAATCATGGAGCAAGTAGGGTTTAAATTGTGGGACATTGTTATTATACCCTGGAAGAGTTGCATCGGTCAATGTTTAACATCCAATACAGAAATTTTAACAAATAAAGGGTATAAACAAATACAAGATATCAAAGTAAATGATTTAGTTATCTCCCATTTAGGTAAACAACGTAAAGTACAGCATATCTTTGCACGTCTAATCAAAGAAAAAGTTTATGAATTATCAATAGCTGGGACTAACGATAAAATCATACTCACAAAAGAGCATCCGATTTTAAGTGTAAAAAAATCAGCAATCATGTGCGTGCGTAACAAACATCTCCCTTGTAATGGTCATTTCAACAAATCACCCTGTGTTGCGATAAAAGGAGTCTATAAAACAGATTGTAATAAAAATAATGATAAATTGATAAAAGACGCCACTAAATGGAATAATGTGTCTTCTTTACTGGTTGGAGATTATGTTGCAATACAAACAAATTTAGATGTTAAAGACATTGAATCTTTGGATATTTGTGATTTTTTAGAAAAGGAACGATTCTATATTTACAATAACAAATATATCCTACCAAAATTATATAAACCTTCTTCTGTCAAGATTAATAGAAATATTGATTTGGATTATGATTTGATGAAGTTGTTTGGGTATTTCTTGTCTGAAGGACATATTTATGTCTATAAAAAGACTGGATATGCAGAAAGCATAACTTTTACATTTAATAAAAAAGAAAAAAATTACATAAAAGATGTTATTACGATTATGCACAATAAATTCAATCTGAAAGGAAATATTTATGAACCTAAACAATATAAAACTGCGTCAATTACATTTTATTCTCGTACAGTGAGCGAATTCTTTTTGCGATTATTTGGAAATGGTTTTAATAAAAAAGTAATTCCTGATGCATTTCTTTCTTTGCCTACACAGAAACAGTTGGGTTTATTGTGTGGTTTATTCCGAGGAGATGGATGTTTGTTGTATAATCAGAAGAAAGAAATTTCTTCAATGAATTTAGGAATGTCTAATAAAAATATTATCAAAAATACACGTGAAATATTACTGAGGTTAGGGTATGTGTTTGCATATGGTTATTATAAACCTAAAATCAGCAAAAATCTAACATATCGTATTAGTATTAGTGCAAAAAAAGCTCCAGCATTGATTGCCCATATCTTTAATAAAAAAATTATTGGCGGCGGATTATATACGTTATCTACCCCAAAAAGCAACACCTATAATTTTAGACGTATTGTTAATATACGCCAACTGCCATTTGAAGGAAATGTCTATAATCTTGAAGTTGCAATAGATAACTCCTATATTGCTGAAGGTATTATTTGCCATAATTGTTTTGCTGGTCAGGTTTGGGATCGTAAAATTACCGCTAAATCCCACGAATACTTAGTAGTTGGGAAAAAAATATAGAATATAAACAAATATAAAACAAAACAGGAGAAGTTTTATAATGACAATTGAAACAACTAGTAAGATAAATAAAGAGAACCAAAAGACACTTCATTTTAGTATTGAAGGAGAGTGGTTCACGTGGATGCTGCGACACTTATGGGTTGAAGGCAATGAAGTAAAAGCAATACGCGTGTGGCAAGCAGCGTTTCCTCATGTATCTTCTGTAAAACATTTAAAGACAGTGTTTCTAGATGTTGTTACTGGTAAGACAAAGTTTAAAGGTATGAATAGTTTTGAGTTAGTAAAAGATGGTACTAAATACTGGTCTACTAGTGCTGGTGATGTACCAAATAAACAATTTCCATTATTACAATCATGGGAAGATGTAATACTTTTAAAAAGAGCAAAACTTTATTTAGCTGAAATAGACTTAAGAAATTTTAGAATAAATAGAAGATATGGGGAGACGCATGAAGATGTCAATTACCATTCTATAAAATGGCTAGATGCTGCTGATGAAAATAATGTAGAGAATGGATTAAGAAAGAAGGTAAATGAGTTCTATACTTCTTTAAGAAATATTTCCATTATGACGATGCAGGATTTATCGTTTGAGTTAATACCTGATGAGTCAGAGAAGTTAGATACAAAAGTCTTTTATGGTATTACTTCTGGATTTAGAAAAGAAGGGAATACAGGGATAGATGATGGTTTAAGAACATTCTATCAAATAATGAAAGTAATCACACCATGGAAAGTTTATTTTGAAAAGAAATATGGTTGGGATATGGTTGGCGTGGATGAAAAGTATTTAAGAGATATTTGTGGATGTAGTGATAAGAAATTAGAATATTATGATAGGAAGAATTCAGGTAAAATTGAAGATGATATTAGCACACGATTACAGGAATATATACCTTCTTCTGATGAAATTAACAACAAGATAGGACAGATCATTCCTGGTCTTACATTAGATAGTTATATTTCAGGTATGTTAAAAGAAAGTAAACGAGAGGGTGTTGTTGCTGAAAATGTTTTAAAGACTGAATGGAACTCAGGTTATATTAATCCCAGTGGTGAGTTTTTTGGTTGTTCAGATATTAGTCATGTCAACTTTTCTGTTGAAATTTGTAAAATGTTAGCTGTTGAAGGAATAGATGAAAAAGATTTTGACGCGCAAATATATTTAGATAAAAAAGGCTGGGTTAAAGTATCTGTAAATCGTTTTTACTGGGATGAAAGTATAGAACTTACACAATTTCAGAAAGAAACGATTTATGATTATGTTCAAGCAAAGAAAATCGACAAGACAGCGTTTAATCGTATAGGTCATGATATGACATATACAGAGGCATTTAAGGAGGTTATATGAAAAATGAAGATGCAATACGCAAAAAAATAGAACAAATAACAACCGATTATAAACATGTTTTAGATTGTTATCCAGCAACTGTATTTATTAATGCCCCACGTTGTTTAAGTCAATTCAAAGCAACAACCGAACTTGAAATACTGTATTGGATATTAGGAGAAGAAAGACCACAGTTTAAATGTGATGATTTTACAAAAACTGACCACATTCAATAAACAAAATGAAAATCTTTGTACTTGACGATATGCAAGAACGGCACGACGCTTATAGAAAAAAATTCCCTGATGCTGAAATAATATCATTATATGATGCAATAGAAGCAATCGCCCATCTTACCAAGCATTTATATGAGTACGATTTATTGTGTTTAGACCATGATTTAGGTAATCGTATATATGTTGATATTAATGATGAAAATACTGGGAGTACCGTTGCGAAGTTCTTAGCTGATAAAGAAATAAAATGCCCTATTGTTATACACAGTCTTAATATTGATGGAGCAAAAAATATGCAGTCTTATTTACCAAAAGCGCACAGAATCCCTTTCTTTTTCAACTTGTAATAATGCAATTTATTAATTATGTTTGATCCAAGAATTGATTTAAAACAAGACCATATGTTATGGGAATTAGTATTAGCTTGTGCAACGCAATATCAAGATAAACAAATCTTTGGTAATTTACATGGTTTTAGATGTGGTGGTGCACATTTAATCCTAAAAGATAATAACTTATTATTCCAGTTACCAAAAGACTGGCCTGAAGAAATGAAATTTGAGTTTAAAACACTATACATAATGCCTTATATAAAACAAATCAAAGAAGTGTTATCTTTTATTGCATACTATATAACTCAGAAAGGATTATCTCAATATGACAACATCGACTAAACCAAAAGATTGGCTAACGACTAAAGAATTACAAGAATATGTACTAACAAAGGAACGTCATTGGTCACGTACATATATACAATTTCTTGTAACAAATAAAAAACTTCCTTCCTTTAAGATTGGAAATGCTCGATTATTTACCACAAAAGAAATAGATGCTTATATTGCGACATTAACACGCAAATCACCACCATTAATGGTTAAAAAATGTTCTTGACAATATAATATTTTATGATATAATAATACTTTATGGACAATCAAGAAGTTATTCAGCATTACCTAGATTCTCTTATGACATTAAGTAAAGAGACTTTAAAAAATAAGACTTACTTTTTAAACCAATTTCATAATGATCTAAAGAAGCCGTTTGATACAATTACATCAAATGATTTACGGAAATATATTATTAATAAAAAAGAATCTGGTAAATGGATAAAAGCAAGTACTGTTTTACAATATATAACATTATTAAAAACATTTTATAAATTCCTTGTCAATGAGAATTATATAAAAGATGAAAATAATCCTACTAAAACATTAAAGGCTCCGCGTCAGCACTCTCAAGGGGAACTACGCACTATGTCCCTTGATGAAATACGAAAATTATTAAAAAGTGTTGAAAGCCCAGCAGTTGAGTTGCGTGATAAGCTTATCTTTTATTTAGCTATGACTTCTGGATTGCGTGCCTCTGAAATATGTTCAATTAAAAAAAGTAATATCGATTTAACAAAACGTTTGATTTATATCCCCAAAGAAGATGTTAAAGGGCAGTATAGAGAAAAACTAGTTCCTATTTCTAACAGAACAAAAGAAATCTTAGAACTGTATTTAATTAAATACCCCACATTCAGTGATTTTTTATTTGAAAACCGTTTTAATAAAAAGTTAGCACGTTTGGCTATATATAACGCTATGAAATTAGTAATTGATGCGGCGTTCCCCTACACAGTAGCTGAAACAAAAGAACAAGTTTCTCGTGTATGGAAAAAACCTTACGGATCACATATCGCTCGACATACTTTTGCTACCCGTTGGATTGAATCTGGTGGTGATTTACACGCGCTAAGAGCAATTATGGGCTGGAGATCGTTTAACCAATTAGATCGTTATGTCAATGTTTCACCAGAATTTATTAAAAACTCTGCATTTAAGGTAGAGCGTAAACTACTAAAGGTGTAATAATGTTAGTCAGCGAATTTTTTCAAAAAATTGATTCTTTATTACATGAACATCGTGTTTCAGGAGAAGATAATTTTAGCCGTGTCGTTATTGAATGTTTAATTGACAAAATAAATGAATTAGTCAAAGAATGGGAGACAAGTTATAAATAACTATGCGACCACAAACATTAGATGAATTCCAAGGTGAAAGTAATCGTGATGTTATTGAAAGATTGCGCATTGCGATTGCTTCAGCAAAACATAGAAATACAGTTCTACCTAATATTTTGTTCTATGGAGAACCTGGATTAGGTAAAACAACATTATCTAATATTGTTGCTAACGAAATGAACTCTAAGTGTATTGTAAGAACGGGCGGCTCAATTTCATCACAAAAAGATATTTTCGCTATACTCTATGAAATAGATGCAATACAAGAAAACAATAAAAATGCTTTATTATTTTTTGATGAAATACACAAATTATCGGTAAAAGATATGCCTGAAGAAATGTTTTATTCTATTCTAGAGGACCATATTTTTTATTCTAATTTAGCAGGGAAAGAGTTAATGCTTGATAATAAAAACATTATGATTACCGACAATGTTTTAACCACGAAAGAATCATTCTCTATAGTAGGAGCAACAACAAGCCCTGGTGCGTTAAAAAAACCTTTACGCGACAGATTTACTCTACAATGTTATTTAAAAGCTTATTCAGTTGAAGATTTAATAAAAATTATAGTATTTAATTCAACAAAAGAAAACATTGCCATTGAAGAAAACGCGATAAAAGAATTAGCGCAACGTGCACGCGGAGTACCAAGAATTGTTATTAATTTTCTAAAATCTTGCCGCGATAGATCAATTTTTAAAAATGAACAAGCTATTACCCTACCAACTGTATTAGAAGAAATGAAATTGCAGTGCATCGAAGAGGATGGCTTAACGCAGCTGGATTTAAAGGTCCTATCTACTTTGGCACAACAGAAAAAAGGAATGGGATTACGCACATTAGCAGGTACATGCAGTCTTGATGTTACGACATTAGAAGAAATGGTATTACCTTTTTTGTCCGCTCGGTCTTATGTCATTACTACAAGTAAGCGTTTCATTACCGACTTAGGGCAACAAAGGTTAAATAAGTATTTATCAAAATAAGGATAAAATGAATAAAAAAGGATTTTTCGCCTTAACAATAGTATTAATTGTCTTTATAATTGGTATTTTATTTTTAATATTTAAAAAATAAAATCATATGGCAACATTACGTATTATACAAGAACAACAACTGTTGTTATCTTGTTCATATCAAGAGCGTGATATTGCAAAAAAAATATCGCATGCTACTTGGGACGCCCAGAGTAAAGTATGGACCTACCCTTATTCGGTAGAACGTCTTGAACTTTGTAAACAATATTTCCCTTCATTACAAATAGAACTCGTTAAAGAACAAACCAAGCAAGAATATACTGCTATTGAGCAAGAATTAATTGTTTTAAAAAATACAGTATCGTGTAATATTGACTTTCCTATTATTAAAACAGAATTACGTAACCATCAAAAATTAGGTATACAATATTTATTATCTTTAAATTGTGCAATGCTTGCCGACCAAATGGGAGCAGGAAAGTCATTACAGGCTCTAACTGTTTCTTTAATACGTAAAGCACGAGGAGAAATACAAAAAACTTTAATTATTTGTCCTGCAACGGCAAAATATGCCGTTTGGGACAGAGAAATTAAAAAGTTTACCGATGAAAAATGTATTGTTGTTGATGGTATAAAGAAAAAAAGAGAAATAGCGTATCACACATTTTTAGAATGTCTTGATTATCATTATTTAATTGTAAATTATGAGAGTTTAATATCGGATATAAATTACTTAAAATCTTTACCAAAACAATCCTTAATCATAGCAGATGAATCAGTGTATATTAAAAATAGAACAGCACAACGTACAAAAGCGGTAAAAAAATTAAATAGTATATATAAAATAGCTATTACTGGTTACCCAATTGCTAATAAAATAATTGATATACACGCACAGTTTGATTGGTTAATACCAGGGTTGTTGGGGTCGTTTTGGTCGTTTCAAGATACCTATATAGATTATCTAGAACTTAAAAAACATCATACACAAGAAACAAAAACAACTGGTAAAAATTGTAAATGTAAAATTTGTGGTAAATGGTCACCACTACAAAAGTATAACTTCGCTTATACTTGTCATTGTTTACAACCAGAATGGGAACAACCTGGGTTTAAAAAAATATTAGGTTATAAAAATCTTGATGTTCTAAAGAAAAAATTAGAGCCGTATTATATACGCAGATTAAAAAAAGATGTATTAAAAGATCTTCCCGAAAAAATATATGAACAGCGAGATATTTCCCTTTCGGGTGAATTGCTTAAGGCCTATAATACAATGAAAGAAGAAATGCGTTTAACCATTACGCAAATGAGCGAAGAAGAAGTAACTGCGAAAGCTAATGGTATTATGGTACAATTAATACGCTTATCCCAATTAACTTGTGGTTTCATCGCAGATAAAAATTTAGATACACCTTATTTTTATAAAGAAAACCCGAAACTTCATATCCTAGACGATATTGTTGATGAAGTCCTAAGTGACGGGAATAAGATAGTAATTTGGACCAGGTTTAGACCATTTATGGCATATTTATATAAACATTATACTGAAGGATATAAGTATGATAACGAATTTAAGCAATATAAGTGTGCTTATTTGTGGGGAAAAATGTCCCCAAAATTAAAAGATGATAATATTGAAATGTTTCAAACTGATCCTAATTGTAAAATCTTTATTGGTACAGTACAAGCTGGAGGCATGAGCGTCACGCTTCATGCTGCTACAGTAGAAGTTTTTACTGATTTAAGCTTTCTCTCTCCTTCTACAATAGAACAAGCTGCCGACAGATTGCACCGATTGGGGCAAAAAAATACTGTTGTTATTATTGACACAATTGCGAGAAAAACAGTTGATGAACATTGGATAGAAATTCTCCATAATAAACAAAAAGTGTCTAATATGATATTTGATGATGATGGTATTGTAAGAATTAATGAAAAAAAAGATTTTCTAAAATTATTAGAGTAGATTTTTATGAAAAAACTATAAAACAAATAGGTGATAATAATGAACGTTTGGGTGGTTAAGATAAGCAATTGTGAAAGTACTGATATTATTGCTATTTGTACTACAAAAGAAATTGCTGAAAGAGAATTATTTAAAGAACGAGACAGATTAATAGATGAATGGAAAAAAGCTAAAATATCCGAGGCAGAGTTTTATAGTAAATTTATAGAGGAAAAAGCAAAAGAAGGTGTTTATTTTGGATTTAAGTTTAATGAAGAAAATAGCTACGATAAAATGATCTCGGCGTTATCTAATAACGATTATGAAAAATGGGATAATTATCCACACGAACAGCCTTTTTTGTATGAAACAACAATACTAGATATTTAGTAAAAAGAAGCTATTGCTTACTTTAGGAAGAACGAACTAGAAATGAATAAAAATAAAATTATTATTTTACTCTTATTTCTCTTTATTGGATGTGCTACTATACCAATAACACCCACGCCCATAACAAAACAAGACGGCTTATATATTGATCATAAATTAGTAAAAAAAGATGCAACAGTAGAAGATTTTTGCAAAGCGAAAGGTAGAAAGGGTTTATTTAGACACAATAAAGAAGTATTAAGCGAGGAGATAAAATGAAACATAAAAAGAAAAAAGAAACAACAGAAGGTAAAGGGGATAATGTTTTAACTTCACAAGGTGAAATAGGGACACCAACGATTGAAATTATTGATCTAACAAGAAGATTATTAGAATTAGAAGAACGTTATGAGAAAGAAAAACAATTAACATCTGAATTATATGAACAAAAAGAAAGACTAGAAATTGAGCTGTATGACCATATGAAAAATGTTGGGATAGAGCAATTTCGGACAGCAGAATTTGGATTAATTTCATGTGCAAACCGATTATGGGGAAAAATAACTAATTTAGAAATAGCTGAAAAATGGTTGAAAGATAATGGATTGTTCCATGAAGTTTTAAAATTAAAACCAGTTGTAGCTCGTGTTAATGAAATTATTAAAAAAAGATTAGAAGAAGGGCAATCTATTCCACCTGGTTTTGATTATACATTAACTAGAACAATTAATCATAGGAGTAAATAATCATAGGGGTAAATAATATATTTAAATCTAAATTTAAAATAGGGTAGACACCTATACAAAGGAGAAAAAATGAAAAAAATAGTTGTATTAGTATTAGCTATGTTATGTATGGTAATAAGTATCGCCATCGCAATGCCTTCATACGAAGATAACTCTAACACAAATGAACAAGGCCAATTACAAGGGCAAATACAAGGACAGATGCAAAATCAGCTTCAAGGACAAGCTCAGGGCCAAGGACAAATTGCTGTAGGTGAAACAGCACAAGATGTATCAATATCTGGAGATGAAACAAAAGTAAAATCGTACGCTGTTTCTTACCCTGCTCTTTCTGGCGGTGAAGGAATATCTCAAGCAAATGCTTACTCTATATTTGGCGGATTAGGGTTATCACAAACCGAAAAATATAAAGTATATATTGTACAGATTCAAGCGATTGAAGCTAGTACAGTTTTAACTGCAGAGCAAAAAGTAGCATATATTAATACTTTAGCTACTAAAATGATGAAAACAAATAAAACACAACGGTGGTTAGGGTTTGGTCCAGAAACATCTGGACGTAATTTATTTAATTTATTTGGTATCTTATCTTGGGATTCAGTGTGGGCTGAAAGTCAAAAACCTTTTCAGTCTAAAAAAGATATTAAGTAGTTTTATATAGGCGTCTACCCTATTTTATATTAATTAAATATTGAAGGAAGGAGGTAAACAATGGTTTTTATGTTATTACGAACTCTTTTTTTAATATTATTAATTATAATATCAATTTATATTATATATAATAAAATTATAAAAAGGTTATTAAAAAAAGAACCTCTTAATAATGCAATCGAAGATATTAAAACAACTTTAGACCTTGCTAAAAAAATACCAGATATAGATTCAAATGAATTAAAAAAAGCAAAACAAAAAATAAAAGATACAATTAAAAATGGAGATGAGCAATGATAAAAAATGAAGAGTTTGGGATACCGATAAAAATCGCATTCATTTGTATTGTAGCAATTATTGGTGTTGTATTAGGGTTTCATACAATAAGTTGGAAAAAGGTAGAAGGTAATGAAGCTATGGTCGAACAGCATTTAACTCAAGGTGTCTTGGAAAACGTAAAATTATCTGGAACACATTGGTATTGCGGTTGGATTTCTGATATGTATATTTATAATATCGGTACACAAAAAATTACTTTTGATACGTTAAAAACTAATAAAGATGCCGAATATGAGCGTATCGAAGTAAATTGTGGAGAAAATGGTGGGCAAAAAGCGTGGGTTGCTTTATCTGTTAATTACCGTATAGGGTGGGACACAGATAAAAATAATGCCCCTATTTTTGCTCCAGTAAAGTTAATTACTTTACATAAAGAAGGCTTAAGAGAAACTTATGAAAGTATGATTTTAAAACGAACTATTGTTGAAGTAGTTAATCATGTAGCCCGTCCAAGACATGCCCTTGAAATTTATTCTGGACAAGGTTTTGTCGATTTTGTAAAATCATTAGAAGAAGAATTAAAAAATTCTGATGTTTTTAAAGAACGAGGCATATTTATTGAAAATACAATAGTGTATAGTGTCCATCTTGACCCAGCATATGAAAGTGAAATCGCTGCTAAAATGTTGGCTATACAAGAAACGTTGAAACTTAAAGAACAAACAAAAGCAAAAGAAGAAGAAGCAAAAAGGATTTACGCAGAATCGCAAGCGAATGTAGAAAAAATAAAACAAGAAGCTGAAGCGGCAAAAATCAAGATGGTAAAACAAGCTGAAGCTGATAAAGAACGTGCTGTATTAGCCGCTGAAGCTGAAAAAGCAAAACGTTTACTCGAAGCTGAAGGTAATAGAGACGCTAATTTAGCTATGGCATCTGGTGTTTTAGCCGTGGGTAAAGCTGAAGCTGAGGTACAGATGTTAAAACGAGAAGCGCTTTATGGCGGGGAAGCTGGTAATCGTAGGGCACAAGTTGAAATTGCTGTTGCGCAAGCAGAAAAATTAAAAGGTTTATTTCATGGTGTGCAAATAGTTCCTGAAAAAACAATTTTAAATATTGGAAGATCAACATTAGCAATATCTGCTGATGATAAGTAAATAAGGATTAAATAGTGCTTAAACTAGCGACATTTAAATGTAGATGGGCAATATCTGGATATATATCATTGCCTCGACAATCTAATTGTGAAAGAAGATTATATCCCGCTAGTCTATAAAATAAACTAAGATGCAGAACCGAGCAATTAGAAGATATCTTAACAAAAAAGTGATCCATAAACGTTTAAAACTATTAAAAACTCTTGAGAAACCTAGTCTTAAAGATTCTAATGGAGAAACATATTATGAAAGGATGAAAAAAGAACCAGGACGGTTAAGAGACAAACATCCCTATGATTGTGGAAAATCAAATTGTTTATGTTGTCATTATGAAAAAGTTTTATCTAAAAAAAGCTTAAAAGAAAAAAGAGACGCTGCTTTTATAAAAACACAACTAGTAGATAATGAGTTTTTAAATAAGCCCTTGACAAAATAAATAATTATGTTATAATATAATCATATTAAAATATGATTATTCTATAAAGGATATAAATGAAAACTACCAAAATCACACCAAAAATAATTCAAATACCTATCCAAATGCCTATCGAACAATATCAATCCTTATTAGATATCCAAATAACAACATTTAAAAAAACGCATAAACGGCCTAGTCTAGCCTTGTTAGTTAGAGAAGCGATAACTTGCTATATTAATAATTACAACAAGTTATAATTTAAACAACGTAAGGGAGGAACAAATGACAGAAGCTAAAAAAGAAAAGAAACAAGATGAAGCACTATCTGTATCACAGACAGGACAAGCTTTACCCCCAATATCTCTACCAAAAGATGAAAAAGCTTTAGCTGAACTTTTAAAACCAGCACCTGGTACTGAAGAAGTTAGTTCTGAAGATGTTATTATGCCCCGTATTAGATTACTACAAGATCAATCAATTGAGGTAAAGGCTAAAGAACAAGAGTCTGGTTTATTAAAAAACAGCATTACGGGTGAAATTTTTACTACATTTGATTTTATTCCCTTGACAATGCATAAGTCGCGTACTATGTTTGATGTTGATAATCGTATGGGCGCGCCTTTATGTCGTTCTAATGATACAAAAATTGGATCAGATGGTAGCAAGTGTGCAGAATGTAGTAATGCACAATGGAAAGAAGGTAAACCACCGGTATGTAATATGATCTTTAATTATTTAGTTATACAACCTAAAGAAATAGGTATAATGTTTTTACCTAATATATTAAGTTTTATGAAAACATCGGCACAGTCTGCATTAAAAATCAACGTATCTGTTGAATGTACTTTACCACGTCAACCTTTCTGGAATAAAGTATGGCGCGTTACACCAAAATTAAAACCTTTTAAGAGAGGGCCTGCATATATCTTAGAGGTACAACAATTACGTGATACCACAGCTGATGAACGTATGTGGGCAGAATTAGTATATCGTAATACGATAGGTAAAAAGATTGATCTTACCGCAGATGATATGCCAACAGATGATTTGAATATAAATGATTTAGAAGGAGCGTAAATAATGGAGAAATTATTAACAAAAAATCCAGCATATTATCGTATTAATTTAAACACGGGGAACTTAATATATTTAAGTCATCACTTTAATGTTGATGATAGTGAATATATTGAAATTACTATCAAAGATATTGTATTAAAGCTTGATGAAGTGATAGGGGGGGTTAATGCCTTACAATTAAAAATGCTATCAGTAGTAAAAGCTATTCCCAGTGTCTCTGAACAAGCTGAGTTTGAAACCTTAAAAACTCAAATTTCTGATTTAACAAAAGAAATTGCATCATTAAAAACATTACCAAACCAATTAAAATAATTTTAATAGAATTGTAGTTATAGTGACTAGGTAAGGGTGTTCAAGGAGTGCAATGATCTAATAATTACTATAAATATATTAGACATTTCTCTGGAGCGGAGCAGAGTGGGGAATCCTGCCAGTTCTATTAAAAGATAAAACTTGACTTTGTAGGTTTTTGTAGTATAATATAGTATAATGTGGTATTGTGTCAAATTAAGCATATAACTAAGCATATAATATATATATAATGGAATACAAAACAACAGATATAAACCTAGCTGCTTTTTTAAAAGCTAAATATAACTTTAAACTAAAAGCTTTAGAGCCTGATCCTATGGAAAAAGATCGGGCTCTTTTTGTTTTTTTAACAGATCAAGATAGTCTTATAGAACAGTTTATCTTTAATTATTATAATGGAGATGAACAATGTTCTATTAATGAATTTGTCAGAGAAGTAGCGGATTTACGCAGTTGTCTTAGAAATTATAAAATGAATAGATAAAAATGGCTATATTATATAAAAATGTTATACAACAGATTAAGCTTTTCAAATTAAAATGTCCTGACAGAACATTCCTTGAAACAGTAATACAAGTATGCAGCTTGTTTTCTGTTACTGATATACAAGAATACTCTCCGTTTGAAAAAAATCTATTTAAATAGATTAGGAAGGTTATTATGGATTCTTATGAAAATCAATTTATTTATGTTGATGGTTATTATGAAAAATCTTCCGGTCATGCTACTCCCTGGAAAAGAATTAAAATCTCTGAAATACCTAATTTAAAGAAAAAAGCAGAAAATTTCAACGTTTTTGTTACAGCACAACAATTCTGTTCACCACAAAGAGTAGAAGAGGAGTTACTTTGGGGGCCTTTATACTTTGATTTAGATGCTTCCGAACAATATCCTATTGAAATAGCAAAAGAAGATGCGCGTAAACTGGTTGATTTTTTTGTGAAAGGCCATGGTATCAACCACGAGTATGTACGTAGTTATTATTCCATTATTGGTGACACACCTGTATTAATTAAGCAAAATAATGGTAAGGTCAGATTAATTAGCATACAACAAGTTGTTGAAGAATTTAAAAGAACAAAAAATCTAAAAGTTTATTCTTTAGATCCTACTACAAAAAAATCTAAATTTTGTAATATATATGATACATTATCACACAAAGAACATGTTATTAATGTTTATCACGAATGTTCAAATTTACCACTTATTATTACTAATGATCATTCTGTATATGTTGTTAATGAGAATTTAGAATTAATAGTTAAAAAGGGTAACGAATTACAACGTAATGATTATTTAGTAACATTTAATTCATTAGATTATGATTTTGGCAATAATAATGCAAAACGCCCTAATTATACTATATCTTATAAGAATAAATCAATAAAAATTAATAATGATATTGCTAAATTTATAGGATTTTTTGTTAGTGAAGGTCATATCTCTACTGATCAACAGAAATATTGTCGATTTTGTGGTAATGTTGGATTGTCTCGTATTGGAATAGGATTTTCATTTCATTGTAAAGAAAAAGAATATATCGAATTTATTATAAAAACAGCAAAACAATATTTTAATTTACAAGCACATTCCCATACCTCTAATAATTGTACACAGATATTATTTCATTCGCGTGAATTAGCTATTTTAATGGAGCAACTATGTGGAAAAGGTGCAATTAATAAACATTTTCCTGATGAATTTTTAAGTTATAGAAAAAATATTCAAATGGCGCTTTTAGAAGGATATTTAGATGGAGATGGACATTATGATAATTATAGAAATAGATATGGTACTACGATATCAAAAATATTAGCAGAACAATTAGTTTGGTTAGGGAAATCATTGGGTTTTTCTTCGACAATCCGTGTTGGTAATTATGACATGACACACAATAGACATTCTCATCTTTCTTATCGTATTAGTTTTAAAAAACAAAAATTTACAAAATTTGCACCAGCACCAAGAGATTTATTATTACCAGTTAAACCACTAGGCAATGTTTATAGACAATGTTGTCCAATATTTCAACAAAAAAATAAACGTGTATTTCGCACATTTTTTCTTCAAAAAAATAGATTAAATAAGCAACAAATATATAAAATTATTCGACTTTTAGATCGTTATAAAACAAAAGAATTTGATATATTAAGTAAATCTATTATTACGTCCTATAAACAATTCTTTCAAAATAATCTTTCTGTATTACCAATTACAAAAATAATTAAAACAAAAAAGAAAGAAATGGTATATGATTTATCGGTTGATCAAAATGAGAATTTTTTTGGTGGTTCATACCCAATTTTATTACACAATTCTGGGTCCAAAGGATTCCATGTCTTTGTGCATCCAAATGTCTTAAATGTGCATCCAGACGCAAAATTACATCATATTTCAAGTCTATAGCACTGTATTTAGAGCAGCTTTTAGAACTTAAGACGCTAGATACAGCTTCTATTTATTCAAAACGTCGTATGATGCGGCTACCAGACTCTTTACATCAAAAATCTAAGCTTTTTAAGATAGAATTGCAACATAATGAATTAAATAAGACTATTGAAGAAATACGTGATCTTGCTAAACAGCCAAGAGGTAGCTTATGGCCTGAGGAAGAATTTGGTAATATCTTACCTGTAGATGATGCGGCCATATTTTATAAGCATTTTGTTGACCTCTATAAGCAGCAAGAAATGATTGAGAAACTTAAGCCTCAAGTTTTGATACGTAAAACAGGTGAAACTGCTACTTGTGTTAAAGATTTACTTGAAAAGCATATACGTAAAAATGGAACCCGTAATTTAGCTACTATGAATTTAGCTACATATTTCAAGGATCAAGGGTTTAATGAAAAAGAGACAATTGATGTTTTACTTCCTTGGGCGTTACGCACACCAAAAGAATTCACTTCTACAAAAGATGCATCTAAATTGAAAGCATCTACAATTTCATGTATAAAGTCTGTTTTTGGAAGTGATTATCATTTTGTTTGCAGTGTTATGCGTTCTCTTGGAGAAATTGCATGTGATTTTGAACATTGTGAAATTGCCAATGAAGAAGATCAAAAACCAGAGAAAGAGATTATATTACATTTATCTGAAGCCTCTAATGCATGTTATATAAGAAAGAAAATAAAATCCAAAGTGCTAGTGGCAGGTAAAGATACTTCTCCATATTTAGTACCAAGACGTATTAAAATGGTCTGTGTTCCAGATTTAAAGCAGGAAGATAGTAAATGTAAAGAATGTAAGATGGCAAAACACGGTGGTAATTTTGAATTTGAACTAAATGAACATGATGCTTTATTATTAGAGTGTATCCAATGTTCTACAACACAACAAATTAATGTTTTAAGACGTTTAACTGAAACAACTAAATGCAATAAACCAAAGCTTTCGATCCTTGATACAGGCAATGTTGAGGAATTAGAGATTACTCCAGAAATAGATAAGCAGGTTAATATGGCTGCGGAAGGTAGTGAAGAATATGTTACGCGTAAAGCATATTATATTGGACATAACATGCCTTTAAATCAAGAAGTTGAAATATCATGTTATACATATGCTGACCCTAAAACGCAACATGCGGTTCATTTATTTAGTGATTTTTCTTCTGCGGAAACATCTTTGAATAGTTTTAAAATGGATCCACATAAAGTAAAGGAATTGTCTATTTTCAAACCAAAAAACAATCAAACCATTGATCAGAAAATTCTAGAGATTCATAAAGATCTTGAGTTAAATGTACATCATATTTGGCAACGTGCACCATTGTTTATTGCTTTTGATCTTGTGTATCACTCAGTTTTAAACTTTTATTTTCAAGGAGATATTTTACGTAAAGGGTGGTCAGAGTTACTTGTAATTGGTGATTCTGGACAAGCAAAAACGGCTGCGGCACAAAAAATATCCCAGCATTATGGATTTGGATATCGTATTTCTGGTGAGGGTGCGCGCAGAACAGGTTTGGCGTATACTTGGCATCAAACTGCTAATCGTTGGTCTGTTTCTTTCGGTGTGATACCAAGAAATGATAAGCGTATTGTTTTTATAGATGAGGCCGGTGGTATTGATGATGAAGAATTATCTAAATTGACAGATATGCGTTCTGAAGGTATAGCTGATGCAAGAGGTGGCCCGATACCAGCACGTACACATGCTCGTACACGTTTAATTTGGATGACTAATACAAAAACAGGGGCGCCGTTAAATGAATACCCTTACCCAGTTACAGCTATACAACAAGTTTTTAGACGTACAGAAGATATAAGAAGGTTCGATTTAGCAATAGCCGTACGTTCTGGTGATGTATCTGATGCTATGATACACCAATTAATTTCACAACGTGATAAAGTGGAGCACATATACACATCTTATTTATGCAGAAATCTGATTTTATGGGCATGGACGCGTAAAGTTGATCAAATTATTATTAAACCAGATGCGGAGCAAGCTATCCTTGAAACTGCAATGCATATGTCTCAGAAATATTCTTCTTTAATACCTCTTGTTGAGCCATCAGATCAGCGTAATAAGATAGCACGTTTAAGTGTGGCGATAGCGGCAAGGCTTTTTTCGACTGACGAACAAGGCGAACATATTATTGTTTTATCTGAACATGTACATTTTGTACGTGATTTTTTACAAGAACAGTATGATGGTCGTGCATTAGATTATTATAATTATAGTCAATTAAATAAAAGGGAGTTTATAGAGTCTGAATTTGAAACGATTAAGAATGAATTTATGCACTTACCAGAGTATAAGTTATTAGCAAGTGCTTTAGTAAAAATGCCTTTTTTCAGAAAAACCATCTTGGAAGAATTAGTAGGATATGATAAAGATGATATGCGGAGAACGATTAAGATTTTACATGTGCATAATCTTATGAAAGCTACTTCACATGGATTTAAACTAACTGCAGCAGGTATTAATTTTTTAAAACGTTTATTAACAACACAAGAACTAGTTAATGCTGGGACTGTGGTAACTATTGAAAATGTACCAATCATAAAAGATACCCAAGAATATATGAATACGGATGATATTTTTGCTGAAGGTAACTAAATACTATGAGTGTAAATAAGAAACAATATATTTGTAATATAATTCATCATGATATTTTAACAGCTGTAGCAATGTTAAATTCTATGGGCAGACAAAAGCATGCTTTTAAACAGCTGATGATATTGTTAGATTATCTTATTTTAAAAAAGAAAATTACTTTAGACATGGTTAAAACTGATCTTAGTATGTCACGAAACACATTTTATCATTATTTCAAAGTATTGAAAAAATTAAGAGTTTGTGTTAAAACATTTAATTATACACATAATCAAAGGGTATTTACTTTTAGAAGGTCAGCCTATTTAGAGTTATTTTTATTTTTTGTTTTTAGTGATTGTCGTTGTCCTAAAGTATACAATAAGATTGCTGGAAGAAAGATTATGTTAAAAGTGAATGAAAAATTGAATAGTTATAGTAATTTAAAAAAAGAGATAAAGACCTTTAGTAAATCATCGCAAGAGACAGTAAATGTTGCTATTAATCAACAACCTTTAGGGGACACTTTAACCACAGAACAATCTAATATTGATAAAATATAAATAAATCAAGAAATAAATAAATATTCCCATGCATCCACTCGGAAATGTACTTAAGATATTATATAACAACATATTACAACATAATTTAGACATCATCTGTGCATAAACCTGTGTATAAGTTGGTTAATATATTAATACATAACAAGTTAATCACACAGACTCTTCAATATACTAACCATAGTATATTGTACGGCCACAATATAATCTTCATGGCTACTTTTTTTCGTGGGAAATTTATAAATTATCTCTTATGATAAAAAAAATTGTAGAAAAAAAATCCGTGGTAAAGGTAGCGTGGAATACTAATCTTGTTCAGAACTATTTTGAAGATATATTTAGATTAACCTATTATGTATTAATGTATTAACCAACTTATACACAGGTTTATGCACAGGGTTTTTGAGCAAATTATGCCAAATGTTTACAATTATAAACATTTTCATGAAAAAAATATGCGAGAATTGCGGTTCGAAACTTGAATCTAGAGATCAGAATTTCTGTACAATATGCGGAATTCAGCAGGATTTGACTAAACAATTATGTATTATATGTAAAAGACAGATTGATCAAAATTGGCAGTTCTGTGCTAATTGTGGCGTAAATTTGAAGCAAATTAATGTGGTTGAGAGATAATATTTAGGGAATAAAATGAGCAGGAATTATCATATTGTTCCATACGGCGATAAATGGGCAGTAAGAAAAGAAGGGAATACGAAAGTTTCAGTGGTTTATGACACTAAAAAAGCTGCAGTGAGCAATGCTCGGCATAGTGCATCTTCTACTAGTTCTGAGGTAGTCATTCACCGCAAAGATGGTAAAATAAGGGGCAAAGATTCTGATGATGCAGATTTCTACTTTTTTCGTAGATATAGAAATTATTTTTAAGTTATAGGGTTAAGATATTACGTGTTAAAAAATAACGAAAATAGGAGGTTGATATGCGATATATGTTTTTTACATCTGAACATTGTTCACCATGTAAAGTATTAAAACCAAAGATATATAAACATCCCGAAATAGCTGTGATTGATGTAGAAAAACAAAATGAAAAAGCTGTACAATATGGTATTATGAGTATCCCTACATTAATTGCATTAAATAATGATGATACTGTAGAATATCAAGTATCAGGAGCACAAATCAATAAATGGTTAATAGAGAATTTTAAAGAGTAGAAAAAATGCTTAAATTTAATTTGCATGATCAAGTTAAATTACCTAATGCGATACACAAAGAATTAACTGGTATGATAACATCTATTTGGATAACAGAAAAAGCAATCAAGTATGAGGTGCGTTATTTTTGGGAAGGTAAACCACAAGAAGGAGTTTATTTTTATGAATGGGAGATAAAGAAAAATGAAAATTAATCAATACTGTGAAGTATGCCATAAAATAGCTGTTAGTAAGGGGTTTTGGGATGGGGAAAGAAATCAAGGTGAATTAATTGCTTTGATGCACTCAGAATTGTCGGAAGCTTTAGAGGCGTTGCGTTCAAATGATGAAACTAAAAATAATATTGCTGAGGAATTAGCGGATACTTGTATACGTATTTTTGATTATTGTGGTGCGTTTGGACTTGATCTTGAAAATGCTATTAATAATAAAATAGAAACCAATAAACAACGCACTAGATTACATGGGAAAAAATTTTAATGGATATTATAACAAAAGAACGTAGGAGTAAATTTATTATTGCTGCAAAAAATAATATAAAAGATATTATCTGCCCTTCGAGATTTAATATTTTATGTTGGGGACATCAATGTTTATTTAATCCTTGTTGTAGTTATTGTTATTTACATTATACTGCGCGCTTTATTGATGCACCCATTGTTTATAAATCAAATAAAATATTAGATGAGGTGCAACAATGGTTAAAAAATACTTCTTTACCTCATATACTCAATACAGGTGAGTTAGCTGATAGTTTTATGTTGCAAAATAATCAGATTCTTGCTAACCTAATGGATATGTTTGAGGCACAAACTAAACATAAATTATTATTTGTAACAAAAAATAATATCATACCAGCAGAAATAGAAAATAACATTTACACAAAAAAATATGTACAAACAATTTTTTCTTTTTCAGTGAACAGCGCTGAATTTTCTTCAAAATATGAAAAAGGAGTGCCCAATCCGTTTGAAAGATTAGCGACCGCGTATCGTATTAAAAAACAAGGTCAACGTGTACGTATCCGTATTGACCCAATTGTTGAAATAAAAGATTATAAAACAGAGTATAAAAATCTAATTGATGTTCTTAATAGTTTTTTACAACCAGAAAGGGTTACTTTGGGGTCATTATGGTTATTCCAAACCTTACCTCAAGTGGATTGTGATGAAGATGTTGCAAAATATGTGATTGATAATAATGATAGAGACAAAAAATTACGTATACCTTTTGAGAAGCGTATTGAAATATATCAATGGTTTATTAAAAATTTACAAATTAGTGAAATTGGATTATGCAAAGAAACGATACAATGCCATCGTGCTTTAAAATTTAGGAAAGATATGAAATGTAATTGTAATATATAGGTGAAAATATGATTTTTAAATCTTATATGAACTTAAGCAAATCTTATACAAGTTTTATGAAAAATAAGCCTGTTGTTTTAAATAAAAAAAAGATAGGAAAGATCATTAGCGCTTTTGTTGAGGATGGTGGGATTATTCTTACTATTAAGGTATCTTCTAAATATGATAAAATTATTAATCCTTTAATTCTAGGGGGTAAAAAAAATGCCGCAAGTATTGAATGGACCGAAAGAGTTGAATAATTTACTCGAAACAGTATATAGTAGTTGTATGAAAGATAAAAAGAATGCTACTATATGTTCAAAAGTAGCATGGGCAGCAGCTAAAAATGCTGGATGGTATAAAAATAAACAAGATAAATGGACTAAAAAAAGTGATGCAGAAATAAAAAGAGATGAATTAATTAAAAAAGGTGGTATTAAAACAAAAATTAAAGATATTGAGGTGAAGCATGTTGATTGAAGATAAAATAAAGGCAATACTTAAAGAACAGTTAGATGTTGATGTTACAGATATTTCCTCCACCATAGCAGAAGATTTACACGCAGATAGTTTAGATAAGATAGAATTAATCATGAGTATTGAAGATGCATTTGATATTTCTATTAGCGATGTTGATGCGGAAAAAATTATTACAGTAAATGATTTAATTAGTTATGTTAAAACTAAAATTCATGAAAGGGGTGAGAAATGAAAATAAAAAAAGGCTTATCAATTTCTACAATTGATTTTTGGTATGATTTAACTGATGGTGGTTATTTAGATCCCAAAGAAATATGTACCGATAAAAAAGATGCAGAAAAAGTTTTAGAAGCTATTAAAGTTATACAAGATTTTCAAAGATCGTGTGAAGAGCAAATTGAAGATTTTTTACAATAAAAAGGAGAAAAATGAAAATACAACCTATGGGGGACCGTATTTTAATTAAAGTAATTAAGATTGAGGAACATAAAGGTATTATTATGCCACAAAACGTTATCATTTCAGGTAATGCAGCTATTGGTGAAATAGTAGGATTAGGGCAAGGATACCTTTCTGATAAAAAAGATGAAATAACACAAAAAAGTTTATGGGACCCGTTAGAATCAAAAGTAAATGAAAGAATTATATTCAATAGCAGAGCTGGATTAGCGTTAAGTAAGAATTATCGTTTAATACACGAGAATGAGATTATCGCTAAGATTAATGATCAGGGCATTGATATAGGTGATGAATTATTATCTGGGGATGAATAAAGATAATAATATACAACGGAGAAGTGACAACTATGAAAATGTATTGTTTAAAATGTAATAAGAAATTTAATTCAGCACATAGGTGTTTTAATAGACTGTGCCCTAGATGTAAACAAGATAATAAACATATTTTTGTAGGCAATAGTGCATGTCTTCCTAATAATAGATCGAGTAAACGTTCTTCAGTATCATCATAATCTATATGGTATAAAATGAAATTAACCGAACAAGATAAACAAGATGCATGCGAATATATCATGGATGAGGCTTGTAAAGCCTGTTATGGTCTTGATTATAAAGAGAAAGGCATACATTTTCGTTTAGACCAAACACCATTTACAGTAAGGGAGTCGATCGATTTATTTATTGAATGGTTAAAAATACGAGCACAAGAACAAAAAGGGGAGGTAAAAAAATGAGTATGAGAATTATTAAAATTATTTTAAATAAAAAATTTGAATCATGGAAAGAAAGTATTAAAAATGATAAGGTGCGTTCTTTAGTTGAAAAAAATACGATTATTACAGGCGGGTGCATTGCGTCATTACTTCTAAAAGAAGAGATTAAAGATTTTGATTTTTATTTTAAAGATTATGAAACATGTTTGGCAGTTGCTAATTATTATACTAATGAGTTCATATCTACACATACACATTTAAAAATTATACCAAGTGTTGACACCAATGCAAAAGACTTGGAGGGAAACCCCAGAGTACGTATTCGTATACAATCTGCTGGAGTAGTTGGCGAAAATACCAATGATAAGCAATATCAATATTTTGAGGGGAGAATGACACAGAGCGAACTGGATTCTTCATTAATGCCAGCAGGGGAAGAATATATTGACGAAGCGATGCCCCCATCAATGCGAGAACAAGTTCAACAAACCATGTCCGATGGTGATGAGGTTGACGCTGGACAAATTGGCAGTTTACATGGGGCAAGTTCTGAAAAAGGTAAATTTAGACCAGTATTTTTAACAGATAATGCAATTACATTAAGTGATAAAATACAGCTTATTATTAGATTTTATGGGCAGGCTGAAGATATACATAAAAATTATGATTTTGTACATTGTACAAACTATTGGGATTCAGAAACAAAAAAATTAGTTTTAAAACCTGAAGCATTAGAATCTTTACTATTAAAACGTTTATATTATATTGGCTCTAAATATCCTTTATGTTCTTTTATTAGAACAAGAAAATTTATTCAACGTGGTTGGTATATTGATGCTGGGCAAATGGTAAAAATTTGTTTTCAAATTAGTAAATTAAATTTAGAAGATTTATATGTATTAGAGGATCAACTTACGGGTGTAGACCAAGCATATTTTACACAAATGATAACATATATGCGCGCAGAACAAGTTAAGGACTCTAATTGGGTTGTAGATTTACCATATTTAGTAAGTATTATAGATAAAATATTTTAATCATATTGGATAAGTTATGAAGAAATTTATTTTTGCTATTGACCCTGGAAATGAAAAAAGTGCGTTTTTAATTTGGGATCATAAACAGCAAAATATAAAAAATAAAGATATTATTAATAACCAAGAGTTGTTAGAGTTGTTAGAGTTGTTACCAGAAAAAGAAGAATATTATTTAATAATTGAAATGGTGGCGTGTTATGGCATGCCTGTGGGAAAAGAAATATTTGATACTGTTTTATGGATAGGACAATTTAAACAATCTTGGGGCAAACAACAAGTTGTTCTTGTTTATAGGAAAGATATTAAAATACATCATTGTAATTCAATGAAGGCGAAGGATAGCAATATACGACAAGCACTTATTGATCGTTTTGGTGACCCTGGTGTTAAAAAAATGCCAGGATTATTGTATGGTGTTTCAAAGGACATTTGGAGTGCTTTAGCGATTGCTGTTTATTATAGTGATTTAATTAATAAAATTGAGTGAAAATATGAGATGAGTTGTGAAATTTTATTTAAAAATTTAAATGAAGAATATTATTTTTTTAGAAGATTGTATTAATACATTATATAATAAAGAAATTAAATATGATTATATATTTTGTGTCCCACCAGATTTTGACGAACTAAAATTACATCCCATTAAAGACGCGTTAAAATACACTGCTTTTTTAAAGAAAATATTTATGGGGTTTAGTCCTAGATGCAATATTGTTACTATCGCGATTACAGATCGTAAATATCAATCAGCTATTATCACAAAACATGAGTTAATTATTAAATTAATGCAAGAGTTAGGATATACATATATATCACAAAAGATATGGTGTAAATCTATAAAAATAAATTTATATCGTTTAAATTATAGTTTTATTATGAGTTTTGCGAAGAAACCTTATAAACAACAACATGATAAAGAATATGAAATTGATGTTTGGAATCATCCTATATACTCATATTTAGGGTACAACTATGCTATTGCGTTAGAAGTTGTGAAACATTGTGTAATTAATTTTACTCAAGAATCAGCCATTGTTTATGATCCTTTTATGGGATCAGCAACAACTGCAATTGCGTGTCTGGAAACTAATCGTTTTTATTTAGGTAGTGAAATTAATCAAGATTTTTATAATATTGGGCAAGATCGAATTAACTTATATAATAACCATAAAGAAAACATGAAACAACAATTAATGTTCCCTTTTTATAAAATATTAAAATAAGAGAATAAAATGACAAATAAAGAAATTTATAAATGTTATATTTGTGATTGTGAAATCGAAAAAGAAATGATGGTTACTGCTAATGATCAGATTGTTCTAGGGGTTTATGCTATTGTAGTGCGTAATATGCAATTAGCAATATGTTCAGTATGTTTCGCACAATGGAATAAAATTTTAGAACTTTTAGTATCTCGTTTTAAAGAACAAAAACATATTGATGAAGAAATATGTAAAAAAATCTTAGAGTATAAAGATGAATAAAGTAACATCATTTGAAATTAAAACATCATTAATATCATATTTTAGGTTTCAAAGGCAATGGTTATGTGCTGAAGAAGTACAATTTGCTGGTGGATTAGCAGATATTTTAAGCGATACTGGTGAAGATATTATAGAAGTAGAGGTAAAACTTACTAAAAATGATCTATACCGGGGCGAGAAAAAAAAGGAAAAACATATTACTGGTATTAAAAGCAATCGTTTTTATATTTGTGCCCCTTCATATTTAATTAATGATGTATTAAAATGGGTTGAAGAAACAAATAAAAATTATGGTGTGATAGAGTATCAATCATATTTGAATCTTGTTATTAGACGTTCGGCAAAACCATTTAATCGACCATATGATTTAACAATTAGAAAAAAAATTGAGATGAGGTTAAGTTCCATGCTTTACACATATATGAATAAAATATGTCACGATTTACAATTAAACAGAGATGGATGTAAAAATCAATTAGAGTATAAAGATGCCCCCTAAAAAAACACCATTACAATTATTTGATAAAAGATATGCTATTTTAAAAAAACAATTTGAGACTGGGAAGTTGCGCGCTGAATTTATTTTAAAAAAACGGCAAGAACGATGTGAGCATAAGTTTTCTTTTATAATGGGCACTGGTAATAATGATAGTTATTATAGATGTAATCAATGTGGAATAGAGAAATAAATATGAAGAATAAACCTGAGTATATTAATAATAAATTAAACTCGATATTATTTAAACAGTACCATGAGCAATATCAAAGAGTTTTTAATCAAGCTGAATGTGATATTGAACCTGAGTTTTTAGGTTTTATAACGACATATTATTATTTATCCTACTTAATACCAAAACATTTTACTATTATTGATTTTGGTTGTGCGTATGCACCACAAGCGTATTACTTTATTAACCATAAAAAATATATTGGTGTAGATTGTAGTGTAATAACGAGATTTATTTTTCCTAATACCGAGCATAGAATAAATACTATAGATATGGAATTAAAAAATTGGAAAAATAAAAACACAGAACAAATTTTTGCTATTTGTAGTTATGTTCCTACAGACACGTTCATGTTGCGTAAAATATTTTCTAATCTTTTTGTATATTATCCTTCCACTAATTCATCTAATAAAATTCCGTAGAAAAAAATATCTTGACAATTTTATAAATTATGTTATAATATGTTTTAATAGTAGACAAGAGTTTTGTCTGATTACGTCAAAAGAACGTAAATAGTACCCTTTCACTCCCGTAAGAAAAAAAACTCTTCAGATGTTCTCTTGTTTACTGCTTAATAAAAATATTAGGAGATAAAAATGGAAAAAATAATGATTAAAGATTTATTAAAGGGATATAATATTAATCATGCCGGAATTCAAAATGTTGGCATTATGACTGTTGTTCCTTTAGTCTCTAATCAAGAATATACCCCTATTACTTCTTTTATTAATATTCGTCTTGATCAAGATTTAGAATATAACAAATTACAATTTAAAAATGATTCTGATGATATTGGTATTTTATTGCAAGGATATACTATTATATCAGATCAAAAGGCCCAAGATCGTACGGTACCTTACCCTAGATTAATTAAAGGTAGAAGTAAAGTAATTGTACCGGCTAACTGTGTCGAACCACATCAGGGTGGTTCTTTGCAGACATCAAAAATAAACCCAGAAAATTTTAAAATATTACCACCTTCATTACGTGCACTTGCTATGCAAAAATCAAGCTTTAGTTCGGGTGAAACTGGTGCATTATGGGAATCATTATCTACATGGTCGAAAGATCTTGATTTACGTAATAATGGATTGGTTTCTTTTTATGAAAAATTTGTGCAACAATTAGATGAGTTTGTTGCTTCTTTTGAACCAGTAGAAAAGCAATTGGGAGCAATTACAATTTTAAATGATGAAGTTATCGCTATTGACATTGCACCAAAATATGCTTCATGGTTACAAATTTTTAGACCATTAATTAGAGATAGCTATGGTGCCGAAGCTTGCCGTTTAATTCAAAACAAACAAATTAAAAGTTTAATTGATATTATAGATACTACTAATATAAATAGTGCAGAATCATTAGAGAAAAATTTTACTAGTAATACAGCAATATTTTTTGACCGTATTAAAAATATTATAAAACAGAACATAGAGTTAGAAAGTACTTATAGTATGTTGCAAGAATTAAATGATTTAAATTTAGTTCAATTTGAATCAAAACAATTTTTAGGTTGTGGTGTATATCATGGCGATCATATAGTGTATTTATCTTTAGTAAGTAAAGAAATTATGAAAAAAAAGGAAAAAATTGCTGATTTAAACACTGTGCATAATTACGCTAATAATGCGTTTCGTATTTAAAACTAGAGGATTCAATGCAAAATTTAACAAAATATTTTCAAAAAGCAAAATTAAATTTGACTGTTACCGATAAACCAATTGCTATGAACAAGTTTATTAGAACTGAGAATAGCGATAAAATATTTCAAATGACTATTGACTCAGGTAAGAGCGAACGTTTTAGGATATTTCCTGGTGTTGGGACAGATGTGCGCGTTTTAGATTATGATAACCATAAGCGCCAGGTTTTATTGTTTGTTAAAGAACCTAAGCGTACATTTAGTACAACCCAGTATGATATAAAACAAGGTAAAAACATTACTACTGTACATGAAACACCAGACTATATCAGAAGATATTTGATGGGAATGGATGAGACACACTTATTTATTGCTGAACTACCTAATAGACAAGGTAAAGTTAATGATATTGTAGATGCACATCGTATCTTGCAACCCTATGAAGTAAAAGATAAGAAAAAAAGATTAAAAACTAAGATTAAAAGACAAGGTGAATGGTTTTTTATTAAAGCTACCCCTAAAGAATTAGAAATGATATCTGCAGCAATGAGTGCACCACTATATAAAGCAAGAACAAGTTTTACTTTACCTACTTTAGGTAAACCTCATATTGCTGAAGAAGCAATAATAGTATCAGAAATGATTTTTATTAAGGGAAAAATAAAACATGCTGACCATAAAACGCAACATTTTTTTGATTGGCATAGAGTATATAGAAATACTGAAATAGAAAACAGAGATAGAAGTGCTATTCAAGGGTGGGTAGATTAATGAAATTTAAAACTAAAAAAAGTGAGTTAGTGAAAGCATTACAAATAGTTGAAAATGCTGTTGCGATAAAAGCAACAATGCCGGTATTAATGCAAGTATTGCTTAATCTAAATGGGAACACACTACAATTAAGTACGACTAATTTGAACCTTAGTATTACAACAAATATTGTAGTTGCGGTACAAGAAGAAGGGGCATTAACATTACCATTTAAAAGATTTAAAGATGTTGTCAGTGCGTTATCTAATGAAGAGATAGAAATAACAACCGATCAACATAATTCAATTATTATTAATAATAATAATTGTAAATTAAAAATTAAATCATTATCTGCAGATGATTTTCCTAAATTACCTGATATTAAAACAGAAAATACATTTAAAATTAAGTATTCTTTATTATCAGAAATGGTAATGCGTACAGCTTTTGCTGCGTCTTTAGACGAGGCTAGAGCTATATTTACGGGCATTTTACTTGAAGTAGAGCAAGATAATATTATTTTAGCAGCGACTGATAGTAAAAGAATTGCGGTTAGTAAGAATAAATTATCTACTTCTATTAATACACATTTAAAAGCTATTGTTCCAGCAAAAACTTTTAAAGAAATCGTTACCATGTTACAAGGTGAAGGTGATTTATTAATTACTATGGAAGAAAGGATGATTGGAGTTATTTTTGGCCCTACTAAAATTACTTCCCGTGTAATTAATGGTGAATATCCAGACTACTCTAAAGTTATTCCCTCTTCTAATGAAAATAAACTAACAGTATCACGAAAAAACTTATTAGAAGCACTAAAAAGATCGGCATTGTTTATGACAGAAGAGTATCAAAGCACTAAATTTGACTTTACACAAAATAAATTAACTATTTCAAAAATAACTCCTGATGTAGGGGAGTTTCAGGAAGAAATAAATATTACTTATGCTGGTGGAGACATTGTTATTGGCTTTTATCCTAATTATTTAATAGATGCATTAAGTAATTTAACCGAGGAAGTTATTGAATGTGAACTTACCGCGGCAGATCGACCTGCAGTTATAAAAGTAGCTGATTATACGTATATTGTATTACCGATGAGATTACATTAATTATATGGAGATGATAATGAAAAAAAATATTTCTACAAAACGAAAACCTCGTACAATTTTATCGAAAAAGGTCCCTTCATCTACTTCCATAGAATATAAAACTGAATCTCTTATTGCATTAATTAATTGTTGTAGTACAAATATTAGTAAACAAACTTTTTATAATAAAGAAGATACACAGCGTTTAACATTATTAAATATTCATAGTGCCGCATTTGAAACGAGTAGGATGTTTTATGCTTTAATGTTGCTCCCTGATTTTGTAACTGATGTAAATAAAAAGATTATAGTAGCTAATTTGCTAGAAGGAATCAATGTTTCTGTTGGACAAAAACATTGGGAAGATGCATTAATTTTGCAAAGTTTTTCCAATATGCAACCTAACCGTATTTTCGATATTTTGAATTATATAGTAGACCTTAAATTAAATAATGCACGCACGAGAAATTTGATATATAAATTTTTAGATAATAATAGAAATACGTTATCTTTATGGGCTTTAAAATATAAAAAATCTTTTAAAAGAGTTATACGTCATGCACATATTAATCCGCGCTTACATGATGCCATTAATTTTTTAATGAAACATAAGTATACATCTGATGATATTTTATTACATAATTATAAATTAGCCCAGAAAGGTGACGTAGAAGCGATTTATAAATTACCTTTAACGGTAGCACGCGGTTTTGCCGCTAAATATGAAATAGAAGAAGCTGCTTTTTTAAAGAAATTTAATGAATGTGGCAAAATAACACAAAAAGAACAACGTCAACAAGCAAGAGAATTACACGAAAAAGGGGTATCAGTAAAAGTTGACCTTAAAAAACTTGATTTGTTTGATCTTTTTGTATATCTAGGGATGTTAAATGAAAATAATGCTTTACCTATTACTGTAAAAGATGATATTAATAATGCGGCAAGAATTGCTGCTAAAAATGTACCTTATAGGTTTGATGATGCAGCTGTGGTATTAGATACATCTCTTTCTATGTCTGGTGCAAAAGAAACAAAAAATCATCCTCTCTATCGTTGTTTAGCTATTGCAGCAGTGATTAAAGAATTAAGTGATACCTTTACCGAATATCGTATGCACAATGTTAATTCTTTAATACCTAAATTAAGTTCGCAAAGTAATTATAGCACTCCTTTATTAAAAGCTTTAAAGAAACATCACCATTACATTTTTATTCTTGGTGATGGATATGAAAATGCTCCTTATGAAGGTGCTTCTAATTTAATTCTAACATTATATAAACAATTTATTGATAAAGATAACAAAGCTATTATTACACACTTTAATCCTGTTTTTGCTGCTGAATCAAAAGATGTGCGTAATCTTTTTATTAATAAAAAATATAATGCTATAGGTATACGCAATGACAAAAGTTTATCTTCAGCATTATTTTTGTCTATGAGTAAACAAAATCCATTACAGGCGCTTACCGCTTATTTCACAGTATTATTACGTTTGCAAAATAAAATAGCACAAGCATTACAACCAAAAGAAGCACAGCTTAAATTGGAGTAAGTATGTTAGTACAATCTTCTCATTTTAAGATTTATCTTGCAGGTTATATTAATAATAATAAATTAAAAGAATGTGCAGAATGGCGTGATAAGATTAGAACACATTATGAGAATTGGAAGGGGAAAGAACGATACCCCATAGATTGGCTAGATCCATTAAATGGTGAATTTGGATATATTACTAAAGAAGGATTACAATGTGCCTTACCTGGTAAGGCGTTAGTAGACCGTGATTATAATAGTGTAAAAATAGCAGATCTTATCATCGCAAATATGGATACTTTTGGTGCACAGAGACCTTTAACAGGGACGATATTCGAATTAGCTTGGGCATGGTTAATGCATAAACCAGTTATTGTTATTACTAATGACGATAATTATAAATTTCACCCCTTTATAACTGATACTGCATCCATCGTTGTTCCTTCTGTGAAAGAGTTGTTAGAAAATAAGTATATTAATTACTTCTTTAAAGGAAAAGTAAGTGCGGAAAGTCAACATCTATAATGTGCTGTTATTTTATTATTTATTAGAATAAAGGAGAATACATGAAAACATCGTTTGCAGAATTTGAGAAGTTACTTGATAAGATGATTATTGAAGAGCGTGCAGTTAAAGAAACAAAAGGTAAGGACTATACCGTTGGTGATGATCGTCTTAATAATTTTAGATCAATTGCTGATGAAATGACAGCTGCAGGGTTTCCAATAACAATGAAGCAAGTATTTTGGGTATACTTTAAAAAACACATTGATGCTATTAGAAAATATTGTGCGACAAATCAATCTGTTAGTGAGCCAATTGAAGGGCGTATTTTAGATGCGAGAGTTTATTTAAGTCTATTACGTGCGATGGTTGAAGAGGATAAACAGCATGGCGTCTGAAACATTAACAATACCAGAAGATTATTTTAAGGAAGTTATTTTAGTTATTAGAAATGGTTTAAAACATACTAAAGGAATTAGTAATGTTAGTAGAAATCAGTTAAAACTTTGGTGTAATGAAGAAGAAGATTATTTAAAAAAATTAATTGAACCATAAAAATGGAGGATGAAGATGGTGTTAATTGAAGCTTTAAAAGAACAGAAATATATTTTACGCAAAATGGAAGATTTAAGAAAAAAAATTACACTCCATTGTGCTGATTTAGATTGTATGCAGCCAACATATGGAACTGCTGAAAATCAGCGTAAAGAAATTGCTGGATGGATACAGGCACATAATGATTTAGCGTTTCAATTAACTAAATTAAAAAAATCCATATTAAGAACTAATCTTGAAACTAGAGTTACAATTAAAATTGGTGAACAAAATATCGAGCATTCTATCTCTGAATGGGTTATTAGGAAAAGAGAAGTTATTGATTTCCAATTATTAGCGTATAATGCATTAAATGATCGGGGGTTATCGCAACAAAGTTTAAGGACAATAGGAGGTGCTGACGAAGCAAATAAAATGCGTATAGCTCGTGTTCGTTTTTATTTTGATGCTAGTAATAGAGATGAACAAATCGAACTTTTAAAAAAAGAAAAAGAAGATATTGATAAGACTTTAGAAATTGTTAATGCAACAACTATGTTAATGGAGTAAATATTGTTCTTTGAAATTTGGCTCATGTTAAGAGATAAAAACTGGAAATAATTGAACGTCACTGATACGATATTCAGAATTATCGCGAGATAATATATCATTTGATTAGTCACCGACTAATTGGATAATGTTTAATATCATATAGCTAGGGGATAATATCTCCAGACCTAAGACTCAGGATAGTAAGATTTAAGATTAACTCTATCAAGGTTGACGAGTCAAGTTAATAAGATTAATGCCAATCGGTTATCGCTTTTTTACTGAGACGGTGAAAAAGATGTTGCCCTTTGTGAGTTGGCAAATGTCTTTACAAAGTTAGTTTATCAGTTAACGTCCAGGTTCTTGTAAAGCTTCCTTAATAGGGAGTCAAATTTTAAATTAAAAAACTAATATGGGTGAAAAGTGTTTACACTCACAAAAAAAAGATTTATAAATTATATTACAACATTAAAATTAATAGAATCTGATTTACACAAAGTGCATATTGCTTTTAAAAAATTAGATCCAGATTTTGGTGGGTTTTATTTAAGTAGATTTAGTACTCTTATTATTAAAGTATTGCAAGATGCTATGCAAGATAAATACGATTACATAAATTATTTTATCTATGAATTAGATTATGGTAAAAAATGGAAAAAAGGAATGATAACCAGAAAAAATGGTGAGGATGTTAAATTAAAAACCCCAGAAGATCTATATAATTATCTTATAGAAACTAAAAATGAAAAATAAAATTTTTTTAGCAGTTGATTTTGATGGTACCATAGCAGATAAAGTCAATGATGAACTTGTTTTAAAAGCTGGTGCTAAAGAAGCGATGCAAAAGTTTAAAGATGCGGGCTGTTATATTTTAATTGATAGTAATAGAGCAAATTCATATCGTAAAAAAGAAGGTACGGTAGAAAAAAGTCTTATAGAAATGAAAACATTTTTAGATATTCACCAAATTCAATATGATGCAATTGCAGGGTTAACATTTAAGATTGATGGAAAACCTATCGCTGATTTTTATATAGGGCATAATAACATAACATTGACAACTTGGGAAGAAGTTGCAATAAAAATATTAGGAGTATAATATTAATGGAACAAAATAAAGTAATAGATATATCCTCTGATGTTGCGCACCCTGTAGAAACATCTAAAATAATGGCATCACCGTTTATTGGGAATAAAAAAATACGCACACCGAGTAAGTATCTAACAATAAAAGATGCTACATATTTTAAAAGTCGCCTTAATAGCCAATCAAAACGTATAGAAAAATTACAAATTAAATTATCACAAATCCAAACTAATCACCGTTATTATGTTAATAAACGATTACCTGATGTTTTGAAACGTGAAAAATTGAAACAACAATTTAGCGCTGTTTTAAGAAAGGCTGAACATATTCTTCACGCTTTTGGAAAACAAAATTTTACTATTGCTAGTAATAGTAAGGATGAAACTAAACGTCAAGCACGCCATATAGGATTATTTACAGCTGTTGAAATGCAGCGATTGCGTCGAATGTTACAAAATGATTTTAGAGTAGTAAGAAAAAACTTGACAAAATCATAATTTGTGTTATAATATAAATATAGTAGAGATTTGATCTTTGATTTAAGAGGACTTAAGTTAAGAGTTCAGAATGTTTATATTAATTATAATGGAAACAGGTTAAATAATTACTCCTTGTTCAAGGGGTGTTATTTATTAAACTCTTACTACTTCTCCTCTTTCTTATCGTATAAATTAATAACGGACTATGATAAAGAATACAGAATGGTAAAAAGTCTGACTTTGAAATCAGAAAATGTACGTTCGAATCGTACCTTCCCCACCAATAAAAAAATATTGGGGAAGAAAAAAACAATTCTTTTCGCTTTTCCGTTATTTTAATTCGCAGGGTAGTGTAGGGGGAACACACTTGTCTCATACGCAAGAGAACAGTGGTTCAAATCCACTTCCTGCAACAAATTTAATAGTATAAACAAACATGACTATAAAAGTTAGATTCGAACATAAGATGTATAAAAACCAAAGCCGTAAGCTTTGGCCCGCAGCCATTTTATGTTCGGGTAGCTTTAGGCCAGCGTTTGTTTCTACAGATAATATAACCGATTCACAGTAGAACGTAGCTGACAGATCTAGGACCTAAAGCTACCGACTACTAAAAAGAGTCGGTTTTTTTATTTATGCCGCTGTGGTCTACGGGTTAGGACGCGAGAATTTCACTCTCGCAAAGCGAGTTCGATCTCTCGCCAGCGGTGCTAGAATTGCCTCGTTAGCATAGTTTGGCTCAATGCGTTGGCTTGTCACGCCAAAGATCGGGGATTCAAATTCCCCACGGGGCGCTAAGAATTTAGTTAATGAACTAGCTACGGGTAAGCCTTAATGACTTATCTGAGGAAAGTCCAGGCTCTACATAGCAGCGTATCAAAGCTAACAACTTTGAGCAATCATAAAATTGACGATAAGAGGACAGAGACGAGAAAAATGAGACGACCAATCTCTACGCAGAGCAAGATCAAACAGAACCTGACCTGCTCGGTCGATAGGTTCGGGTAACGATCGCATAGACGGATGGCTAGATAAACAAAACCTGGCTTATCATTAACTAAATACTTTTTGGAGGGTATGTGCATGGTTAGATTGGCACGCCAGTTTGCTAAACTGGAAATCGAAAGAAACGCAGGAGCGTCACCTGCACCCTCCGCAAAAAAATTAAGAAAAAATGAAAAAATATGTTTTATATAAAACAATCAATAAAATAAATAAGAAATTTTATATTGGTGCCCATATAACAGAGAATATTAATGATAATTACATAGGATCGGGATTATATTTATGTCAAGATATTAAAAAATACGGTAAAAATAATTTCAAAAAGATAGTTTTGAATTGTTTTAATTCGAAAGATGAATTATTATGTGCTGAAAAAAAATTATTGGACGCTAGGTACATAAAAAAGAATAAGCATCGATTATATAATAGAAATGGTGGCGGGGCAGGATCGTGGATATATAATAATTATTTTTCTCCAAATAGAAAAGAACGATATAAAAGAATTTATATAAAATTCAAAAAATTGTTGCGCAATAGAGAATGGAGAAAGGAATTTTGTACAAAACTATCAATAGGACAGAAACAAGCTAGAGCTAAAGGCTTGTGTAAAGGATTTTTGAATAAAAAGCATACTAATAAATTTAAAAGGTTTATCGGTAAAATAAATGCAATTCAAAATAAAGGCAGAAATAATCCTCAATATAACAAAAAATGGATATCGAATCTAAGATTTAAGAAATCTGTTCTTATTAAAAAAAACCTGATACAAGATTATTTAGCTCAAGGTTGGATAATTGGTAGAAGATTTAATGCTGGGTGTTTTGGGAAATTGGAAGAGTTGACGGAAGTATAGAGATCCGACTTGTCTTGAAAACAGGTAACCGTTAATTACGGCATGTAGGGGCAGAACCTACCTCTTCCGCAAGATAGGAGCTTAAGCTAACAGCAAACTGTCGGTCTCCAAAACCGAATTTACTGGGGCGGAACCAGTAGCTCCTGCAATTGGTGAAAAAAGTTACTGACAAATTAATTAATTATGCTATAATATATATAATTGGCACTATGGCTGAGTGGTCGAAAGCGATTGTCTGCAAAACAATTTATCAAGAGTTCAAATCTCTTTAGTGCCTCAACGAGTCCGATGTCGACTGGTCAGACACTTGCCTTTTAAGCAAGCGCATTTTGCAAGCGAGTTCGATTCTCGCCGGGCTCACTAGTTCGGGCGTATAGCAAAATGATAATGCAGTTGGCTCTTAACCAGCATATTGGAGGTTTGAGTCCTCCTACGCCCACATTATTGCTCCGGAAGACAAGGTGCGAATCCTTATATATAACAGCTTGCGGTGAAGGCGCCAACCAACCCAAAAGCGACATTATATTAGTGTAATTTTAGCACACCGGGGTTTTAAATTACAGTGTCCTCTAACGATAGGAGAATGGGCTTTGAACCCGTCAATGAAGGTTTGATTCCTTCCGCTGTAGCTAAAATGGAGATGATATGACTGTTGAAGAAAAGAAATTAATTGATGATATGACACAATACGAATTATGTCATAGATGGAGATTTGCTAAAATTGGAGATCCTTTATTCCAAGGAGATACTGGTGAATATTATAGTAAAATTTTAAAAGAAAAAGGTGGTTTTACACCAGAAATTTCAAAACAATTAGGGTGGTTTTAAATGAAAGTCAAAAATTATTTAGGATGGTTGCAAGATATGGAGCATTATCGTGAGGGGTATACTTGGCATTATTATATAAATAAAGAAAAAAGTATTTGTGGAAAAAGCAAACATCCTACACAACAATGGAATGCTGCATATATGAGAGGTAGAACCTGTAAAAAATGCTTAAACTATTGTAAAAAAAATAAATTAGAAGTTATATAATATCTTATAGAGTATATTAAATTGCGAAGTCGACTAATGGTAGGCCGCAACGCTCTGAACGTTGAAATCAAGTTTCGATTACTTGCTTCGCAGCTAGAAAGGTAATAATGAAAAATAAAATATTTGAGTTGTTTAAAGATTTTGAGATATTTCTTGTTGGCGGTTCAGTAAGAGATCAACTCTTGAATCTCGAAACTAACGATTTAGATTTCGCTACTAGCGCAACCCCAGATCAATCTAAAGCAATACTCGAAGCTGCTGGGTATCATCCGCATACTGTTGGATGGGCATTTGGCACAGTTGGTATTGTAAATGATCAATATGAGGTACATATTACGACATATCGTAAGGCTGAAGATTATCAGCGCGATAATCGAAACCCGACAGTTGAATGGGGAAAAACTATTCAAGAAGATCTTATAAGACGTGATTTTACCATTAATGCACTAGCACAAAATAGCACCGGCGAGATCATAGATTTATTTAATGGAGTACAACATCTTAAAGATAAGTTACTTGTTACACCGATCGATGCGAATATAGCGTTTAATGATGATCCTTTAAGGATGTTACGAGCTGTAAGATTTAAGGCAAGACTTGGTTTTGAATATAGCACAAATGTACAAGAAGCTTTATATAGACAAGCACATCGTTTATTAATTCTTCCAAAAGAAAGGATCCAAGAAGAATTAAATAAGATTTTAATGACAGATAATGCGGCAGATGCATTACATGATTTATATCAATTTAGATTACTAGATTATATAATTCCTGAATTAAAGATGTTAAGTAAGATCGAGCAAGACAGTATTTACCATTCAAAAAATGCATTATTACATACCATAGAGGTATTGCGTAATACTTCAAAAGATATAATCTTAAGATATGCCGCAATCTTTCACGACTTGGGTAAAATGGTAACCCGGTCTGTAGAAAATGGTAATGTCCATTTTTATCATCACGAGAATATTTCGGCGCTTATGACATATCCAATTCTACAAAGATTAGGTTTACCAAAACGCTGGTGTAAAGATATTACATATCTAGTGAGAAATCATATGCGTGCTAATACCTATGAAAAAGACTGGTCAGATAGTGCAGTAAGACGTTTTATACGTGATACTGGTGAATATTGCGATAGACTTTTAGTACTTAGTAGAGCTGATATCACTAGTCATAACCCAATTACTGTGCAGAAGCATCTCGATTCTTTAAATGATTTTGAAAGACGTATTAATGAATTAAGAAATTTTAAAGAATTAAAATGCCCAATAAGTGGTTTAGTTATTATGGAATTCTTTGATTTACCAGCCTGCAAGAAAGTTGGTGAAATAAAAGAGTTGATTCTGAATGCTATCATTAATGGTGAATTAAAAATTGAAGACAGTGAAGAAGTAATATTAGAATATGCGAAACGCAAGATGGAGATAAAATAATGTTAGAAATTAATAAAAAATTAGGAAGAGAATAGAGCATACATATGCAATATTTATTAACAGAAGAAGAATATTTAAAATTGGAAAGAAACCCAGATAAAGATAAGACTGAATCTCTTTTAAATGATTTACGTACTAAAGTTTTAACATTAGCTAATTTTAAATGTCTGCATCAAATTACAGACGTAGATTATGAAAAAGGATTAAATGTTGATGAGGGTTATTGTGATAATTGTCCATTAAGTTTTTGTAAAAATGAAAACCTTAAAATGAAACATTATCTATGTGGTTGTGATACTTTATATTCTAAATAAACACAGTGCGTGGGCCAACTTGGATTAGGTCGCCTGGCCTGGAACCAGGAGGTTGAAGGTTCAAATCCTTCCGTGCTGACTTTCGGAGTAGTTAAGTACATTAAAAGAGTTCGCGACTCTCTACTCCACTAAAATATTTGAAAGGAGTTGATTAAGTTGAGAGTTTTAGTTTTAAATAGTTCGTATGAATTTCTTGGTTTTTGTGATTGGCAATCTGCCATTTGTGCTAAAGTATCCGGTAAGGTTTATGTTGAGGAAGAATATGAGCAGGAAGTAAGATCACCTTCAACAACTATGCGTATTCCTGCCGTTATTAGATTACGTCATTATGTAAAAGTTACATATGAAAAAGTGATGTATGTTTCATATACTAAACGTAATGTGCATCTAAGAGATAACTATACTTGTCAATATTGTCATACAAAACATGATGCTAGAAAATTAGGTATTGATCATGTATTACCTGAATCACGAGGGGGTTTAACAACTTGGGAAAATACCGTATCTTGTTGTCATGGATGTAATTTAGTGAAAGATAATAGAACACCTGAAGAAGCAAAAATGAAACTTATGCGTATTCCAACTAAACCTAGAGGGTTCAGAGAAATCATTAGGATTAAAATTGGTGAGTTACATGATCTTTGGGAAAAGTATTTATTTTAGAAATTGGTGGGTATCGTCTAGCGGTTAAGGATACAAGGTCGTGACCCTTGTGACACGAGTTCGAGTCTCGTTACTCACCCTAAGATATGCGTAGGTATCCAAATGATGAAGGGCGCAGTCTGTAAAACTGTTACATTCGAAACGTTGCAAGTTTGAATCTTGCCCTACGCACTAATTTGAAAGGTTGAATATGAAAATTGGTATTATTGGTCATGGTGCAGATAAATTCACAGAAGTTAGTAGATTAAATGCAGCAGAATTAATTGCAGCTATTTTAAAAGATTATTGTGTACAATGTATTGAGAAAAGAGATTATGATACAGGATTTGTTTCAGGACATTCACCTGTAGGTGGGGTTGATATATGGGGAGAAAAAATAGCAAAACTATTAGGTATTCCGTTAGAACTTAAGATACCTAAACAAAAATGTTGGGACGCAGAATACGGATTTAAACAACGTAATTTAGATATTGCAAGTTCTTCAGATATACTACATATAATTTTAGTAGATAAATACCCGAAAGATTATAAAGGTAGAAAGTTTAGTAAATGTTACCATTGTAATAGTTCTGATCATGTAAAGTCTGGAGCATGTTGGACAGCAAAAGAAGCTCGAAAATTGAATAAAGAAGTTATATATCACATAATTAGAAATGAATAAATTAATTAAAACCGAGTCTGGATGTGCTTATTGTCAGCAAAAAGGGTTTATTCATATCCATACTGATATGCAAACATATGCTTTAAATGGTTTTGTAGATAATGAAGAAGCGATAAAAATGTTTAATATAGTATGTGAAAAAATAAAATATTTTAGATATGATGGGCAGGTCGTCTAATGGGAGGATTTCTGTTTTGCAAACAGAGGATAGGGATTCGAGTTCCCTCCAGTCCACAAAAATTCGGCTCGTAGCGGAGACGCAAGCATCAGATTAAGTCTGAAGTAGGTAGAGGTGGCGTACTACCGAGCTGACCAAAATGAGATATAGGTGTTGATGATTGCACACTACATTGCCAATGTAGAAGAACGGGTTTAAATCCCGTATATCTCTCTGTTCTTTTTAATATTGCCCGTCTAGTGATAACGTTAGCACAACGGTCCTGTAAACCGTGAGTCGCAGTTGAATTCTGCGGATGGGCTCTAAATTTATATGATATCTGCAACGATACTAGTTAATGCAGAGCTGAAAACCAACTAAATGCTCAGGGAAACTCTCTAAGATAATTTAGAAGGATGCACCAAAGAGTTAGTTTATCATATTTGCCAGCATAGTTCAATGTTAGAATAAGGCTTTCGTAAAGCTTAGATTTGGGTTAAATTCCCAGTGTTGGCTTTAAAATTAATGCCATTGTAGCTCAAGAGGAAGAGCGCTAACTTGGTAAGTTAGAGGTTGTCAGATCGTTACTGACCTTTGGCTAAGTTATCAGGGCTGTGTAATGCGTCTGAAGTGTTGGAGAGTGCACTACAGTTTTCCAAACTGTGAGAATGGGTTTAACTCCCATCAGACGCTCTAATAAAAGGAGAATGAAAATGCAGAAGAAACCAAATTGTTACAAATGTGAATTTCGAGGTTCAATACCAGGTGATGCACATTCACAATGTCATAACATAAATGCACATGTAGAAGGAGACGCTTATGGTAGACGATCTGGGTGGTTTTTCTGGCCAGTAAATTTTGATCCAGTATGGTTAGAATCGTGTGACGGATTTAAGGCAATTAAAAAATAATGATATAATGCCGGGTTAGCTGAGATAGATTAGCGCTGCGCTGAAGACGCGGAGAGGTCAGATCGATACTGACATCCGGCACAAAAAAATATTGACATTTGATAAGAATGTGATATAATATAAATGTTACAAAAAATGATAGCTAGGTACCATAATGTTAATGGAACGAGCTGTTAACTCGTGATATGAAAGTTAGACTCTTTCCCTAGCTGCCAATATAGTTTGTTCTTTTAAAATTTGGGGACGATCAGGTTTCGATTTAAATAAATAAGCATGGATCGCACATCGCAGACGCAATGTTGGCTGCGTTAACAAACATTGCAAATCTAAACGCAGACGAAAATACCCGTTTGTTAGCTGAAGCAAATGCTATTGTAGCACATGTATTTGCCGATGCACCAGTCGTAGCTACAATATAGTTACGCACCTACTTATTTTGTGTAAGTAATAAGTAAGGTACGATATTACACTAGTTTTAATATTGTCTTGATATTAAAATGAAACTAAAAGACTATGTGTGTATGAACATGTCTGTTTGTATGTACACAATGAAGATAAAACAATAGACTATATGTGTAGCATATTTATGTTTAATTATTTAAAGACCGCGGTTCAATTCCGCGCGTCTCCACAATATATGTCTGGGTCGCCTAATTGGTAATGGCAACTGGTCTACACCCAGTAATAATGAGTGTTCAAGTCACTCCCTAGACACTAATTGGACGGTTAGTTTAAATGACAAAACCCACGGCTTATACCCGTGAAGCTCCCGATTAGAGCGCATTGTAGGTTTGAATCCTACACCGTCTACTAAATATATGGGTATGGTCTGTTATAAAGCAAAGCACAGACTTGAGCAAAGATAAACGGGATAAGCTCCGTAGAGGTATGCTGACAGAATAGAGGTTGCTCTCTAAATGAGTGAAATTCTCATCATACCCGCTAATTCATTCTCCGTGTGGCTGAGAGGTTAAGAGCGCAGAGCTGATAACTCTGAGGACGTGTGTTCAATTCACACCGCGGAGACTATTTGCCCCTGTCGCCTAATTGAAAATGGCATTTCGCTACGAACGAAAAATAATGCGCGTTTGAATCGCGCTGGGGGCACTAAATACTATGAGTAGAAGTTATAAAAAATTCCCTATAATAAAAGATCATTCTAAAGGAATGAAAACAATTGCAAATCGTAGAGTACGTAAGCAACCTTTAGAAGCGTTGTCAAATGGCATGTTTTATAAGAAAATGTTTCAACAATATAATATTTGTGATTTTAAAATAAAAGAAACATTTAATGAATATTTACAAGCAATAAAAAAGCGTGAAGATATAGCCGAATTTACTGATGAAGAAATTATAAAGTATAGAAATGAATGGGAAAAAATGTATAAAAGGAAATAGATATGAATAAAAAAAATAAAAAAGATGTAACAACTATGCTAAAAAAAATATGGTTTGATATTTGTGTTTTAGAACGTGATTACAATATAGAGTATACTGGTTATATGACACAAATTTTGAAATTTATTATTCAATGTATAGCTGATAAATATAAAATTACTTTGGAATTAAAAAAGGAAAGGTGAGTGTGATGAATATAAAATGTATTTTAGTTAGAGACGATGGTTCGCAAGAAGAAGTACCTATATTTATATTAATAAAATGTTCCACACAACCAGGGCGTGGTGGTTGTATGACAGAATGTATTTCAAGTATCGATGACCATTTGTATCGTAGTCAATTATTAGGTGATCATAGTAGATGGGAAATAGAGAAACTAGATAATTTATCAGAAACACCAAGAGCATGCTTATAGTGTAAATGAATAACAAGCGAGCATCTGAAGCTCGAAACTCGAAGTTTAAATCTTCGTAAGCACCCTAATGATAATGGATGATATAACTAAAAAGATTATTGAAACAAATAAAAACTTAGAACAAGTCAACAGAAACTTAGAAAAACTTATGGAAGACATGTTTTTCGACTTTCTGGAATATGAAATTAACTGGAATTTAAATTTGCGTTTTCTTTAATAATGGCAAGACCTATTGAAGCAACTCCAACACTAAGAGGTAAAGATGCAGAGATTTTTCTACGTGATTTTGAAGAAGTAAATCGTTTAATGCAAGATCCTGTGTATCGAAAAAAACAATTAGAGTTTCTAGAAGAATGTAAGAGGTTATATGAAGCGTTCGAAAGTAGAAGAGTTTCAACCTTATATGGCTGAGATAGATTATACACCCGGTAGATTTGAAGCGTTGATGTTAGAAATGAAAAATAAGATTTTTAAAAATACAGGAATACCAAGAATATTTTTAAAGATATATCCTAAATCGTATCTAGACACAAAGAGAGGATTATTCATTTTTAAAAAATAACGCGCTTATAGTGTAATAGGATCGCACATCAGTTTCCTAAACTGAAAGAGTAGATTCGAATTCTACTTAGCGCATTAAAAAAATATATGGATAAGAATAACGCTTTAGATATTGTTTATAATCATGATCATTCAATAATACAAATTAAATATAATACTTTTTTAAATTTTAAAATTCATGAACATGTTTTTGTTATATTAACATATTTATATTTAACAGAACATATTAGTATTATGGAATTGTGTAAATGTTATCAGGAGCAATTTGCCCTTATAGACTAAATGAATAAGTCATCATGCTTCTAACGTGAGATATGTTGGTTTGAATCCAACTAAGGGCACTAATAAGATTGTATTAATTTATACAAAGAGTTGTATTAATTTATACAGAAAAATGATGGTCGAAGTGGCGGAATGGCAGACGCAATCGTTTCAAAAGCGATCGATTAATAATCATAAGAGTTCAACTCTCTTCTTCGACATTAACGCAAGAGTGGCGGAATGGCAGACGCCTCGGTCTTAAAAGCCGATGTCCGAAAGGATGTAAGAGTTCAACTCTCTTCTCTTGCACTTTATTAATAATGCCAGCGTGGCGAAATCGAAAACGCGATAGCCTTAGAAGCTATTGTCGCAAGACTTGAAAGTTCAACTCTTTCCGCTGGTACAAAAATAATTGGCTAAGTAGCATAGTTTGATCAATGCGTTCGTTTCATAAGCGAAAGATCAGTGGTTTAAATCCACTCTTAGCCACTATATTAATATGTATAAAGAAATCCTATCTCTTATCTCTCAAAATAAAAATGTGTTTATTACCGGGCAAGCTGGTACAGGGAAATCTCATACCTTAACACGATTAAAACATGATTTACCGGAGTTAGTAGTAACAGCGTCAACTGGTGTTGCAGCAATTAATATACATGGACAAACCATACATAGTTTTGCTGGTTTAGGGTATGGTCTTAAATCGGCAAAACAAATTGCTTCTTCTATGCGTTTAGAAAAAAAATATAAAATCAAAGATTGTACATTATTGGCAATAGATGAAATTTCCATGTTATCAGCTGAGACATTTAATTTAATTAATACTGTTTTTAAATTAATTAAAAGTACTGATTTACCTTTTGGTGGTATACAATTGATAGTGATAGGTGATTTTTTACAATTACCACCAGTATCAAAAGATAATCAAGCTATAAATTTTGCTTTTGAAAGCACCGCATGGAAAGAAGCTAATTTTATTAACAAAGTCTTAACTAAACAATATAGACAACAAGATATTAATTTTCTTTCTGATCTGAATAAAGTAAGATTGGGCGATATAACCACCATCGATAATACATCAGAAATAACTATTGATACGAATAATGCAGTACATCTTTTTGCTTTAAATCGTATCGCTGACGCACACAATAAAACAAAGCTTGATTCTTTAAGAGGAGCAGAATATCATTTTCAGGCGATTGATATTGGTTTTACCAGTATGGTGGAAAAAATTGATAAAGATTGTCTTGTCCCAAAAGACCTTTATTTAAAAATTGGGGCAAGAGTAATGTTATTAATAAATAAATATATTGATCTTGGATTAAGTAACGGTTCTCTTGGTGAGGTTATAGATATTATTAATGCATCAGAATATCAACATGCAATTGTAAAGGTTAGATTTGATAATGGTATTGAAGTATTGTTAGGCTATGAGGTAGTAGCTAAGATTATTGATAAAAATAAAACAAGAAACCAAGAATTAGCTTCTAGAGAACAAATACCATTACGTCTTGCATACGCTTTAACAATACACAAGGCACAAGGGTTAACACTAGATAGTGTGTGTATTGACTGTAATGGAACTTTTGAATGTGGACAAATTTATGTAGCATTAAGCAGAGTCCGTTCTAAAAATAATTTAATTATTAAAAATCTTAAACCAAACATGATTAAAGCAAATAAAAAAGCGTTAGCTTTTTATAAGGAGTTGCAATGAAGCGATTTGTCATTGGTGACATTCATGGAGCCCACAAAGCATTAATACAATGTTTGCAACGTTCGAAATTCGATTATCAAAACGGTAAACTCATAGTGCTTGGCGATGTTTGTGATGGTTGGACAGAAACAAAACAATGTATAAAAGAACTTTTAAAGATTAAGAATTTGATTTTAATTCGGAGTAATCACGACGCATGGACATTAGATTACTTTAAAAATGGTAAAAAAGAATATATGTGGGTAACGCAAGGTGGTGCTAATACCATAAATTCATATAAAGACAAAATGCCCGAATCGCATATTAAGTTTCTAGAATCTGCGATACTTTGGCATATTGAAGACAATATCCTTTTTGTACACGGAGGCATAAAACCAGGAACCTTTGTTGAAAACAATGGTGCTGAAGATATCATGTGGGATCGAGACTTGATTTTTAATGCTCATAAAAAAGGATATAATCGTACAGATTATAGGATGCAAGATATATATAGTGAAATTTTTGTAGGTCATACAACAACAGGAAATTTTGATAAAACATACAAACCAGTTAAATTCTGTGAAATTACTGATCTAGATACAGGTGGTGGTTGGGAAGGAAAGCTCACAATAATGGATCTCGATACTAGAGAATATTGGCAGTCAGATTTCGTGAAGACACTCTATCCGAAGAGCGACGGTAGAAAAGATTATATTATTAAAGAAAAGATGTATTCTCGTTTATTCCATGAACACCCATGATTATTGATACCAATGATTAATGTTTCGCTATTTGAGATAATGTAGATGTAATACATGATGTAATCACTAAAGCTTCATGTGGTGTCATTTCAATACCAAATTCTTTGATGTATGCACCACTTAAGCAAAGCTTTACAATATCATTTTTATATTTATGAGGTTTTTTATTTAAGCCACAACACACATAATCTTTTTTAGCGAATTTCTGTAAACATGGAATACATTCTTTTTTTCTAGGACATTTCATTTTTTTTATATTGAACAATGTATATCAATGTAAAATGCATCGTTATTATTCTTTTGGTCCCTTTTTGGGGTTAACTCTATTTTAAGCACCCCTAAATCTGTTGGAGACATGGCACCTTTTGCGATATAACTTGGTGCGTTATCAACATACCCTTTTAAAAAAGAACCAGTTCTGCCTAATAAAACTTTTTTTTGATTTAATTTAACACCAAATTTACTGTCTGATAAATATAGACTTGTTTTAAAACCAACAGATTTTTTGTGGTCATGCCCCATTAAATGGATTTGGGCATTACTTATTTCTGACATTTGTTCGACACTATTTAAACTACCACCAACTAAACGTGACGCCCCCTTACCATGATGTGCCCAAATATCAACTGAGGCATGTTTATGTCCATATGTAAATGCTAGACGTATAAAAGAACTAACCCCAAGATATTTAGTATTAAGTTTTTGACACATCATTTGTGTTGTTGTCATACCAGATTGTAGAATGCCATGATGATTGCCTTCAATAAACCCTATTAATTCCCCTTTCATAAAATCTATTTCTTCGCAAAGACGATTAGTTTGTGAAACCATTAAATCATCAAGTGTTTGGTACGATGACTCATGCAATAAGGCGGCAGTTAATGCTTTTCTTTCATTAAATGATAGGAAATCACAATAATCCCCCATTCCCAGGAATAGGCTGTTTTTTTTATTTTTAGCCCAAACTAAGAATTCGTTCCATTTATTAACATCGCATAATGGTGCAAAACGATGCATGTCGCCAAATGGTATAAGGTATATTGGTTCATTAATATTAGTGACATTGATTTGATGTTTATGTATCGTAAATATACTATCACTTATCATTTTCATACTCCTTTATATTTATTTTCATTTTGTTTGCGTGCATGAATTTGCTTTTTGTTCTAACTCAAGATATTTTCCCATGTAAAGTACTATTAAATTCTCTTCAGCTTGGTATGTTTTTAGTTCATCAGCAGGTTGTTTTTTAGCTTGAAATGTGACACCTTGAGGTATATACCAAGATTCTTCTTTAGAAATTAGGATAGGATTAGGTTTTGTTGTAATGCAACCCTGTAATAAAAAAAGTATTAATAAACTTTGTATCAACTTCATTTTTTATCTCCTTTTAAATAATCATATTTATCTCTCATTTCTTCTAACCAATGTCTTATTTTATCTACTAAATACATATCAGGTATTATTAATGCAGCAGCAAGTTTAGTCTCTAAATCATTAAATATAGCCCATATCTTTTCTTTTTCTTTTTTTTCTCTTAAAGCTGGATCAAAAAAATATGCTAAGATCATTAACGCATTAGCTATAATTGAGGTAATATTATTTGCCATATAAATAATAGCCATACCCTTATTTTATTAAGAGTATGGCTATCCTTATCATATTATTCGTTTTTAAGAGTAGTTTTTACAGTATCATATGCTAACACAGAACCACCCGATAGACCTAATACTAAGAACAATTTTTCAATTGTAGTAGAAAAATCAGGATTTAAACCAACAATATTTCCTATGATAACATATATACCAGCTAATATTACTACTACAATTGGGGCGAATCTCTTTAATTTTGGCAAATATTTTTTCACCAAATTTGTTACCCAAGGTATCCCCCCCAGAGATACTATTAAATTAATAACCAACTCTAATGTTTTATTTTCCACTTTTAATCTCCTTTCGAATATAGTAAAATTAAAGTTTATATTTTGTTATTAAAACTATATCCCTCCTTTCATTCCATTATTTTATTCCATTGTTTCTATAAATTCATCTATAATATCTTTTATTTCATATAATTGTTTTTTATAAGACAAATTTTTAAAACACAAAATTTGTTTTATTATATGGCTCAACTTATCCAATGTCGCATAACTTACCTTAATAGTATAGATCTTCTTTGATTTCATTATGTTGTATAATATCTGTTAAAATATTTTTATTGATAATACATGAAAATCCACAAATATGACATGTTAATCTGAAATCATCACCACCCCAAAATTCAGAACACAAAACACCATGACAATATGTTTTATCCCTTTTTTTATGTTTTATTGTGGTTTGATATTTCATCTGAGTAGATATTTTATGAACTTAAATGCATTAAAAATATTGTCCCATGCCATGTAATAGGTGTATTCGCGCTACCCGTTACTTGTACTTGGATATAACTTGTTGAAGTAGTTAAAGTACAATCCCATGCTGTATTACTTTCAGCTGTAAAATCATCTTGTACAGCCCCAATTAATTGTGCTGCACCACCCGCATATCTCCTATAGGTAGCACGTCTTACGTATCCAGCACCAGTATTAATTACGCCTGTTGCTCTGGCTGCTACTTTAGCTTCAACAAAATAAACACTATTATCTTCCATATTAATTGTATGTAAGACAGTTTGTGTTGCATTTGTTGTAGTAATTCTATTTTGGTACATTTTATAAGTAGGGTTATCATTAGTTGCTTCTGTTTCTAACCGCAATAATTCACTACCAATAAATTCTTCTTTTACATGTAATCTTGGTGTAGTAGCTCTTGTTCCAATACCAACCTTACCAGTAATACTTAAAGCTCCAGTTTGAGGGTAGGTACTATCCTTATAATCAGCAGTATACCCATGGTTATAAATAAAGAAATTTTGTTTATTAGTATTTGAACTTGCAGAAGTAATATAATAATCGCCTTCATATGCTGTTTTACCTTGATTACGTATAGTTAAATAAACATAATTATTATAGGAACAAAACGCCCATTCTTCGGCAATAATTTCATCACCAGATAAGCTCAATATACTAACAACACTATCTGATGGATAAATATGATTAGCGTCAGCAGTAGTAACTGGCGTTGTTGTTGTTTTTAAACGCATCCAATACATATGTTGTGAGTTGACTGGTGTTTTAATCCAACCTGAACCAGATCCAGCAAGATCCCACGATATTTTTCCATTGCTTACAAAATTAGAGGTTTGGTCTGATAAATTATCAACTGTAGATGTTAACCCAACCCAACCAGCACCTGTATGATATATTTGTGGTACAAGTGTATAATTAGAACCACGAGTATCTAAATCAAAAGCTACCCCTACAAATGTGCTGTTATACCCTAGATATAAATAATCTGTTGTTGCTGCCATTAAATCAAATGTTGTACCAGCGTCAGTTCCAGCCTCTGTTGTATTATCTGTATATGCTCCATTATATAAGAATACTTTATTAAAAGTTAACGCTGTCTCTGAATCTGCCGAACCACGATTGGTTAATTCTTTGTTATCAAAATAAATTTTATTTTTTGTGCTATAGGTATAATTTGTAGGAGCGTACTTCCAAATGCTATAATTATCTTCCGCATAAACATGAGACCATCCAGTATATGTATTGATAGTATTACCTAATCCAATATCGCGTTTAAATTCACGTGGCATACCACTACCACTATATAGACTATCAATGTCATTTACATCAAATCTACCTTTAGCAATTAAACCATTAAGTTCTAATACTTGATCGTTTATTTGTTCTATTTTAGTAGATGTATTTAAAGCAGAATTAACTTTCTGGATTGTCATTCTTCACCTCGTCAATCATTTTTTCAGTCTTTAATTGTTCTTTTTTTAACAAATCGTGTAAAAGAGATATTTGCCCTTCTAATTGGTGAAAAATAATTTGTGTATTATGTAACATTTTTTCACGTGCAGTAATTTCTTGTTTTAATTCATCAATAGTCATTTTACTCTCCTATGTTAAGCCTCTATATCTAACTTACATTCAATAATACTAGCAATCCGACATCTTGCAGTTGTAGTAAATTTTACTTTTTTCCATCCCACCCCACTCACTGACGCTGTTAAATCTATATCTAATTGGTCAACAGTGTATGCTCCAATACTTGCCCCATATCCTGCTCCATTATCAACATAAACATTAATTGTAGGACTATTAGCTTCTTCGTATATTGCAAAAGTAAGATCATGTGCATGTGAAGGTGTAGCATGAGTATGATCTGGTGTAGCATGGGTATGATTTGGGGTTGTATGTGTATGGGTAGTACCAAAAGTACTATTACTTGTAATTGTTCCACCACCAGTACATTCAATACTTGAATCACTAGCACGATATACTATATTTTCAGATCCTGCAGCTAATCCTATAGGGAAAGTATGATAATGCCCGTTAATAGTATCTGTTAATACAACACCTGCAGTAGCACATACTAATACACCACCACTATATCTAACAACATTTCCTATAGCGTTATTATTTACAACTGTTAAAGTATGTGTATGACTATCTGAACTAGATGTTGTTAATGTACAAGCTGATAGTGCGGCAGATATTCCTAAAGTGCTCGCGTCAAAATACACACCATAAGCGCTTGTTCCATTAGCTAATGTGATTGTATGAGTATGGTTGCTGCTTGCATCAACAGCACCAGAAGTTGACCCTCCACCAGAAACAGTTGTTGACCCTCCACCAGAAACAGTTGTTGACCCTCCACCAGAAGGAACACCAGTAGAGTATGCTCTAAAACTTAATATTTTAAAAGATAATTTTATGGAGTTTATCGCAACTAATTCTGATACAATTCTAAAAGGTATTTCATAAGGATAAGAAGTATCTAAGCTATCCTCACCTGTATATACTAATGTGTTACGTAATTGGTTATATTTATCTGCTGTAATAGAATCGGCAGCTAATCTATCTACATCTATGGTTCCTGCAGTAATATCATCAGCATTTAATGCGCCTCTAATTGTTAATGTACTCCCTGACCATATAATATAGTTATTATTATCTCCTTTAAAAGTGAATTGTCCAGTATTTGTAATATATACTAACCATTCTGCCCCAGAATAATACCCTAAATAATCACCACCAAAATATAAACCAGCTGTATCTGGAGTACCAATATTATCGCTACCAGTAATAGTTACCTTACCTTTAATGGTTAACCCATTTGTTGGATCATATTTTAAATATGCGTCAGTAGACCCTATACCTATCCCATATAGATCAGATACATACTCTAGAAACCCATTTAAATTACCAACTCTTAAATGTGTTGTTAGTATTGACCAAGGTTCACCATTATGTGTTACAACACTCATATAAGGGGAGTTAGTTTCTGACCCACTTAAATATACACCACCTTCTCCAGATTGACCATAATTTACTATAGAAGTACCTTTTTTCCATGCAGGTTTTTCGTTTGTTTGGTATGCATTAGCTCTGTCCCTATTAATTTTATATATTGGTGCATTGGTGTTATCTGTTACAATTAACCATTCATCATCAACACCATCTTTTATTCTTAAAATATCACCTATCGCAAAAGATGTATCTCCAATAATTTTCATAGTTGGTTGTTCATACACAAGTTTTATAGCATCTGCAATAACATATTCGTCAGCATTATCACTTAAAGTAATGATAGCTGTGCCACCAGCTTGAAAATTATATATCCCCAAGCTATACCAAGTAGCATGATTTAATTTTTGGTTAACTGATACTATTCCTTTATTACCTTCATGAGTAGTAATGGTATATTTTGCATTTGTTGCTCTGTTGCTTGACGCGGTCCATATTGCAAATACTTCATAATTACCAGAAAGAGCAATTACTGGTAGCCAAGAAAATGTACTTGTTCCAGTACCACTTGTATGAAACTGATAGTTTATACCATAGTATCCAGGCGTAGATGTACTTAATGACCAAGTTCCAACAACACTGATATTAGAATCATTATTATCTACAATAATATCACTTGTTGGATTATCTAAATTAGACATATCTGCATCTAATATGTCTGCATCCATGACTAATAAGCTACCACCAACCGCAGAAATAGTATCTTTTTCAAAAACAGATGCAGTTAACTTACCACGCATTAATACATTATTAAATTCAGCATCCCCAGAATCTTGAATTTTAAAACCAGAGCCTAAATTACCTGAAACAAAGTTAGTACTTTGGATACTGTTTTGAGTAATAGATATATTACCTACTCTCGCGCCAGTAGTTGAAAATTTAGCTAATTCTTCCCCATCTTCATTATAAAAAAATGTTCCATTTCGGTTAAATTTAGCTAAAACATTATTTTCTGCAGATAGAATTTTTATTGAAGAACTATCTAATTCTAACGATCCTTGAGTATTTGTAATTTTAAGATTTTCAGATAATCTGATATTACCAATTAAATTATCAGCTAAAACTCTTCCAATTACATCCCTTAATTTTTCTACAGAAGTATCATCAAACTCTTGTTCTTCTGTATAGACAATATCTTTTGCCGATATAATCCATCCATCATAACCGTCATCTGGTTTATCATCAACAATAGCAGAGGTGATACCTGGCTGAGGTATAATAATTTTACATATTTCACATTTTGTATCATCATGCGTTTTATTAATTTCAAATGCGTTATTATATACAACAACAAAAAAAACAGATACAGTATTATCAACTGGTATTTGTAATATTGCATCACTTTCAATAACCCATTTTCTACCATGTGAAGTACATGTCCCAGCTGAAATATTAATCGACATTGACGATGGTGTTGTTGCTGTTACGTCTAATCCAGACATAATATACGGTTTAATTAATTCAGCAAGATCAGAAGCAATGGTAGTAATGATTTCAGCTAATGCTCTAGAATCAATAGACCCACCAGCACCACTTGGTTGTACAGAATAACGGCTATCTGTTGTTGTAAGAGCTATTCCGGTACGTTTGTTAATTTCTTTAACTACTTGTGGAAATAATGCAGAATATGTTTTTGTCATTAACGCCTCTTTAAATATTAATGTGCTTCAGTGCAAACAGTTACAGTATTATCTTCAATGCGATTCCAGAAATGGTCTAAAACATTTAAAATATTTCCTGATATTTTAGTATGATATAATGTGCGTGGTGATACAGTAAGAGTAACACCACCAAAATCAATACCTCTTAGATCGGCACATGAGAAATTTGTATTAATACATATTGCATGTACAAAATTTGATCCTAATGCATCCATATAAGTACAATTCGCATTAGTAAGATTAGCATAACTAAAAGATACATTATGCGCAATTGTATGTGCTAAATTAGCATTTATAATTTTAGTATTTGTTAAATTACAACCAGAAATATTTTGTTCATGTACATCGAATTGAGAAATAACAGCATTTGCTAAATCCACATTTTTTAAATCTATTCCTTTAATTAAATCAGAAATATCTACTCCAGATTTAATATAATTTATTATTTTATTTTTTAATTCATGTGACATCGGAATCATTTTTATTTTCTCCTATGGATAATATGCTAATGTTAATGTTACCCTTTCATTAGTTGCGTTAATGCTCTCAACAAAATACCTACGAGAAATATTGTTGATGGTATCATTAACTAATAATGTTTGTGCAACACGTACATGTGGTGCATATAATGTCACTAAAGTTGCACGTGTGTGATTTTTTAAAAATTCGTTTAAATAATCTTTAGCACGTTTATCAACACGTTCTTGAGTATCCAAAAATTCATTTAATTTTGTTTCTTTATATAATTTATCCCCTACATACTCTAATAAATTATCATTATCATATGCCAATGTATCAGATTCTAATTGTTGTACAACAATTTCTCCAGAAGAATAACTTGTTGCAATTCCAGCGCCAGAACAAGTATTTAAGGTTACACTATTTTTACTACCATAAGTAAACGCAATACTATTTATATATGCTGTTCCAGAATCATCAAATGTAGCTGTTGATACAACTGGAATATTTTGGGTAGTATTCGCGCCTGAATATAAATCACCCGTCCACGCACTTGATAATGTTGTTTGTGGTATTAATTTAGCTTCACCAACAAGAACAATATCTTTATACGCAGCAAATTCAACTAATGAAATAACATATACGCCATATTCACCATAATCTATTTTATTCATATCCTGGATTAAGAGTCTAAAATATCGTGCTTCAAATGTATCACCTAAGTCACTCCTTTCAAACGATTTAGCCTCGCCACCAGATAGAGTGAAATTAATTGATTCTTTGCAAACATTGTAATATGTAGCATTATCTAATGAATATTGTAGCGTAAATTTATTTGTAACATCAATTGAACGTTTTTCATCAGGTTTAAAAAAACCATGCGTCATATCTATGGCTTGTATTGCTTGCACTTGGCCTAGATCTAATATCCAGTATACGAATCCAGCTGGTGGTTTAGCATAAAAGATAGTTTGTGTATATGTGTCCCACCTGCCATCAATAAAACAACTCGCTGTATCAATTGGAGTAACAATACTATAATATTCAAAATCTGCGGTAATAACAGATTTTGTAATATTAGCAATTAAATCTCTTGAAATCTTAAAAAGACAATTTTCAAAATCAATTACCAATTTTGATGTAGAATAATTTAACCAAAATGATGCTGTTGATAATTGCTCTAAAATAGTATTACGTTGATCACCAGAAGGGCTCCAAGTTCCAGTTTCATAATTCATGCGTGCATCATTTGCATCAATAGTAATTAATAATGTTCCATTAGCAGCATAAAAATATATTGGTTTTTCTCTAACAATATTTGTAGCTGGTAAATAAACCTTATAATAAAAGTATGTATCTGTTTTTACATACTGTGACAAACAAATACCATGACAACCAGTGCGTGTATATAATGTAGTCGTTACTTCAACAATAACTTGTTGCATAATGATTTCATGCACTTTATTATCGATAGGTACTCCATCAATGCGGACAACTGGCTGCATATTTTCTGTTGTAATCCACCCTGCTGCAGGTAGTCCAATACCATATACACGATAATTACCTTCTTCATAACCATATGTTAATTCATGGTTATTCGCTCTAGCTGAATATGTTTCACCAGTAGTTAATAAAGTTACATTTTCATCCATACAAACATTTGTAGGGTTTTGTGCTTTACCTAAAAATTTAGTACGGGTATAGATATCAGTATCTTCTGCATAACTTAAACTTTCTTTTAGATCAATTTCAAAATCTTCAACTGATTTTTGTTTTACATATTGTCCCCAAACTTTATCATCTCCGATAGTATTTAAAAGATAATTTGGTGCTAAATATTCACGAATTTTTTTAATTGCCTCAAGACGATTTTCAGTTTTTTCATATGTAAAATCTATTTTATTGATTTCTATCCCAGTAGCTTGTAAAGTTTTAAAACTATAATTTACATTACATGATACAGAAGTTGTTGTTGAAATGCTTTCGCTTAAAATAATTCTACCGTTTCTTTTATCGAAATAATCAATATTAGAGATATTGAAAGTATTATTGATTAACTCAATTTCACCAGCTGTGGTTTGTTGTAAAAGTGGGTCTGAGGAACCAGTGATATAAAATCTATAATATAGATACGCAGTATTATTACTAAATGTAAATGTTAAAGTTGTTAATTTAGGAGTGCTATTAGTAATAGCGTTTGTTTGTGAATCTAACACAGTCCAATTTGTATTATCATTAGAACCTTGGAATTGCCAACTAGTCATAGAACGATGTGGTGTATAATTTCTAGTCGTAACAGTATATCTACTAATTACCTCAGTAGTAGGAAATGCATATTTTAACCATACAGGAGCACTTGGGGTAGCACATGTTGGAGCCATCCAAGAATCAGCACCATCATTATTACTATTATTAAAAGATGTCCAGGCGTATCTTCCAGCAAATTCCCCAGAAGAACTAACGGTTCCGCTTGGTGTAGAATATCCAGTCATATCTGGTGTTGCGTCTAAACCATTATTGGTAACATATAAATCAGTAATTAAATTAGAATATTTTAAATACCAAACTCTACCTGGAGCTGCTGAAAGATCATATATTACATTTGATCCAATAGGATGAGATTGAATAGCAGTACTTCCAGTAGCTGGTATTCCATTTAATGTTGCTGTAGTTTTACTTGACCAGCTAAAGATATCTCCATTAACTTCTCCTATACCAGTAGCAGGAAAACCAGATGTATCTGTTACATATATAATACTATCACCAGCTGTACATGCTGTTGTTAGAGTTGTACGTATTGATATAGTTTCGGTAAGATAATTAGGAACTAATGTATCGTACGCCTTATCAGTCATATTATAAAATGTTTCAGTTAGATGATTTGTAGTAACATCCGCAGCAGATGTTTCATTAAATAAATAATTATTGTAACCATCAACTGATGTAATGATAGTTTCTATAATATCTTCTGCATATTCACCAATAGGATAGAAGTAATATGAAGGGCAAATAATATCATAATTATAAAGAACATTTAATGCAGACCCTAATACTAATTGCCCAGTTTCATAATTAATCTCAAACCCATCACCTGATGCTTGTGGTGTTTCGATTAATGTGTCTTTATTTCTAATAATAATTCCAATTGGTGGAATTGGAGCTAAGGCATTATGTGCAAAATTAAATATTGAAGCTAAACTATCATTAGGGGCAGGTAAATATGTTGGGGTTAAAGTCTCATTAGTTACCTGTATTTTATCAGCTTCTATTTGTGCCTGTATTTCAGTATCTTGTAATCTACACAAAAGATCTAAACATGTTAAAATAATAACATTAGAGTTATATTTGCGTATTATTTCCCTCTGACGCACATATCCTGTAAAATTAGTAAATTCATCACTTCCAGTAGCATAAAATCTTTCTTTTAATATTATAGTACTACCTAATCTAATTTCTGATACACATCCTGGTGAGTAATTTCCAGAATTATTATTAATTTCTATTGTTAATGAAGCAATACCAAATTCATAGGAAAAATTTTGATTGTAATTAATAATATTATTATTAATTACGCCATTAATAGTAGTAGTATAAGAACGTACAATATCTTTACGTAAGAGTAGTTGTTGTGCTTTAGTGCTTAATGCTTTTGCCATAATTATGGTGTATTAATAATAAACCAAGGTGAATCAATTGATCTATTATTAAAATATAATGGTCCATTATTTCTAGTTGTATCTATTTTTGTATCAACTGTGCCACGATTATCTAATGCATAAATTGTTATATTTTGATCATAAGGCATAGAAAAATATGTTTCAATACGCTGTAATTGTACAGGAGCATTACCCCATTCAAAATGAGAACTATCTATCCAATATACACCAGTATTACGTACATCTCCCAATGTAACAACAATTAATGATTTAGATAAAGCAAAAGTTTCATTTGAAGTAGAAAATATAAATACTATGCCATTTGTTTTAGCTTTAAAAGTAATATTCCCTAATGTATATGTATTATCAGCTATTGATCCAATAATACCTTTAATTTGATCAGCTTCAAATCTTAAAACTCCATCAGTATTGGTAAAACTCCAATTTGTCGCTTTTTGGAATATATATGCTCCTAATCCAGCTATAAGCATTTTTTGTGGATTAGGGGCAATATCAAAAAAAGAAGATAAATTACTAAAAGTTGCGTTATGGGAGAATGCAAAAATAAACATACCATTCCATTCATATTCTAATCCATAAATTGCCATCATTAAATTACCTTCATATGCATAATTATTTGGATAACAGTGTTGATATTCAGTTATTGTAAAAGGAAGAGTTTTTATTGTTTGTTGTACATTGTTTACTGAGCCTACCATTCCTAATGTACTATGTGTTATCATACGCGTATTAGTTATGGTAAAATTATCACTATCCCAAGATATATTTGGGAATCTTGGATGGTCATGATAAGAATGTGCGTCATAAAAATCAGTATATCCATTATAATCTTCTTCGTCAGCATATGATTTTCCGCCGCCATTACATTGTATTAGAGCAGAACATCCAACAGTATTTTTAATATAATCACGCATTGTATTATAATAAGCACGTTCTGTATAATGCATAAATTCAGTAATATCTGCTTGATGTTGTGTAGTATAACTAGTTAAATATGCGTAATAAGGTCTATGAAAAGTAAAAGTAGTTTTATCTTTCTCAGTTATTTCAATAGGAAATCCATTGTATTCTTTAAGAATAAAACTTCCTAATGTAACCGTACCAGTATTTTTTCCAACAAAAATTCTTGCCATCATAGTCCCTGCAAAAGTAGATTTGAAATATGTTTTATATTCTGTTGGAGTTGTAGTTATAGTTTTATTAATATTATAAGCTGGTTGATATTCTGGAGGACTAACAGCCTGTAAACTGACTTGAATAGTTCTTTCGGAAGAAGCAGATAACACTGTTGTTAATTCATATATTTTATCTGTACTGATAGTCAACCCCGTATTTCCATAATTTACATGCCAATCTGATGTACTAGCTGTGGTGATAGTTATTATACAAGAACCACTAGAATAAACTTTCGAAGCTACAGCTGGTAATACAACTCCCCAAGAATTACCTTGTACACTGTGGTCAAATATTTGTATACCTTCTGCTATTTCATTTAGTCCCCAAGCAGCAATAGTTGCTGCAGGAGTAATATATTTATTTTCTAGCCAGGTGTTCCATTGCAATGTTAATTCATTTAAATAATATTCAGGATATCTAGTACTTGCATTACTATAAAGAGCTGGATCTAAATGCCCTGAGTTCCAATAATATTTTAAAAAACTATCTTCATTGACTATTTCGATTATGGCAAACATTGGGTCGTCTTTATACGCTAATCCAGTATATGGATTAATGTGTGATAAAACCTTATTAATATAATCTTTTTGTAATTCAATACACCTAGTATCAAAATGAGTAATTGTTTTTAAAGGATTATGAACATCTAATGCACCTTCAAAATCTTGTGGTCCAATATATTCACATTTAATTGCGTCAGCAATTACAATACCGTCTGCAACATCACTTAATACTACATTATTTGTTGTCCCAACACTCAAATAATAATCGCCTAAAGAGTTCCATACGCCACCATTAATACGTTGGTTTTTTAATAAAATACCAGTCCCACTTGCGTGTGTAACTATAAATTTTGCGTTTGAAGTCCTATTATCATCTGCACTCCACATTGCATAAATACTATAATTACCTTCTGTAATAATAGTTGGAGTAAATGTTGCTGTATATAATCCTGATCCAGATGATTTGTATTGATAATTACTACCATAATATCCTGCAGTAGTAGTACTACTTGTCCAACTACCAGTAAAAATACATGCAGCATCAAGATTATCAACAATAACATCAACAGCTATATCTTGATTAGTCCATTGTCTATAACAATGTGTGCACAAGTAAGCATATATTCCTTTGCTCCGTAATTGTGCCATATAATAATCAAATAAATCCAATGCTGTCGTATCTAATGTTTGCGTTGTCCCATCATTACTAAGAATACCACTTGGATAAAAATGATCTAAATGATGAATTCTAATAGCATTTATACCAAAAAATGATAAATAATCAGCATATAAAACAGCATTTGTTTTTGATGGAACATTACCACTATATGCTAATCCTGCGCCAAAAATTTTAAAATTTTCGTTATTGCGTAAAAAGACACCTGCACCAGTAGTAATAGCTTCTATTGTTGTAGGTGTTGCAATTATTTTACCTATATTTGCAGGAGAATTATTATCCATTATGTTAAATCTAAAGAAAAATCATAATATTCAGTTACAACTGATTCTTCAGAAACACTTATAGTGCTTACTTCATCAGTTGTATATTCTTGTAAAGTTAGCACTGTTTCTATTGTTTGTTTTATCCCAGACAATAAATATTCTTCTTGACATGTTTTGATATACCCAATAATATCTGTTTCTGTTCCAATAAGGGCTATTTTAACATATTCATTATTGTCAATATAATTTATAAATAAATTTCTAATTTCATCAGTTAATAATATCGAAGGAAATCTAATTTTTAATTCTTTTTTATTATTTGTTGTTTCATTTGTAATATGTGCTAAATTACCCTCTAATAAGGTGTAAAAACTTTGTGTTTGTTCTTTAGATAATATAAGAGTATCTATACCACCAGGAGGAATATCTATTTGATATTCCCATAAACCAGTTACAGTATTATAAAGATAGACTAACCATCGTGCTATTGGTATTTCATATTCATATGCCCCAATATCATATGTACGACCTTGTGGACGTGATAATCCATTATAATCTGTTGTAACATCTACAATCGTACCTCTATCAATACATGGAGAATTTGTATATAAATTATATGTAACAGTTAATGCAGGATCACCAAAAATAGAGTTTAGATCTTGTTGAGTAGCGGTTTGATAAGCTAGTAATGTGCTATAAGTTACTCCTTTATACAAAAAATTTAAAGCATATGCTTCGTTAGTTTCTGGGTCGCTCAAATTATAATAACAATTATAATCTGAATCAAAGTTAGTTAAATTACTATATGAATCAGCTAGAAAGTATAATGTTTCACCATTACCATAAGCAATATTGTTTTTTACTTCATAGTTGTTACCACCACTTTGTACAGAAAAAATAAACCCAGGAACAGTAGTATTTACACCACCAATCAGAGTATTATTGTAAAATTTAATATTATCAGTAACTCCATGCGCTAGATCACCCTCTGTACCCATATTATATAAATTATTATAACAAATATTATTTTTCATTGTAACATTATAAACACCACTATCACATACAATTCCAAATCTATCATTACCTTCGCAATAATTATTTTCTACTATAACATCATGACAATACCAACCAATATTTATACCATGACGGCAACCATTATAAATTTTATTATTTTTAAAAGTTAAGCTGTAATTCGCCCCACCAGTAGAAGATATTTCAATACCTTCCCTAGAATTTCCAACATTATTAATAATATTACCATCAAAGGTAATATTATAACATCCATAACTTTGGCCATATATTTGTAGTCCACCTATTTTATCGTCTCCAATAACTGTACAATTTTGTATATTAAAATCATGGCAAATATCAGTTAAACCAATAGCAAGCGCTTGATTACCGGTAATATTATTAGCATCAAAAGTGCACCCTATTATGTCTATAAAACTATGTCTTCCATAAAATTCTAAAGGATGGTTGCTTGTTAAAGCTCTAAAATGTAAGTTTTCAAATTTAAAATAATTTGCATCATGTTGTTGACTATGCCACCAATAGAATTTTGGTAGATCACCAGAACTATAATCACTAAAAGTAATAATATTATTTGCTATGCCAAAAATGTTATATAGTTCCCATGTTTCATCCCAGATATCACCTCTTTTAAATAATAATTTATCGTTAGGATGCAGTGTTGCCGTACTGAGAAAACTTAAGGTTTGTAATGGATATATAGTATCTTTACCAGAATTAGTATCATTTCCAGAAGTTGAAATGTAAAAGGTATTAGCTTGATATGCTCCCATAGAATAATACCCAGGTATTCGTTCAATTCCTGCATAATCAGTTGTTATAGATATTATATCAACCCCTACTATTCTAGCAGGTGAATTAATTGATAACCCATAATCAGAACATAATAAAGGGTTAGACGCCATAGAATTAGCATCTTGACCGGTTGTGGATTGATATAGAGCAAATTGGGCATAAGAATATTGGGTACTATAATAAAAGCTATCTCCCGCTATTGTTTTATAATAACAATTATAATCAAAGTTAATATTAGTATCTTGTGTAGTAGCTTTTCTTAGACAATATCCATCGACCACAGATATTATATTATTTTTAAAAGTTATGTCATGATTAATTGTTACTCCATCGCTGCCAACAAATAAACCATTACAAGTGGTTACTCCTGTAAAAGTGTTATTGTAGATATTAAAATACTTTGTTCCAGTTTGTAAATATGTTAAATATTCTGTGCAATCAGTAATAAGATTATTATAAAAATTAATTGTATATCCATCATTACCTGAACCATATGTCCATACCCCATTAGCACAATTATCAAAATGGTTATTATAAATATTTGTATCATGTTGTATTGTGCCATTGATAAAAATACCATTCTTATATTTTAATGTTTGTCCTGACTCTCCAGAAGTAAAAGAAGTGCCCACATTAGAAACAGAATTATTGTAGCAATCTCCACCACCAAAACCTATTCCCATCTCCCAACAATCATAGCCAATATTATCATGCATCGTGTAATAATCGCCAGCATTGACTAAAGTTTCCATGTTTAAGAGAATACATGAACTGTCATACGAGGTAACTCCATACATTTCTGAAAAAGGTGATTTCCAAAACTCTACATTTGCCGCCCATACTGTATGAAGCGTAGGTTCGCTTGTATAATATCTGCGACCACCACCACACTGTTTAGTAGTAAGATTCCTAACGATAATATGATGGCCCTGGCTTATCATTATTTGATAAACAAGGTAGTCACCATTGCCGTCTATCATTGTTGCGCCGCCAGTAGCAGAAGAATAAAGACCTGCTGTTTTCTGAAAAGTAATGTTTTCTAAAATAATATAACAGTTATTATTTTTCGCTTGTGTACCACCGTTATGAGATAACCAAGCACTTACATTTCTTGCACCAACTTCTATTATATGAGTATTTGGATTAGTGTCATCCGTACAACGGATAAGAACTTTACTGTTTACTAAATCATATCCCCATTGTCCTGATGCGTTTATTGTTTCACTATTTTCATAATCTCGATACGTCAATCTAACATCATCTTCCCATACTTGAGCAGTCTCATTCATAACCTTAGACCAGATATTACCACCTTCATCAGTCCAATCAGTAACAATATCACTACCATCTATAATTGGTTCTGCTCCGGTGCCATAAGAAGTATAAGTTATAGGTGAATCTTCTGTTCCTGAATACCAACAATGCAATGTCTCTCTCCAAGTATCGCCACGATTGAAATAAACTATATCATTTGGAGCAAAAAAACTTGAACTGACTTGTGCTAATGTTGTAAAATCTTGTGTTCCATCATTTGATACATAAAATTTACCATTCCATTGATATGCCCCAATATCATACTCACCATTACGAGGTCTAATATTAGATTCATAATCTTCTGTAATATTAATTTCAGTCCCAGTATTAATACAAGATGAATTAGAAAAGAGTCTATATTTATCAGTTAACGAAGGAGTAGTAGATATAGAATGTTGATCTTGATTTGATATATTTTGCCAATTACCAAGCGTAGTATAATAAGTACTAGAAACTCTGGCTAATATAGAAACATTCCAACAATTATAATCTATATCAAATTCAGATATATCACTAGCGCTATTAAACCTTAGTCCAACTTCAGTTGTAGTATCAAAAATATTATTTTTTATAATATAATTAGATAACATTGTAGCTGTATTAGAATAAAGCATTAAATGGCTACCATTTACACCATTCCATCTTTGATCATGGGCCCATCCACCACCTGCGTACCTACATGTATTATTAATATATTGAACATTATTTACTGTTGTTGTAATATCTCTTTCCCATATTTCTATAGAATACTCACAATTAGTAATAATATTATTCTGAAAAACAACATTATTAATTACATATGTACCTGATCCTTGAGTTGTAATACCAGCATCGTATACATTATCTATTCTACATTTTTCAATTAATAAATTAGAAGCATTACCATAGAATTCAATAGCATTGCCTAATCTAACAGTATAATCACTATATTGATCAGCGCCCCCAATAAATGAAAAGTCACAACTTCTAATAATTGAACTATTAGCAACACCACTACCTATTCCATGTCTACCCCAATATCTAAAGTCTAAATTTTCTATAATAACATAACTTTTATTACCAGAAACTCCATTATGATGAAGCGCTAATTCAACATCGGTATAATAACTTGCAGGATTACTAATTGAATAAAGTAAAACACAATCATTGTCAAAATCATACCAAAAATCACCTTGTGCACTTAAATCATTAGAAGATTGTTTTTTTACCCCACAACTATTTTCATTATTAAAAATAATATTACCAACATCTAAAGTTAATAAATTAGGGGCATTGCAATTATTAAATGATACCGTATCAAAATATAATATTGCACCATCTGGGATAATATTACCTAAATACCAAGTCAATCTTGCATCTGCAGCAGTTGTATCAGCTTGATAATAAATAGTAAATGTTTTCCAATCAGTAGTAATAGCACAACTTTGTGAAGAAGAGGTCGAATAGTAATGTTCCCAAGGTGAACCTTCTTGCATTAAAGGTATACTTAAGATAGTAAAATCTATTGTCGTTTTTGCTTTAAATATTAGCTTATACCATTGTCCTGAAATAATACTAACAATATTTGTAGTAGATGTATATAATTGAATATCACTACTAGTAATACCATTATTTACACAAATAAGTTTATACCCTGCTATACCACTATCAAATTCACCTACTGTAGTAGTTCTTCCACTTCCAGTAGTATCTGCACCATTAGTTGTATTACGGTATAACGACCATCCAGTAGTATCAACTTCAAATGATGTATTATTTAATAATTCGCTACCAATAATAGTTGCATTTACACCAGATGTTTGCCAAATATTATTACTAAAATCTCCCCAGTCAGATGAAGCATTAGCTTGCCAAGAGCCTAAAATTAAAGGTTTATTTCCTGTACCATAAGCTCCATATGTTACATAACCAGCAATAGATCCATTGGAAGGGGTTAATGCTTCTCTCCAAGTATCCCCCCGTTTGAATAAAATGCTATCACTAGGGCTAAATGTAACAGAAGTAACTTTTTCAATTGTAGCCCAAGCATTAGCGTCTGAAAGACCATCTAAAATATCATTGCCACCATTTTTAATATAATATATAGCCATTTTTACACCAATGACCCATCTGCGTCAACATCAAATTCTTGCATTGTTATTTCAACAATATATTTTTGCGTTGTATCACCAGGTATCCATTGTTCGTTATATTTTAGTAAGTATCCTTCAAGCTTTTTTTCAGAATATAAATTTGCCCCACTATTAATAGGGACAGTAATTCTTACGCCCTGATTATTATCTATATAATCAGATAATTGAGTACGTACAGTATCGGTAATGACTTGTTTTGGGAAAGTTAAAGTAATAGTTTGCCAATTCGCTTTATGCTCAGACGACATTAAAGATAATGATCCATCAGCTAATGTCATAAAGTTAATGTTAGCTTGATTTGTACGTGTTAATGAATTTAAACCAGCTCTAGGAATTGATGTATCTCTTACCCATAAACTTGTCCCAGTATCAAAATGTTCAATTGACCAATATTTTATTCTACTCATGATTTTTTATAATTTAAAATAAATTTGGTATAGAGATGCCATTATTATTATAAATATTTTATACTACCATCATTAAGTTTATATGTTCCACCTGTATACATATGTACCATAGAATTATTAGTAGTTAATTGTATATTTTCAGGTAATGTTGACGCTGCTGTTAAAACAGCATTAGTCGCTGTTGTTGTATAAGTTATTTGCAGATTATCAGCTGCTGTACACCACCAAGGTGGAACATATGGTGTATATTGTGGTTTAATTTCTATTTCCCAAGGGATATACCAAGGAACAGAAACTTGTTTTTCTATTATTTTTTCTTTAATAATAATAATAGATGCTTCTTTTGCTTTCGGATCGATATCCTGACGTTCTTTAATGCGATCTATACGGCCATCTTTCATGTCCTCTAAATCGCGTTTTAATATTCTAATTTCTTCATCTAATTTTTGTCTTTGTTCTTCTTTTTGCTTTAATATTTCCAATGTTGTTTTTACTATAATTTTAATGCGTTTTATCTCTTCTTCCTTCATTTCATTTTCTGCTAACTTTACCCCTTCTTTTACTATTTCTTTTTGCGTCATGTATTTCCCCTTTCTATTCTTGGCATCTCTATACCAAATTTAAATATATTATAACCTTTATACAATTAAATCTTCTTTAGTTGTGCAATAAATAATACTTTTCAAATCTTGGATTGCATGGATAAAAGGATTTACTTGAACACTTCCATCATTATAAAAATCCTTTGCTAATTGGACACAATCTGATTGATCATCAAAAATAAATGTTACCCTTTTACCATCACGACTAATATTAATTAATTTAATATTTTTACTTTTTAAATATGCTGCTAAATAGAAATCACTTACTGGGTATCCTTTTGTTTTTTCATCTTTTTTTAAATTAAACATCATATCTCCTTTTTCATAATAATCATATTTTGATTATATGTAATCATATTTTGATTATATTTATTATCCGTAATAACCTCTATTCTTATCTAAATTAAAACGTTCTTCAACCCCAGGTCTCTCGCTAAAATATGCAGATCTAGGCATAATATATCCTTCAAATCCACGTAATATACCTTCAAGATTTCTATTTACTATTTGTAACTCTTTATTAGTAATATTAATTTTTGATGCAATTTCTATTGTTTGAGTTTTTGTTTCTTCTGTAGTTTTAGAACGTGCTCCTTGTATAAAACCATAAACGCCACCAACAACACCACCAATAATAGTACCAATAGGGCCAAATGCTGATCCCGCAATAGCACCACTAGTGCCTAAACTCATACCCGTACCCCAAGGATTACCACTACCTTTTGCTTTATATGCGTTAGCCATTTCACTTGCAAATGATGCAATACTTAGAGCTGCCCCCCCTACTTGCCCAAAACTCATACCAGAACTTCCAGTTGCACTAGTAGCATTAACTCCACTAGACTTTACAGGAACTGCTGAAGTTATACCTTTTGCATCTTTTATTAATGCATACTGACTACCAGTACTAGCTTGTGTCCCTTGTGTTTTATTACCACCAAAAAAATTCATAACAGTATCTAATATACCACCAGATGTATTTTGTGTACTAGTATTTGTTGTTCCAGAAGTTAATGCGTTAACTTCTTGTGTGCCTTGTTGGATACCTTCAATATGTGCCTTTATAATCATTGGTACAGCATCTTTTATTCCAGTATAATGTGCTTTTTGTAAAGGAGACATAAAAGCTGTTGCCATATTTGAAAAAATACCTGTTTTTTCTTCAAACATCTGCATTATATTCTCTGATAATGTCGATTTATAAGCATCCATTATACTGCTTAAATATTCGGTTGGATCTAGTTCACCATGGAAAATATCATTTAAATAATCAGCACTCGTTTGCTGTAATTCATCAGCCAACCCCTTTACTTCTGAAATCATTTGTTTATAAATTTCAAAACGAGTCTCTATTAATTCATTTATATATTCATTGGCTACTTGTGAAGAAACATTATTTTCACGTGCAATTCTATATATTTCTGTGGTAGATTGTTCACGTGCTGCATATAATGCGTTAATAGCTGTTTCACGTTGTTGTACATCAACGATAGAAGCACCAACTTTTTCTAATGCGATCTTTCGTCTTTCTGCTAAAATTGTTTGAAGGGAAGCACCACTGGCTTCATACATTTGTAATAATTGAGAATTTTCTTGTAAAGTTATATTAGCTAAATTTTTAGTTTCTTCCTGTAATGCTAATATTTTATCATTACGAATATCAATTAATTTATTTGCTACTTCTAATGCATCCTTATCATCTTGTCGCGATAATCCATAAGCTTTAACAATACCTACAATAGTTTGTGCACTTTCTTCACGTGCATTATATAAATCATTAATTAATTGTTCTTTTTTACCTTGCTCTCCGACCAATTCAGCTACTTCAGTAATAACATTTCTTGCTTTTTCTGAAGCTAAAGTAGTAGCGGTAACATTTTGACTTTCCAATAATTTAAGCCTGGCATTATGCTCTATTATTGATAATTGTTTACGCAATTCTGGAGTAATATTAGTTAACGCTGCATTGAACTTTTGCGTATTTTTTGTACTATTATCAATTTCATTTGAAATATTTTTTTGTCCTGTTAATGCTAAATATTGTTCTTTTGTAATAGGTATTTCTTTACCTGTAGCAAAATCTAACCTACTATACTTTTTAGGGGGTGAAGTTTCATTCTTGGTTTTTTTAACCATGTTTAAAGCTTCCCCTAATGGCTGATAAATATGTGTACTGATCCACCCACCTAAATCATGCACAATCCATGTAATATCTTGCCAAAATTGTTTTGTTGCAATACCTAACCAATGTGCTTTATTAAATGCTCTTTCAGTATCTTGCGCCATACCTTCAATACTTTGCGTTGTTGCTGCAAGAGCTTCTTTACTTGATCTGATATAATCTAATACAATAGTTAATGAAGCACCTTTAAAAAGTTTGCCTAAAATATCCTTTTGCGCAGTAACGCTTAAATCTTTAACACTTTCTTTGATACGGTCTAATACTGCTCCAATAGTAATAACTTCATCAGAATTAAAGGTAATCCCAAAGACTTCAGCTAACTTTTGTGAACTTTCTGTTAATCCAGATAATGTTTGTAATAAAGCAGCTCCTGCTCTTCTACCACCAAGCATATGCTTATCGGCAAAAATTAACATTTGCACTAAATCATCTAAACTATCTACTGATTCAGCTGCTGTAGGGGCGATGAAACCCATAACTTGTTGATATTCACCAACGCTAATATGTGCTTTTGTGAAAAGTGCAGCTAAGGAATCAGTGATACGAGCGAATCTTTCACTTTCAGTAGCAGCATTTTTAACTTTATTACCAAATAATTCGTATGTTTCAATTAAGGCTTGCGCTACTGTATCCTCTCTTTCGCCGGTTAATACCATTAATGAACGCACATATTGAATTGTTTTTGCTGCAGATTCAGATTTTTGTCCTTCAAAAATAAGTGTTTTGTATGCGTTTGTTAATTGTTGAATAGAAATTGAAGAAAATTCAGCTGTTTTGTATATAGTATTACGTATTGTAGCATATGTTGTATCAAAAGAATGTGCGGTCTCTTGATTAACTACACGAGTTACTAAAAGTACTTCATTAACTTTTTTAATTGTTTGTACTAAGTTACCTAGTTGTTCAAGAATAAAATTTATGGAACCATATAATACTTTCCATCCAACAGCCCAAAGCGCTAACCTACCAAGATCTATCCCATGGAAAAAGTTATTTTGAGCAGCGCTTAATTTCTGGTAACGTTCTGTTAATTCTTGTTTACGTGCTGCTGCAGTAGCATCTAAAGTAATACCTTGTTGCTCTACTTTTAAATAAGAACTTAGTTCTGCAGTAGTACTAGCTAAACTAACACCCATTAAATCATTTTTAGATTTATAATAAGTTGTTGTTTCTGCAAGTTTTTTTAATTGTACATCTGCACCACCTTTTTGATTTAATTGATTATAGGCTAATAATAATTCTGTTTTTCGTGCCGCAGCTGTTGCGTCTAAAGTAATACCTTGTGCCTCAACTTTGAGATATGCACTTAATTCAGATTTAGTATTAGCTAAACTAATACCCATTAAATCATTTTTAGATTTATAAAAAGATGTTGTTGTCGCAAGTTTCTGTAATTGTGTCTCAGCATTTAAAGTATCTTCTGAAACAACTTTAAAAGCGTCAGACGCCCTTTTTGCGCCATCGGTAATATTTTTAGTAGCGTTCTGATCTATTTTAAAGTAAGACGATAGATTGTCTTTTGCAATAGATTGACCTAATTTAGAAAATTCAGATTTAACAGCTTTTGCAAATTTTTCTGTATCACTTAATTGTTTTTTCGCTCCTGGAGCAAGATCAAGGGCACTAGGTGCTTTAAATGTTTTTAATTCACGCTCAATTTGGGCCGTAGCTTTTTTAATTGATTCTAATGAAATTCCAACTGTTAGAAGGATATCTTCTGCCATAGTATTATATTATAATAGGGTGCAATACGAGAGAGCGCGTATGTGCACATTTAATCCTTAATTTTTGGACTCTGATTGCACCCATTATATATCTCTAATTAAATCTGTATAAAATTGATAAAATATTTCTAAATTATCAAAATCTGACCGCATCCAATCTGGGCCTAATTTTTGCCCAAAAGGGCGTAATTGGTCTTGATTATTTGTTTTATAATTTCTCGCCCATTGACACCATCTATTAAATAATGTTGGTGTATATAGTACATATTTATAAGGATCTGATACTGTATCATAAAACGATAGTGCTTCTTCTGTTGAATCAAGATACATCCTAAATTGCACAATATTAAAAAAATCAGCTGGTAAATCATTTATATCTAGCTCGTTATAACAGGGGAGTCTGTTGAGCTTTTTTGCGACACCCCAGATTGCAAAAAATTTTGATCGTTAGCCGCTATTTCACGTGCATTTTTTTGTGTTTCTAATGCTCTAAAATTATTTAATTCTTCAATTAATTGATCAATAACACGACCATCTAATATTTTATCAATATCATTAATAGAATTAAATATTTGTGTCCTCGTTTCTGGGTCTAAACACATATAAACAATACTTTGGTAATTTAATATACGTACAGATGCTAATAAAGCTTGTGATTCTACTGTAATATCAATAAATTGCTGCTTTAGTTCATCCCTTGATTTTTTAGATAATTCATCCTTACGTATTTTTTTAAATTTATCTAGTTCATCATTAATTATTTTTTGTTTTTCCTCAACTGTTTTATTATCTAAGTTAGGCAATAAATCAACAATTTCATTACGTTGTGCTAATTCAAATGATATTATACCAGTAATGAAATCATCTGTGGTATAAGGTTCGATTGCAAGAGCAAAAGAATGCGTCCTATTCTCCCGCTCTTGCAATCGAATACGTTCTTTTTCAAGATACGCATTATATTCTTCTAAAATAGCTAAACGTTGACCTTGTGTAATTTTTACAAGTAAAATTTCAACGTATCTATCAGAGTCATCATTAATACGTATCATTTTTTCTTTTTTATACAATGAATAAATATCTATCTTTCTTTTACTATTTTCAGTCATTCAATCCTCCTTATTTTAATTCAACTTATACTGCCGATGTAAACATTCCAGAACCAGTTAAAGTTGGATATACACCTAATGTTTTATCATATAGATAATTAACATATGCGTAATTTGGACCAATATTCTTTAATGTTCCAACCAATGCTGATTGAGGTATGGTTACTGTTTTATTTGCAGCTACCATAGAAGCAGTAATTGCTACTTCTTCTGTATTAAAAGTTGAAATATGTGTTCCAGAACGAGTTTCTTGAATAGCAACAACACGCAATGCATATACCGATTCATCAGGTACTTGCAATGGTGTATATGCTAATGTTCCAACATAACCAGATGCTCCAGATGCTAACCTAATTTTACTACCCATAATAGGTTGTGTAAACTCTTTGGCAGGTTCAGCATTACCAGCGAGTGAACGTGTTCCCTTAGCATTAGTATCACCAGTATTTAACCCAGGTACAGGTAGCCAGTTCTTAAAAATTACAGAACGGGTATACTGGGTATTTGCTGTATTGATTCTATTTGCCCAAACAGTTGTCTGGAAAATATTATTCCAGTTGTACTGTTTATTATTTGCATCGTCAGGGTCATCTTGTTGTAATACATCAAGAATAGTATTGTTAGAAACTTTATCATACACTTGTAATGTTACCGTAGCATTGTTTACACTCACATCTAAGATAGGATCATCATCACCAAAGATGTGAATAACATCCTGTGTAGCATCAATTGCACCAGTTAATTCATTAGCACAATCAATGAAGTATCCTTCAACAAATACTATCTCTTTTTTCCTTTTAACTAAATCAGATGCTAATACGCCCATATTTTTCTCACCTCCATTCGTTTAATGATTTTTATCCAGTTTGTAATGACCGTACATAAACAATCTCAAAATCAATCATAAAACGGTATCTATCTGCCACTAATACACCCGTTGGGGGGATATTTCTACTTTTTACATTTAATACATCAACATCTGTTATTGGAGTTACAAAATCACTTATTATTGGTGGATTTGAAACATTATAAATATCAATATATTCTGTTTCTTCTAATAAAGTGCGTACATCATTACATAAAACATCACGCTGATATTTATTAATTTCTTCTGATTGTTCACCACCGCAGAAACCATATATATTAAATAAATAAGATATTTCATCATATTGATCACGAAATGTAGTACTCTTTTTATTATTCACTGGTTGTTCTACAAGAGCAATTGTAGGTAATAACAATTCTTGTAATGAAGTTGGATAACCTAAAATAATATCTAATTGTGGATCATTAAAATGTTGTTTCAATGTTTGTGTTAATCCACTTTTAGTATATGTTTCATTATTTAAAAAATAATATAACGATTGTGTAATATTTGTTATATAATTTATAATTGTAATTGGCATTTATAACCTCATTAGTATAAATTAACACTTTTAATTGCTTTTCGAGCATCAGCAATTAATGTGTTCCTAAAGTAATAACCACCTGCTTGATACATGTTAAAGGGTTGGCCTCTGGGAATCCATGCCAAATGTTTTACTATTGATTCAACTTTTCTTGGCAAACCTTGAGTATCTTCATTAGCACCAAAAAGCGTTAAATAACCACCATCACGTGCAGTAATAGTTATAGGGCCAGAACCACCATATTCCCAAGTTTCAAGCAATTTTCCCCATGCTTCACCAGCTTCAGGATCATCTGAATGACGTAATTCAAGATTATTTGATTTTTGATTACCATGATACCAAGCAAACCCTATCAATGGATTTATTTTTTTAGGATCACCTAATTCTACAAAAAGTTTATTCCTTAAAATTTTTACCATATATGATTCATTACGTATAGCTGTTCTAAGATCAATAAATCTATCTTTAATAAAGTTATGTGTAGACCCTGGGTAACTAATTAATGCTGCTTCTTCTTCAATTGTTGGAGCAAAATCAGCGATTTTATCTTTTAATCTAGGTACATTATTTTCTAACATTGCAGATAATGTACTTTTTAAACGTTCTAATACAGTATCAAATTTCCTTCTACCTGAAGCACTTAATTGTGCTTTTTTAATGACTAGATGGGCCATCTTGATTTTCTTTAAAAATTTGTTGTGTTTGTTTTTCTTTTTTAATAAAATCATCTTCAAAAGCAGTAATATCACCACCACTACGTAGTGTAGCAACTAATACCCCAACATTAAATGATGCTTGAGAAACATCATTATGCACGCGTGCTTTTATTTTCTCTAACAAAGCTTTTTCTTGAATACTTGATTGTCTCCCTAAAGCATCAATATAATCTAACAATGACCGTTTAGTTGCTGCCATTATAGAACGTACACCTTCTGACCATATATCATGTTTTTTTTCTGTCATTATACATCTCCTTATTGTAAACGTGTAGCATATAGCACAATTTCATTTGTGTCTTCACAATCAATCACCCGATTAACTCTGAATTTAATACTATCATGTTCTATTTTAACATCCTTACTCTGTGCAGTTGAACGATGATCTCTGCTTGCAACAATAATAATATCGGAAGTTTTATAAAAACCACCAGCAGAATCTGTTTTACCAGAGTAAGGATTCCATAATATAGATCCTGAAAAAAATGAACTTGTTTCTGTCCATGTCTGCTTGCGGTAAGCATCAAGGGCTGAATAGCCAGCGCCAGTTGTAAGAGATAAAAATTTTAAACCATATATCCATTCATCTGCACGCACATCTCTTAGAATATGTTTTTGATAATTGTTTAGGGGCATTATAGACTCACTTTAATTAGTAGTTTCTATTGTTGTAATTCCAACACCTTCAATAGATTCAGTTGGCGCTCCTTTTAATTCTACACCACAACTATCTAATTCAGTTTCAACTAATCTACGACTACGTGTTACAAATATAGTTTCTACTTTTTGTTCTAACCTTTTAAGTTGCATATCCAACATTTCAGGTATTTGTGTTAAATCAGTACGACCAGCAGGGTTTGAATGCGAATATGCTGTGCGCGCAGATTTTTGTATCTCACCACGCGTTAAAACAATTGCTGCACATAAAACTAACAATTGTTGATCTTCTATACTGGGATCTGGTGAAAAATATGCAGTGTCACCAGAACCAACAACTGAATATTGAGTGTTAGGTGATTGGAGATTAAAATCTGCAAGTCCATCATTAATTCCTGAGAATAATTGATTTGACGAATAATATAAATTTGTTGTATCAGTATCACCCATCTCTCTTGCCAATCTTGACATTAAATCTTTTTCATATACAATAGACATTGAATTTCACCCCCTAAGCATCTTGCATGCCTGATTGAATTAATCTCGTTTGTTCTGTTGCTGTTTTTAATCTCGTTTGTTCTGTTGCTGTTTTTAATCTTATAAAATATATTGTTTGGCTTGATGAACTACTTGAAACGCTCCTTGAGGAACTTAAACTACTAGAACTGCTTCTACTCGACGACGATTGAGAGCTGGAGCTGCTACTGCGTGATGAACTCGATTCACTTGAGCTGGAGCTGCTTCTACTCGACGACGATTGAGAGCTGGAGCTGCTACTGCGTGATGAACTCGATTCACTTGAGCTGGAGCTGCTTCTACTCGACGACGATTGAGAGCTGGAGCTGCTACTGCGTGATGAACTTGATTCACTTGAGCTTGAACTGCTTCTACTCGACGACGATTGAGAGCTGGAGCTGCTACTGCGTGATGAAGAAGAACTTGCGCCAGAGCTGCTACTACTCGAAGATGATTGAGAACTGGAGCTGCTACTACGTGATGAAGAAGAACTTGCGCCAGAGCTGCTACTACTCGAAGATGATTGAGAACTGGAACTGCTACTACGTGATGAACTTGATTTACTTGAGCTTGAACTGCTTCTACTCGACGACGATTGAGAGCTGGAGCTGCTTTTACTAGAAGACGAAGAACTTTTTGAGCTTGAGGAAGAACTTAACGCTACTATACTAGAAGATGAACTAGATGATTCACTTGTGATATATTCAAATGCCCCTATATCAAAAACTGCTCCTCGCAACAATCCATCATAATCTCTAGTGAGTACTGCTGATAAGTCTGTTCCTGACCCTATCAATGTTGATGTGGCTTGTAGGTGGAAATCAGTTGTCGGACTTACCAACAACGGATTAATGTTACTCAAACAATTAGATCCAGCCCACTCCGGCTTTGTTCCATTACCATAGTAATCATCATAATCTGAAGTAACAGTTCCTAAAAAAGAACTAAAATAATCAATCCCAGAATAAGAATAGAAAATATTATTACGAAAAGTAACATTAGCACTCTGATTATCACCCGCTAAATTTATTAAAGGATTAGCAGTTTTAGCTAAATAAATAGTGTTATTATAAAACCGGATATTAGAAACTGGAGTTGAAGGACAATCCAACTGAACTGAAGGACGAATAGAAGAACCACAATTAACAACTAGATTATTATAAATATAAATGTCTTGATTTCTTGAATTAACAAACAATCCACCGTGCCCCATGTTATAACAGAAATTATCGTGAATATAAACTTCATCAGCATACCCAGTACCATCACTATCAACGGGATGACTATAGATACCTGAAGCTTCATCATACAAATCATGAAACTCATTCCAACCAATTTCAATATTTGTAGTGTTACAGTTTGGATTATTTGTATTGCAACCAAAATAAGTAGCGTGGTCATATCTATCCCTTCCCCAATCAGAAAGAGTGCAACCAAGCAATTTAACATTCGATATATTTTGAAGTGTATAATTTCCAGCCCAAGTTGAAGCATCATTCCTATTACTTGTATGTAAACTTACTGCTCTAATAAATCCAATAGGAGTTCCTCCCATATATGAACCTGCAATTACTAAAGCAGAATCAGTAACATAACAATTCATTTTTGCTAAAGTAAAATAACCTGCATATCCATCAGCATCTTCAGGATTATCTCGAATGCAACTTCTCGTATCATCAGACGTATAACTATGATCTAATGTTGGTAATTCTCCCGGATAACCGACATATGCAGTCATATTATTTGCGCTTCCATTCTGATTATAAGAAAGATATAAATTCCCAGCATAGTCATCTTCTTCTGTATACGTCCCCCCTCTAATATAAAGAATACTTCCACTACTTATTTGAAGTCGTGCATAAGGAAGCGTCTCCCATGCGGTCGTGTCAGTTTGCCCGTTATTAGCGTTATTACCATTCGTATGATCGACAAACCTGATAGCCCCGGAAGTGCGGACATAAAAAGGTATCGTACTCGAAGTACCCGAACTTGTAGTTACGGATATTGTTTGCGCTCCAGAAGTACAAGAAGAATTTAAGTAAAAGGTTATTCGCTCTAATCCTCTTGCGTTATTTGTAGTTACTCCCCATTCCGCATAGTCTGCAGCAGTAGTTAAATTCTGCCCAGCTACTGTAACATAACTTGAACCTCTTGTAGAACCAAAATTCTGTCCCCAGATCGTCACCGCTGCACCCTTTGTAGCACTCCCATTCCAACCGCTTCTTGGACCATCGGTCAAATCGGAGAAATACAAAACTGGTATAATTTCCTCATAAATATTTGCAGAACTACTTGAAGATGAAGAACTAGAACGAGAAGAACTAGATTTACTACTTGAAGAACTCCTACTTGAAGAACTTTTTGAACTTGAGCTACTTTTACTAGATGAAGAACTTCTAGAACTACTACTGCTCTTAGATGATGAACTCGAACTTGATTTTGAGGAACTCGAACTAGATTTACTGGAGCTAGAACTACTGCTTCTTGCACTAGAACTACTTTTACTAGAACTAGATGAAGAAGATGATTTACTACTAGAAGAAGAACTCGACTTAGAACTACTAGAACTAGAAGATTTACTTGAACTTGAAGAAGAACTTTTAGAGCTAGATGATGAACTACTTCTCGAACTACTAGACTTGCTTGAACTTGAAGACGATGATTTACTTGAACTACTGCTAGAAGACTTTGATGATGAACTACTACGACTTGAAGAACTTCTACTAGAACGAGAAGAACTGCTTCTGCTAGAAGATGATTTACTAGAACTTGAAGATGAAGAACTAGAACTCTTAGATGAAGAAGAACTACTTCTCGAAGAACTAGAAGAAGACCTAGAACTACTACTAGAAGTAATGTCTCCATATAAATAAAATATCGAATCTATAGAGGTATACCTATCCCATTCACCAATACGATATGCCTCTAAATAATTAGGATGAGTTGGAGAAGTACTATCTACACAAACATCTATATAATTAGTAGAATTTACAGTTCCAGAAGCTACTATAACTGTTACTCCATAATCATTTGGACTTAAATGAACTGGAGAAGAGAATGTAAAAGTATATAATAAATATGAAGTTGTTAAAGTACTTGTATCTAATGTAGAAGAATTACCTAAAGTAATATCAAAATCTTGAAATACTGGATCATAAGTATATAATCTTGCCAATAAAGTGCCAGTAGGATTTCCTACTTTTTTCAAATAAAATTTACATTGATATATATTCCAATCCTGTGTTAAAGTAACTTTTTGACCAACACCGGAGTAATATGCACCTTCTGATGGATGAACTATGCTTAAACTGAAATTACTTTGATTAGCACTTGAATAGCTATCTATTAATGTATAAGGAGAAGACGAACTACTTGAACTAGATGATTTAGAAGAGCTTGATTTACTGCTGGAACTACTTCTACTACTTGACGAACTACTTTCTGAACTACTAGATTTACTTGATGATGAACTACTACGTGATGAACTCGATTCACTTGAACTCGATTCACTTGAACTCGATTCACTTGAACTCGATTCACTTGAGCTAGAACTGCTTCTACTCGACGACGATTGAGAGCTGGAGCTGCTACTGCGTGATGAACTCGATTCACTTGAGCTGGAGCTGCTACTACTCGACGACGATTGAGAGCTGGAGCTGCTACTGCGTGATGAACTCGATTCACTTGAGCTGGAGCTGCTACTACGTGATGAAGAAGAACTTGAGCTACGACTACTAGATACTCCACCTACAAATTCTATCCATGGGCAATAATCATCAGTTGAGGTATCATTTTCTGGTAAATCATTTATAGAATTATCTCCAATTCTTAAGTATCCCGTGTGACTTTGCATAAGAGTTGGGTTTCCACCTATACCTATTTCAAATATCAATCTATCACCTTCTTGCACGCTAATTTCATTGGATGTAGCAGAATCGCTTCTATTGGTATTATTGAAAAGCCCAATTAATTCAGTATTATCTCTTCTAAGATCAACTACTGTTCCTCTTATAATAGAACCGTCATTAGAACAAAGATAAACACCCCAAACAAGATATTCATTACAATCAGTATTCTGTTGACTACAACATATTTGTATTTTAACTGTTTGAGATGGAATAATTTGTGCAGATAGTGGGTCTGATATATATTGTATTCCAAGACAATCTTTATCTGTATCAGACGATTCCATTATAATTACATTAGTAAAAGGTGAACTTATTTTTTCTGTCACTGCTCTTAAACGACTAGCAAAAGAGGTATCTTCCCAATTAACGTTATATGCAGGAGTTTCTGTTGATACACCAGTTGATGGGAGATAGAATCTTGTCCCATCTACATCACTTATTTCGCCTAAACTTGACCTAGATGATTTAGAGCTTGAGCTGCTTCTACTTGACGACGATTGAGAGCTTGAGCTGCTACTGCGTGATGAACTCGATTTACTTGAGCTGGAGCTGCTTCTGCTCGACGACGATTGAGAACTGGAACTGCTACTGCGTGATGAACTCGATTCACTTGAACTCGATATTGACGAACTAGAACTCTCACTAGAACTCTCACTAGAACTCTCACTAGAACTACTTCTTGATGAGCTGGAACTTCTTGATGAAGATGAGCTGGAGCTGCCCGATGCGGTATTAAAAGCTACAAAGACGCAAGCATAGTGGTCTGATGGATTGCTTGTCATCGTAGCTGTATAGTCACCAGATGCTGTAAACGCTTTATCTTGAGTTTGATGAGTATGCCCGGCTTGTTCTGTCCTCTCTGTCCACCCCTGACCTGTGGTAGCTGATAACGCCGTTGCTCCCGCTTCATTAGCCCAATACGCAAATAATATTCCAGCGTTTGTACTTACTGCTAAATTTCCCGTTGTGTGAGTAGCAGTTGCAACTGTTTCTCCATAATTTAAAGAATTATCATAAGGGTCAGAAGTATCCATCCCTGAATACACATGGCAAGATAACCCAGGGTCGCCTTTAGACGAGCAAGTTATTGTACAGGTAGAATTAGTGGTGTTTGCAATCGCATACCAAACTTGGATTGCACAATAAGCTGCTCCTCCATCACCATTCCAGTTCCCGATAGAATTGGCAAGAGTATATGTATTACTATTCTCGTCTGAAATAGTAGCATTAGCAGCAGCATCATTAAAAGAATACCCCACTACTATTAAATCACCGGCAGTAACATTAACCGTGATTGCCCTTGTCGAACCATTGTAAACACTACTAAAACTATCATTTGCAATTACTGGATAAGTTGCAGTATCAAGGAAACTTTGAGGTATTGTAATAATATACTTATTTCCTTCAATCAATAATTTAGCGGGGCAAGTGTTACCTTTAGCATCTTTAAATATCGGCTGATAGAAAAACCCGAACTTCTCTCCCGTTGAAATCCTGTTTATTTTATACCCACCAATTTGTTCGGGGATATGCTGTGCTACACCGTCTTTGAGTATTGATGCTGGTCGAACAAACTCTAAATCTTCCGCACCTGATATATTAAATTTCCAGCGATTCGATTTGGGTTTTTCATTCAATATCAGCCCAAATTTCATCGTCTGGTCATCATATTGATTAAAATAGAAATCTTCTTCCCCACCGTACATCTTCAACCCTTCACCGTCTATCAGGGTCTTATCGGTCATACCGCCAGAAGTAGGATAACTTAAAATTAAACTTTCTTCTCCATCCCACTTGGTAAATTTAATAGTAGGCTCAATATATTCTTTAATAGAAGAATCAGATAAAATTTTAGCGAACACCACATTTTCATTCCCAACTATTACTTCATCGTTGGCTTCGCCTAATGTAGTTTTATAGTTATCAAATTCTACTTTTGTTTTGTCTTTAAATAAAGCCATTTATCCTCTGAATTTATTCACTTTTAGAATCAAACTTCTTTTGTTCATCAACTATTGCCTCAATAAATTGATTCATTATATATCTATTTTCAAATGGTGCGTGCACATGTATATTCCCATCTTTATTCATTATTACCACCATATGTGGGACATCATCTTCACATAGCATACATTTAAATTTATTTTTATCAGTAGCCGTAGCGCTAGTTTTACTTAAACTTCCATGTAATACTTCTTTTACATTTTTTATTTTAGTCTTCATTTTTCATCTCCTTTGTTACTGTGTTTTGATTTTTGTTAGACAACGCTGTTGCTAACTTTGGGTAATATTGACGTATTAATTTTTCCAATCTATAACTGATGGATATACCACAACCAGTTCTATTTAACGCATGCGTTTCCCATGCTAATTTGTTTGTTGGATGAAAATGACATACATGTATTGGTTTAATACTTTTATTATACCTTTTTATAAATCCAGAACAACCAACATTATAAGTATAATTTAAAGTACTAACTCTATTTGGATATTTTCTTAAAATATAATTAAGGGTAGGCTCTTCTTTTCTTTCTTTCTTTTTAAGAAGGTGCGCGACTATCCTATCAATTATATCTATGGATTCTGGTTTCCAAAATAAACTCCCCCCATTAACTTTAGGTCTACTATATTGAGCGTAACCAACATCTTTAAATTCAGGGCAGTTAAATTCTACATTTTGCCACGCATCCAAATCGTGTGACCATACAACATCTTTACATCCATTTTCGAATAGATACTTAACTCCAAACATCTTAGAACCAGTAAAACAGAAATCATTAAGGGGAATTATAATAGGCTTAATTCCCATATACTCAAAATCTATATTAGATAAAATAATTATATCTTCTGATTTCCATCCTAATTCTAAACTGTTTTCTATTTGAGCTTTAACTAATAGAAGTAAACTATCTAAAGAATGATGGCACTTTTCTCTAAAGTTTAAAACTGTTAGATTTTTCATATTTTAATTTTCTCACTGTATTTGAAATTCTTAAATACTTTTGCCGAACCCCACCGTATTCCTTTATTAGCAATCAATTTTCCACGAGATAAATTAAACAATGAAAGTAATGCATTTCTTGATTCTGTGTATTTCCAATTTGAATACTGATATCTACCACTAGCATGAGGACTATGATTTTTGACCATAGTGCAATAATTACTCCCAGTATATAAAATTTTAAATCCTGAATGAAATGCTCGCATTAATAAATCTTTATCATCATAACCATATCCTATCATATCTTCATCATATCCACCTAAAGATAAGAAATCTTTTTTAAACATTCCTAATCTACCTCTATTTCTCCTGCCACTTTTAACAAAAACTACCTTTTCTGATATTTGATTAGCTAATTCATTTACTTTAGTAGCAAATCCTTTATTAACAAAATGGTCAGTATCTACATTTAAAACTATATCTCCTGTAGCCAAACGAAAGGTAATATTTCTAGAATGAGACATGCTATAATATTTAGCTGTAGTTTCATAATAATTTACTAATCCCCTGTCAATATAGGGGGTTAATTTCTCTTTAGCCCAACTATTAATATTATCTTTACTTCCATAATTCAATAACACCCATTCTATATTAGGGTAATCTATATTATCTTCAATATTTTTTATATAAACATCTTGTAAAGTATAAAGTCTATCCATAGAATTAGTGCAAATACTGATTTTATAGAACTTTTTTATTTCAACTACTTTAGGGGCAGTATATATAGGAATAAAATATTTATTCCATATATCCTGAGTTATTAGATCTAAAACAGGTCTACTCATTTTTATAGAAAACCATTAAATTAGTTAAAATATAATTAGGACATCCTGATCTTTGCCAAGCACTAAATAATTTATTTACTGCATTTTCAGAATATTTCCAACATCTATCTTCTAACTTATTTATCCAATAAATTTTAGGTTGCCTATTTATATGATATTTACCCCCTGCATTAGAAGCAGTGAGAATTACAATTCTTTCAGATGCATTCACTAAATTATCCACAAAAATATCTGCTTGTTCCTCTATTAAATGTTCAGCTACTTCAATAGATATAGCACAATCCCATTTACCACAATCTATAGATTCTCCCGCATTACCGTAACTAATATATTGTCTAATCCCTTCTGGTATAGCTTCTTTAGTAGTATTAAACAGTAAATCAAATCCTCTAACTTTTTCAACTCCTCCTAATATTAATCCTTCCAAATAAGACCCTAAGCCACACCCAAAATCTACTGCATTTTTAATATTAAAAATAGGAACCAAAGCTTTTCCTAACTTAATTTCCCAATTTCTCATACTACCATGTCTCTTCCAATAATTATAATCTGAATATAAATCATCAGGTTTAGTAAGATATAAAAATTTGCGTCTTAATAATTTAAGATTATTTCTAGCATTCCAAAATTCAATTTCTAAATTTTTAATGTCTTTTTGGTTATTTCTTTGTGCTAACTTTAAATTTCGTCTAGCTTCTCTAAAAACTATTTCTGAATTTTTTAAATCTCCTTCTATTTTAAATATTAGTTTTTCCATGCTATTTTATATTGTATTGTCCCTTCTTTATTATAACAATAATATTGTTTAATTTTATGATGTGTAAATAATTTCTTTATCCAATTGTCATATTCTTCTAATGATAACCACTCATTAAAATTAGTACTTGGAGACCTATAATGAATTTGAAAACATATATATTTAGCATTATAAAGAATCTCTTCTGATTTTTTATCTCCAATAAGATACTTTTCTCCGCCCTCGCAGTTAAATTTTAATAAATAATTATCCGTCAATTTACAGTTATATATATTAAATAATTCCCATAAAGAAATAGTTGGTATTAAAATCCCTTCATCTGTCTCTGTACATAATCCATCTAAAATATGACCACGTTCTTTAAAATGAATCGGTTTCCCATTACCCAGAGCTTTTTCTTCTAAATAAATATTATGACAAAAAAAGCTATTTTTCATCACTTCAGTAGCTTTAAAAAAAGGTTCGATAGCAATAATTTTGGTAAAAGGATGCCTCATCTTCATAAATACAGAAAAAATACCAATATTCGCCCCAAAATCAAATATAGTATCTAAACTTCCGTTAGGTATATCTTTAACCCTATAGCAATCTTTTAAAATTATTTTTCTATATTCATTGCCTGGTTTTTTTATTTCAATAAGCATTGTCTAACTACCTCTTTAGTTAAAGATATGTACCAACTATCTCCAGAAGGTCTACAGTTATCGTACGCATAGCATATTTCCAATACTCTTGGATGTTTCATAGCTTCGGCTAAAGAAAACCCAAAAGATTGATTTCCTATAAATAATTTACTTCCTTTTATAATTCTAGCCATTTCTAATCCATCTTTACAAAATTTATATCTATATAAAGCAGGAAATCGTTTCAATTTAAACCTTTCATATTCTTTTTTAGTACCTAAAAACAATATTTTATCAACATATTCTTTTAATAAAGTCCAATCTATTTCTTCTTTATCGTGGTAACGTCTTGTTCTTGATACAATTATTTCAGCTTCTTTTATCGGTTCTATATTAAAAAGCCATGGTTTAGATAAATCTACAAAAGTATTTAATACTTCTGCGTGACTTTGTGCTAAATGTTTTTTATGATTAGAGTGATAATCTATTTTTCTATATTTATCTAAATTAATTCCTTTACATGTACAATTAATTTTAATATTAGGTTGAATTTCTAAAAGAGAATACAAAGTATCATAATGAGCTTTTTTAACTATATTAATAATCCCACCACCCAAAGATAGAATAGCGGGTAAAGAATAAATTATATCACCTAAAGAACCTTTATGACTATATTCATTCATTGTTGATAATAAGGTCTATTTAAATCCTTTTTAAGTACTACAGTTAACCCACACCAAGCTGCAGTATAAGGAAAAGTCATGGTATAAACATCTGAATTCTTTTCTAAATCTTGTCTAATTTTATAGGTATCCGACTCTTTTCCTATTTTTAAATAACGTTTATACCACCTTTTACATATATAAGTATCATGTAAAAACATTATCCCACCACAAACTAACTTAGGTAAAAAGAAATCTACCTCCTGTTTAACTACTGAATAAGAGTGATTACCATCAATAAAGATTATTGCGGGGCAATCTTTAAATTGCTTTATAAAATCAAAAGATAAACAATTATATAAATTTATATTATTTCCTATATTATTTTTAATCCAATCACAAACTCTCTTTTTTTTATCACATGCATAATGTTTTCTATTAAATTGTTTAGCATATGTATTAAGTATCGTAGTAGAATTGCCCAACCCTATTTCCACTATACATCCTTTAATATTTGACAAAACTATTGGAACTAAAGAATTTATTATTTCCCATTCCTTCATTCAATTAATTCCTCTATAATATCAACCCATTTAATAGGATTTATGTTTTGTCGTGCCCAATCTTTGCAAAATAGTCCAATCTTATGTCTATATTCTTCTTTACGTTGTAATAATTTTATTGCATAAAGAAATGAATCATAATCAATGCAATAGAAGCCGGTTTCACCATGTATTATTCTATCTTTAGTCCCATCTCTTGGTTCTGACAAAATTGGTAACCCAACAGCTAATGCTTCGGCTACAGTTCTTGGATATTGATCGCGCCACATATTACTAGTCCTATATAAGTAAATATGACCTTTACTTAAAAATTCTTCAACTGACATACTATTCCATTTATGAAATACCATTCTTGGTTCATTTTTAAAATAATCAACAAGTTCTTTGTGTGCTTCCATAAACTCAAATCTAGTATTATGGGTATCTTTAAGAAGACGTTCATAGAATTTAGTATCTAATTCTTTATCTAAGTTCTTTTGCCATAAATGAATTTTTTCACCAGAGCCAACAGATTCTTTAGTGGTATATTTACGATAATCATTAACTGAGTGTTTTAATATCACTAATTGTTCTTTTTCAGTACGTTGTTTAGTACAAACTTCTAAAAATTTATCCAATTCAATAGCACCAAATAATTCTATACGTTTAGTATTTTCAAATCCAAGTGCATCTTTATCAAATTCATTACGTTTTTCAGAATTTTGAAATATTATTGCTCTTATTTTATTTGTTTTTGCTAACCAATCTGTTTTTGGCAGCTCACCATTACAATAGTTGATACCTATAATAAGATCTGAAGATTTTTCTACAAATGGTTGACCGGTTTTACAAAAATCCCAGATACAATCATTAGCATAAAATAATAATGGTATGTGAGATTTCATATTTTTTAACATCCCATTTTCATATGAATGCTTCATGATAGGCAATTGTTGATTTAAATAGTTTGCATGTACACTACCCCATGGATATAAATTAACTTTCCATCCACGATTCATTAATAATTTAGTGATTGTAATTAATGATTGTTCACCACCACCTGATGTATTAAGATTACCTAATAAATTAATAGTCTTTTTAAGTTTTTTTACATGCAATTCAATTATACCTTGTTTTATTTTTTCTTTCTTTTTTAGTATTATATTCTCTTTTAAATATGTATATATGTTCCCATCATAGTATTTAGAAATCGCACGTATAACATCATTTGCAGTTATAGCGTACATACATGCTTGAATTGTACGACCAGTACTTACAACAGTAGTATTGCATAAATTATCATTATGTGCCGGATCTTTTGGTAATGGTATTGTTCTAGCTTTCCAACAACCACCATTATCACAACATTCAAAAGCACCATTTGTATGTAAAACTTGATGATTACAGTACCATGTCCATGATGAAGGTTCTCTCCCACCAAGAATAGTTACACAAGGTTTCCGTTCTTTATCCCATCTTGAAGGAATCGCTGCGGCTATATGCATTAAAGCGCTTGGACCACAAACGCATCCTTCTGCGTTATAGACAAGTGAAAACAACCCCCTTATATCTTTATTAAATTTATCTGTTAAATCTATAACCCCATTTAATTTTTCAACTAATAAATCACTTTTACCAATAGTAACAAATTGTATTCTACCTTTAAAATGATTAATAACATCTTGAAATTTACGCCAATCCCAAATCTTTGTAGTACAATCTCTTTTTCCACCTGGTGCTATTACCCAATATTTATCAATATCATACAATTCACGTATAATATTCTTTTTTTTCTCTTCATCTGTTAAATGTAAATCACCGCGTTGACGTATAAATTCTTCACAAAAATTTTTATATTTATTACGTAAAGATATAAATGGTTCTTTTGAAATTGCTTTATGTTTTTCTATATCACCCAATGGTGGGTCACAAACTGTACCATTAGCAAATGTTGCACAAAATTCTCCCAATTTTATGGGTAATGCATTATGCAAATCTGCTACCGCTATCATATCAAAAAGAAACATTGTAGAAAAATGCATAGCACTATTATTAACATTCCCTATCATCGGATAGCCAACATTATAACGCTCTACACCATCGTCATTTCTTGTAATTGTTTTATCTATATACAGATTGTTTTCAAATACAGCAGGTTGATTTGTATCAACATTAATGCTAATGTCTGGAAAAAGAAGTTTAAAGTCTCTTACCCCTGCAGAAAACATGATCGCGTCACCAAGTGCTCGATGATGTGAAAAAATAATTTTACGCATAAAAATAAAAAACCCTTTTTAGACAGTTCTTCTATTAACAAAAATAAAAGAATTGCCCAAAAAGGGCGTGCTTATAAGAAGCGAGAACTACATTTTTTTAAATGCTTGTAGTTCGATTAATAAAGATTGTATTCTTTTCTTTAAAACAGCAATATTACGATTACGTTTACGAACAGTATCTTTTAAATGAATATTTATTTCTTGTATATTATAAATAATACAATAAATATTCTCATCAATAGCTAAAAGAGTATGTCCTTTAGCTAGACAAAATTTATTAAAAACATCTTTTTGTTCACCAAATAATGCACCACAAGAACAGATATAATGCATTATTTTACCCACCAATCAAATAATCTATAGCATAACCTTGAGTAATATAAGTATAACATATAACTCCTTTAATATCAACTTTCTTGTAATAATTTAATATCATTTTCTACCATTTCTTTTACTAATTCTTTAAAATTATGTTTTTGTTTCCATTTGAGCACTTTTTTAGCTTTAGTGCAATCGCCTAATAAAATATTTACTTCAGCTGGACGCATAAATTTTTGATCAATTACAACATATGGTGCCCAATCATTAATACCAATTAATTTAAAAGCTTCAGTTAAAAACTCTTTAATTGAATGTGTCTCACCAGAACATAATACAAAATCATCTGGATCATGATGTTGCATAATAAGATAGATACCTTGCACTATATCTTTAGCATGAGACCAATCACGTTTAGCCTCTAAATTTCCTAAGTATATCTTATTAGTGAGACCTAATTTAATTTTAGCTACTCCAATAGATATTTTACGTGTTACAAATTCTTGCCCTCGTCTTGGTGATTCATGGTTAAATGATATCGCATTACATGCAAACATGTTATAACTAAAACGATATGTACGCATCATCGAATATGCAAAACATTTTGATACGGCATATGGAGAAACTGGGTTAAAAGGTGTTTTTTCCAATTGAGGTGTTTCTAAAACTCTACCAAATTGTTCAGAACTTGATGCTTGTAATATTTTAATCGTAGTATTATATTTTCTAATTGCTTCTAATAATCTTAATACACCAAGACCAGTAATATTAGCAGTTAATTCAGGTTGTTCCCAAGAAGCAGCAACATATGATTGAGCAGCAAAATTATAAACTTCATCTGGTCGAGAAATAGCCAATGCTTCTAATAAAGAACTTTGGTCTGTTAGATCTCCATGTATAAGAGTAACATCATTTAGAATATGTTGTATATTATCAAATTTTTCATTACTTTGCCTACGGACTAATCCGTACACATCGTAACCTTTTTCTAATAATAATTCAGACATGTAAGAACCACTTTGTCCATTAATCCCTGTAATCAATGCTCTTTTTTTCATCTTATCCTCTATGGTAGTAATATTTGGCTGTACTAAAAAGTGTTAAAATTTTATACTTAACTTGATAATAGCACCTCCTGAACATCCTTGTGATTTTGGATGATCGAAAATATTATCAATATATACGCCAGCTGGATATAATGTGATTGTAATTTTATCTTTTAAGGGGAAATTAATTGGTAAATAATTACCTATGGTCCCAAATTCTCTACCTATTAAGATTGCACCATTACTGATTGAACTAGCATCATACGCAAACCCACAATCTAATGACCATCCAGCCCATAAAATATTCCATTTTCCCCATGATTCAACCTCTTGCGTTTTAGCTAATTCAAAAGTAGTAAGATTTTTTACTGTTTGATTTTTCCAAGTAAATAAAGCACCTTGCTTAAGTGCAATATTTAAATCTTCAGCTAAAACAAAATTAAACATAGTTAATACTAATACAGTTATTAGAAAAATTAGTTTTTTCATTACTTTGTCTCCTTTTTTATAGTACAGCCAAATAAAATTATAACCAGTCTATCTTTTTTCTAAATTTGAGATTCGTGTACATCAATTAAAATAATTAAACAACTAGTTTATTATTTCTGATGATTTATATGATATATTCTAGGAAATTTATCTATATTATTATTTCTCCTAAAAAAAGTATAACACGCTACACATAAACTACGTACAAACACAGTATTTTTATCACAATTAATACACTTTTTACTTTTACCAATCATGATTTTTTCTAAAAATAAAATTACTTCTCCAAATTTCTTCTAAGAGCGCTGGTCTATAACCATATTCTCTAGATAAATAAATTAGAGCCGACAAATCTTTAGGTAAACATTTTCCTGAAAAACCACGTTCATTGTCATCACCTGGAACTTTAGTAAATTTCCCAATACGATCGTCATAACTCAAGGCTAACCTAATCTCTTCCCAATTTATACCTAATAATTGAGCTATTTCATAAAGTTCATTTGATGTACTAATCTGTGAAGCTAAAAATATATTCGAACAATATTTTATATACTCTGCTGTCTTTATATTAACTCTTATAATGGGACAAGTGAATTTGGCTTCTTTATACACTTTTTCTAATACATTAAATACTCGATCAGTATCCGAGCCAATAACAATTCGTTTACTATTTAGAAAATCTTGATTCGCATTTTTATCTGTTAAGAACTCTGGATTAAAAGCGAAATCAAATTTAGGAAATTCTTTTGCTAAACTATTTGTCGTTCCACTTACAGCTGTCGATCGTATAACTATAATCGTTTTTTCTTCATCATCATATGATGCATATTCATTTAAAATACTAATTGATTCATAAATAGCACTAAGATCTATTTCACCAGACTTCTTCATTGGTGTTGGAACAGTAATAAATATTACAGAACAATTATTAGCAATTTCTTTTAATGTGCCATACTCTTTTTTGTATTTATCATAATAAAAAAGTTTATGTCCACGCTCTAGCCCTCCGGCAGTAGCAAGCCCTACAACACCACACCCCACGATTCCAATATCCATATTAATCTCCTATCGCCATATTTCTGGTGTTTTTTCATTCACCAATTCTAATTTATCTTTTGTCCATGGTTGAGGGCCTAATGTTTTAGCCCAAGTCACCATTTCTTGTAAACATGTTCTTAAATCTTTTGTTTCTTTATACCCTAATTCATGCATCGACTTCTCAAAACTAGAATACGCATTTTTAACTTCACGAGGTCTATCTGGTAAATGTGTAATAATAACCTTATCTTGAACTCCCATTACATCTATTAGCATTTCTGCAGCTTCATTCAATGTAATAGGGTTTATTCCACCAATATTATATGTTTGTCCATTAGTAAAATCTTCAAGACATTTCACATAGCATGGTAACGAAAATTCTATTGGACTAAATGCTCGCTTTTGCATACCATCACCAAAAATATAAATCTCTTTTTCACCATGCATAATTCTATTTATCCAAATAGCAAAAACATTGCGATAACGGTCTGATAAACTTTGTCTAATACCCATTACATTATGTGGCTTAATAATAGTGTATTTAAATCCGTGTACTTCTGCTAAAATTTTTGTTGATTCTTCCATTATTGTCTTATTCCAACCATATATATCAGTTGGTCGATTCGGCATATCTTCAGTAAATGGTGGCGTTTGTTCTCCGAATGTTGCCATCGACGAAAACATAACCATTTTTTTAAATTTATATTTAATGCATGCGTTTAAAACATTCATATATGCCATAACATTGTCTTCTGTGGATTTTAATGGTTCGAATAATGACCCAATTTCTCTCGCGCTCGCACAAAGATAAAACACAACCTCTGGTTGCCATTGTGAAATTAACTTTTCAGTTGCATTTTTATCTTTTAAATCAATAAAAAAACATAAATGATCCAATGTGTTACGCATAAATCCACCACTAAGATTGTCTACACCTATAACCGCATGTCCTTGTTTACTTAACTCATCAGCTATCCAAGACCCCATGAATCCAGCAGAACCTGTCACGAGAATTTTCATTTTACCTCCAAATTATGCTTCTTTTATATAAAAATCATTTCCAATTGATTTTAAATATAAATTATTCAATATTTTCATCCATTCAGGATGATAATGTACATTACCTTCAGATCCATAACCAAATTTATCATGATTTTCTTTCAAATGGAAAGCACCTTCAGTAAATGTAACTGTTATAAATAAAATACCACCAATTTTTAAATGTTGTACAAGATATTTAATCACACTTTCAGGGTCTTTCACATGTTCAAGAACTTCGTGTGTAAAGATAATATCAAAGTTATCATTTTCACTTAAAAATGTATGATTATTATATGTATATTTAAAATCTATATTTACACCATATTTTTTACAACGATATTCAATAAATTTTATCCAATCTATTGGCATATCAATTACAGTTGTTGCATACCCTATGTCATAAAAACAAATTGCATTTGTTAAGTCTCCACACCCATAATCTAATATTTTTTTACCAGGATAACAAAATTCATATATATTTTTCATCCATGGTCTATCAGATGAGTTTAAATGGTCGTTAGTGTGGTAACTTTTATGTGATAATTCAGCATATCCATATGCATTATAAATAGGATGATTACATATTTTAATTAATTCATCGTGTGTATAATTTTTACTACTATCAATTAAATCATCTGTATTATTATTATGTGTTATATGCCAACCATGTCTCATCCCTTTCCAATAAGATAAAGGAAATCCACTAAAAGTCAAAACATCTTGTTCAAAAGTTGTTTCTGTAAGGTATTCATTATTCCTTACTGGTATTTTCATTTTTCTCCTTAATTAATTTATAGGGAATAGGGATATCAGCATCTATTTCAAAACAATGTTTACATATCAATGCCGCTTCTTTATTTTTAATATTATTATGAATTTTTTTAATACCTTTTTTAATTTTATTCACAATATTTATATCAGTAATTTTACCATAAGATATTTCTTGATCTGCTATTCTACAACATGGCACAACGATTCCATCAAAGTAAATAAAAAATAATCTATCAATTATGGCACAATCATGTTTCCTTATTATGTTAAGATTATTAATAATACATCTCTGATATCTTACTTTTTTATCATATAAAAGATCAGAAAAATATTTAAAATCTTCTGTAGAAAAAATGACCGTTCTAAAATGACAATTTATTCCTATTTGGTTAGCAATAATATATATATTTAATAAATGTGATATATATTCCTTTGGCGTGTTTTTATTTAAACTTAAGTCGAGATATGTTAACCCAGCATATTTTAAATTATGTACCATTGGTTCAGTTAATAAAGTACCATTTGTAGTAAATCCAATACTAAAATATGGTGCAGCATATTTTATAAATTTTATTAATTCAGGATGTAATAATGGTTCACCCCAATTATGGAGCCAAAGTTCTTTTAATTTAAGCTTTTTACATAGACTAATCGCTTGTCTAAAAGTTTCAAATGACATATATCCATATCCACGTTTTAGCTTATTTCTAAAACAACCTATACACATTAAATTACATTGATTAGTTAATTCTATTTGACAGTATTGCATATTTTTACTAATACTATAATATTATACATGTTATTTTCTAAAGTGTTAAATTGTACTATTTTTACATCATGTAATTGTAATACAATATTTTTCCATTCTTCCGCAGTATGTTCATTTGGTGCTTGATATTCAAGCTTTATTTCTTCTTCATTATTATGTTGAAATGCTTTAATATCTGGTGCAAAACAAACAAGCATACCACCCTTACGTAATGCTCTAATCCATTCTTGAAAAATAGCTACTGGGTTTCCTGGTATATGCTCAATAGAAGCTATAGATGTGATGTAGTCTAAGGAATTATCTTGAAATGGCAAACAATTACCATCGCCTACTACTGCATTATGTGCTGGAGAAGCATGTACATCAAGACCTAAAGAGTACATCTCCGGCCCTCCAGGACCACCAACATCAACACCAAACGCTGCATGTTCTCTATCTCTTGCGCATAATCCTTTAACAAAATCAAAAAGTAAATCTCTTTGTATATCAGAAACCATATTTCTATTTACAAAATGGTATCGCGCAGGCCCGTCCCACCACATATCTCATCCTTTCTTATTTGTTTTACTAATTTGTGTTTTATTTTATCATGACACTGTTTACATAATATTTTTCCATTATTAATATCCCAAAAAGGTTGATATGTAATTGCTAATCTAATTAATATATTTTTATCATCAATTGGTGAAAATTGTGGATATTGTTGTAAAAATTCATTTAATATAATACAAAATTCTTTAATATGATGAGCTTCTAATGTATTATCATGTTTAAAACATTCTTGACATTCATAATTATCTTTTTTAAATACATTTCTCATCCACTCTCCATATTCAAATGAGTGTCTTATCATTAAATGTAATGGCGTCCTACCATCAATCCAAAAATAACATTTTTTACCACGATTATTAACACCTATTTTTTTTCTTATTTCGGGATTTAAAAATGCTTTTTTAGTACCATCACTAATCTTTTGTCTCATTATAGGACTCGATAATGACTTTTTAACCTTAATCCCTATACTTCTTCTTAATTTAGAATCTTTATATAAATTGATTAATATTCTTTTTATTTTTTTTCGAGTTGCTGGAACAGACATAGCTTTTTTTGATCTTACACTCATTAATTGTTTAATTTTAGGATCGTTGCAGCGTATTTGATTTCTTATTTTATTATTCAATCTAAATTGTGGATCTAAAAATTTATTTTTAATCGCAATACCTATCTTTTCTCTCTCTTTTAATTTAGAGAAACGTTTTCTTTGGGCTTGAGATCTATTATTAAAAATTATAGTTTTTTTATTATGCATATAATTTTTTATACATTATAATTTTGTTTGTATCTTCTCGCATATTCAGCTTCATCTGTTAATAATATTGGAACATCGCTTTTAGTAATATTATATATTTTGTTACATCTAACACAAGTTAATGTTCTTGCTTCTTGATTCCAGCTTAATCTACTTTTACATATCGGACATCCATAAATATTTAATAATTCTTCATTAACCATATATACTCCTTATATATAAATAAATATTATCTACAATGTTGACATGTCCAAGACCCTTTATGCATAGCGACAAACATTTCTTCATAAGAAACTTCTTTACCCGCTTTATGTATTGAACATTTATTACAAATTAAAGGATAATGTGCTAAACCACGATTTATATAATAACCATATAAAGGCGTAAGGTCTCTAAAAATATTTGGAAAATGGTAAGAAAAAGCACTTTTTACAGTAAAATTATTCCCCCCTTGGCACCCTAGTCTATATTTTAATCCATCTTCATGGTGGATATGCATATCATCATTCCATGTAAATGTAGTATATCCTCCTAATTTATTAAATGTGTCTTTAGCAATTATTTCTGGAAAATGTCCAAATATTTCTTGTATTAAACCTTCTTTTGTATTAATATTACAATATTCATTAAATTCATCCATATGAAAATCATCTTGTGTAAGAACACCAATTTTTGATCCTGTTTCAAATCCAAACCCATTTCCAATTTCAAAACCTTGTAAATATGTAGGTGCTAAAATAACATGATGATTTAAATATTTACTCATATTAATATCCCAATCTTTTGATACTAATAAATCATCTTGAAAAAAAGCGAGATATTCTTTAGTGGCTTTTGTTGCCCCCAAATTCATCAAAGCATACCAATTGCATAAATTGGCTTGATAATACATAATCTCATTATCTTGCAACCATTTATATGTTTGCCAAGATGTATATATATCACAAATAATAATATATTCATGCTCTAATTTTGAATGTTTTTTGAGTGTTTCATAACAGAACTTTAATGCGCCCGATGTATATCTAGTAGGAATTATAACTGAAAAACCGTCCATAGAAATCTTATCTTTCTTTTTCTAAATGTTGTTGTAATAGTTTTATACCAGTATCTAAATTTACTTTAAATTCATATTTATATGGTATTTCGGGTCTAAACCATGTATCTGCTAATCTAAAAAAATAGTTTTCTTTTGGTGCATTTTCTATATCCCAAGTTATATCTAGATTCTCTATACCACAGATCTCTGCTACAAATTGAACTAATGTCTCTATGGTGATTGGATTACAATAACCAAAATCAACTGTCTGATTTTTAAATTCATGATTTGATACCATTAATATCCAATCAATTGTATCTTGTACATACATTGCATCTATTAAATTTTGTCCATTACCTATCAATGTTATTGTCTGCTTTTTATCAAAATAAAAATTCTTAATTAATTTGGTAGATATTTTATCTGCACGTTGATAAGGCCCATATGCACCAAAAAAACGAACATTTAAGTATTCCTCGACTTCCCCATTTAACCTAAAGTATTCTAATAGTAGCTCGCTTGTGCGTTTTGCAATCGCATATGGTGTAAATGGATGTATATTTATTGTATTTGCAGCACTAACTATTCCTGCATTACCTTCATAAATACATCCACTTGAAAAATGAATCAATTTACTACATGTATGATATTTAAAAAATCCAATTAATGCCAAGGGATCTGACTTAAAATTTTGTAATGGTAACAAAGTACTATCCAACTTGCGCGTATCACCAATAAGTGAAATAACTAAATCAAAATGTTTTGGGACAAGATTTAAATTTTCTGAACATGTATATGTTGCAAGATCTTGTTGTACAAGGATGGTGCAAGTATTTATTTTATGTGTTTTAAACCATTCTGGGAAATCTTTTGCTGTATTATAAAAAGCAAATACTTCCCAATTTTTATTGAGATTTAACATTAAATTACGACCAACAAAGCCAGAGGCACCCAAAATGGCTACACGCATTTTTCTTTCTCTTTTTTAATTAAAAATCCAATACTTTCATCAATAGGTATTAGAGTTGGATATTTTTGATTAATATTTGTTTCAATTCCAACAAGACAATCTATATCACCAGGCCGTTCTTTTTCAAAAATAACATTACATTTAAAATCACCTATTTCAGCGATTAATTTTACTAAATCGATAATACGTATAGCTTGTCCTGAACAAATTTGATAAATAATATTTTTATATTTATTTTTTACATCAAAATGATAATCTAAGATCATGAACAAACGTGTTAACATATCTTCGACGTAAATAAAATCTCTTTTTTGTTCACCACTACCATTAATAATCACTGGCTTATTAGAATTAAACAATCTAATTGTTTTAGGAATAATACCTTGATATTCAAAATTTATTTGTCTATAACCAAAATTATTAAATGGGCGTATAATAACAGCGTCTAAATTAAATATATCAATCATTGTTTTAATTAAATTATCAGCAGCATTTTTACCAACAGCATATGGTGTTGTTGGTGATTTTTTATTACGATCATCTAATGGAACAATAGATACATTACCATAAACTTCAGATGATGAAAAATGTACATATTTTTTAATTATTTTATTTCTAGATAAAGAGCAGCATGTTTGTGCAATTTTTAATTCTTCAACACAACACCATTCAGGCATTACTAATGAATATAATAAACCAGCTGTAGCTAAATTAAACAATGTATCTATATCCTGATTGATTAAGTTAGCAGTAACTTTATCAATATCTTGTATATCTAAATGAATAAATTTAAAATTTTTATTTTTCATAGCATCTTGTAAATTCTTCATTGATCCAGAATAAAGGTTATCAATTACAATAACTCTATCTCCACGCTTAAGCAAAGCATCAACAAGATGACTCCCAATAAAACCAGCACCACCAACAACTACATGTTTAAGACTCATTTTGTCTCCTGTGCATTATAACTATTCCATATCCATAAGGTAATTCTATCATATCCCATTGATTGGTGTTTCTAATTTCTTTAATTACTATTGGTATATCTGGCCACCAATGATTATTTGTATCATGAATTAAAATATAACCATTATTAGATAAATATTTTGACCATTGTTCAAAATCTCTTTTAAATTGTTCATAATGGTGATTGCCATCAATATAAAGCAAATCTATTGACCTATTTTTACCCCATATATTAAACGCCTCATCTGATGTTCCAATATATGAACATAGAAAAGGATGATTAACCATACTTTTTTCTATATGTGGATTTGGGTCAATAGTATATAATAACGCTGGCTTATTTATTTCATCTAAAGCTTCTAAAAATGCTGATGTTGTATGAGATGTACCTGTACCAATCTCTACTATTATATTTGGTTTTAATCCTCTTGTCATATTATAAAGAAGCAATAGAATACCCCCTTCTTCTGTAACTTGATTGCTGATATATTTAAAAATTCTATATGGATAATCGTTCATTTGATAATTCCTGTACTAATAATGTACTAATACCATAATTATTACCTGCTAAAATATCAATATTTCTATCACCAATAAAAATAACTTCTTCTTTTGGTATTTTAAATGTATCTATAATTATTCGTAAACCTTCTGGATGAGGTTTTTTATGAAACACAGAATCCCTAGAAACAATTATATCAAATTCTGATAATAAATTAAATTGTTTCAATACTGCTGTTATTGTATCTTTATAATTCATTGAAAATAAAGCTTTTTTACCCTTAAAGTGTCTTAATAAGTGAATGACACTAACTACGGGAATACTTTCGTTTACTCCTTCCAATTCAATTTTTCGTGCTTCTTCTTCTTGCCCTAAATTACGTAATTGTTTAACTTTTTCCCAATCACATCTCAAAGTAACTAGAGTACCATCAAGATCCATGATTAGAAGTTTATACTTTTTTACAATAAGATTCGTCAGCTTTGAATTTTTCATCATAAATTAAAACTGCTGGGCAATCAATATGTCTTATCCAATAAACATTATCTTTAATTGCATTGTATTGTAACAAATTTGGTAATTTTTCATTATATGCAAGTTTAACATAATAATATGGCATATTAATACCTGCTGTACTAAAAAATAAACTTGTTGTAAAAAATCTTCCTGCATTAATTTCTGTTGGATAAATAACACCATTACTATCTTCTTTTAAATCAACACAAAAAATACCAGTTGCATTTTTATCTATAGAAGTAATAGCTGTGGTAGCCACCTTATTAATATCATCTCTTGCTATGGTCCGAGCAACAGCTGGAGTTCCAGTAATTCTTGATGGAGCTAGATATGGATAAATATATTCTAGACGTTCACGTGCTTGTGATACAATTAATTTACCTTTATTCCATAAAGATTGAAAAGCAAAATCTTTACCATTTAAAAATTTTTGTGCTATAAATACCCAATCAACATCTCTTGCTTTCCAATATCCAAACCAATGGATAGCCATATCCAAACTTTCTACTTTAGTACTACCACGACCTCCTGCGCCAGAAGAAGCACGCATCCAATATGGATACCCTAAAATTTTACCGACCCTTCGTATATCAATAATATTTTTAATAGTATAAGACTTAACAGAATGTATTCCATTTTTTTCCCAAATGTTAGCACTAATAAATTTATTTTGACAAATATCAATTGTTTTTTTATTAGGTAATAACATCATGGCATTAATTTTTTTACGATTTTCAGATAAAGTACGCACTTCAATATCAGGTTGAGCATGAATAAATTCTATCTTTTCTTTTTTGATAATATCATTAAGAAATTTAATGTAATTAGGGTGTGTCGCTTCATAGGGAGCTACATATGCTTTATCTAAATCTGGCCATTCTAAATGCCATTTATTCATATCTGTACCAACTAAATACATTGGTTCATCAACTAAACGTAAAGAATTAATAAAATTAACTGCTGGCGCCCCACCAGCACCCGTAATTAATATCCGTTTCATTCCTTTTTTCTCCTTTTATCTTAAAATTATCAATCTTCATTACTAATGCGCATAAAATCAATTTTTTCTTGAGCAGTGTTCATATCGTACATATCTTGTATAGTAAAATCTTTCCATTCTTTTTCCATATCCTCATTAGGCATTCGGATATCTTTATATACTAAATTTCCTTGCCAATCCCCCTTCGCCATTGCAACAGGATTAATAAAACCTTCTTTAATATTTTTAAAAATATATTTTCCCGTATCACCATTTTTAGCGTATTTAATTTGTTTAAAAAATAATTGTATCATAAAACGTCTAAAATTTTTACGATAAAATAAACCAGGATATACAAAAGAATGATTACCTCTCCAATAACCTTTTTGATCTTCTGCTTCAGGGAAAGTTACTACTAATTCACCATTTTCTTTTAAAACTCTTTTAATTTCCATACATGCATGCATAGGATCACTTAAGTGTTCTACTGTTTCTGTAAAAAAAACAATATCAAAAACATTATCGGGAAAGGGGAATCTATCACGCGAAACATCCATATATAATAATGTACAATATTCATACCTTTTTTCATCATAATATAATTTCTGTGCCGCTAAACCAGCGTCAAGTCCTATAATTTTATTACCAAATCTTGATAAATATACCATTAAATCACCCCGCCCAGCGCCAACATCTAAAATTATTTTATTAGAAGGGGTTTTATAAAAGCCATCAGTAATAATAGTTGCTTGCATACCAATACCTGCCTGGTCAAAATTTTCCCAATAAGGATCATATGTATATTTTAGTCTTGGTACCCAATACTTACGTAATTCACCATATAATTCACCATGTTCATTTTCAAATCCCCAACGTTCAAATTCATTGTGCCATGGATATTCTGGTAAATTTCTACATTTAGCTATTTCAGATTTAGATAATGTTGTTAATGTATCATCTTTGTTTTCATTTTTATCCATTTTACCCCCTAATATCAAAATTTAAAATCAGTTTTAATAATCTCAGCTTTTTTTAACATCATATGGGCTCTATCAAGATATGTATGTTTAGAACGCACTTCTATAAAAGCATTACGTCTTATACGCTCAACAAGGTCTTTGTTTCTTCTACAAAGCATAATTTTATCATACAAGTCATTTACATTTAGTGCGGTTCGCCCATCATCTAATTTATCTGTTTTAACAGATAAGTAATGAACACCTTCAGTAAATAATTGTTCCATTAAAAAGAATTTATCGCTTAACACAATACACCCCATAGACATCGCTTCAAAAACACGCCATTTAATATATTCTTGACCATTAGAGCATGCATAAGTAGTTAAAGACTTATTATGTATAATAGCATATTCATCAATTCCTACATTACCAAATTTAATACGTAACCCCTTATCTTGCAACGCATTACATATACGAGGTCTTGGGTCATACATCATTGCTAATAAAGCGAAATCAAATTCCCTCTCATAATCAAATAATGGATGTATAGCGGGTAAACAAGCACCAGGTAACCATGTAAAACCTTGATATATTGCTTTTCTTGGTTCTGCATGAACTCCAAATGGTTGCCCTGTAAAAGCTGCGGTTGGTTTAAACTCTTCGATACGTTTTAAATTAGCTTCCCACCCCTCATGTTCAATTAATAAAAAAGGTATTCTGTTTTCTGTTTTTTCTATTTTAAAATCCCACCAATCATTTAATATTAATACATCAGGAGTAAAACCATTTTTCACTGCAGTATCTACAACATTAGTTAAATCAATTGGGTCATGTTTAGGAACATCCATAATAACTTTTGGTAAATCTTTTTCTTGCCATGTTATCCCATAATGATTTGTAACAACAGTACCAGCCAATTTAACATTACATCCAATATATCTGAATCCTTCAGCCAACCACCTTTGTATATTAGCTGGATACCATTCAGCTAAAAATAAAATATTTAATTTTTTCATATTTTATCCCTAATAATATCAATAAAATATGCTGCTTGTGCAAAATTAGTATGGTATTTGAAAGTATGCTGTCTACATGCTTCTGCTATTTGTTTACGTTCTTGTTCATGTGATAAATAATAATCTATTTTTTCACGTAAATCATAAATATCATTAAAATAAACACAATGCACTTTATCAATATATGGATTAGGAATTATAATCCCTGGATCTTTAATTAACATTAATGTCTCAAAAGATGCTGCTTCCCAATACCGTACTGTATCTCTACCATGTCCACGGACAATTATATTTATTTTAGCTGATGCCATAGTTTTTAAGTAATCAATATACCCCTTTAATGGAGGAATATGGAATCTCTTTTCATCTTGCCATGGTAATGCACCAGTATCAATTCCAATATATGAATTGTTTAAATTCTGCTCTAAAAGAAACTTGATCACTCTTTCACGCAACGGATGTGTATTACCAAATAAAGCAAAAACATCAAGTGTTTTATCTAGCTTGCATAAATCCTCATAAATATCTAAATGTGGAACACATGCAGAAAATGGTAATGGATAAATATTATCAATTTGACGTATCAATTCACGTTTAAATATAAATTGTGGTTTATATTCTTCTATAATATCGGTACAGATATTATCACCATCTTCAAAATCACAAAATGCTAATGGTTTAGGTGATTTACCGCCATATAATTTCTTAATAAATTCCATTGCGTGTAACGGATAATGACGTGGCGATGTTAGAACTATCAAATCTATATGTTGCATTTCTTCTACTATTTCTTCAAATGGATATAAACGTATTTTACGTGATTTAACATATGCAGCTGGTGCTGTCATACCTCTTTTATTTTCGTTATGCAACATATACGACATATCCATAAATCCCATATAACTTAATTTAAATGGGTATAATATAATATTATCTTCACCTAATAATTCACACAGACCATTATATAAGAAATATTCACCATAATCTTGCTCTGGATTCAAAAGAAATAAAATTTTCATATTCGTCTCCCTACATAATTTAAAGAAAAAAAGTTATGCAAATCATTAAAAACTTCTGTTTTTATAAGATCGGTATTTAATTTAATTATATTTTGTTCAAAATCTTCTGGTGTATAAAAATTCTTATGTGTAGGGTCCCATTTACCTTTTTCATATCTAGCATCGGGCATTAATAATATCATAATACCATCCTTACACAATAACTTACACCATTGTCTAAAAACTATAATTGGATTACAAACATGTTCCAAAATATGGCTCATTACAATAAAAGAAAATGTGTTTTTGTTAAATAATTTATAACTTTGTTCAGCTAAACCTGTTATTTGTGGTGAATATCTACCACCATATATAGGGTGTTGTTCACCACAATAATCATTTACACCAATACAAGCTAAATGAGGGTCCTGTCCACACCCAATATCTAACCCAACACCATAATGTTCACGTAATTGTTTTAAAATCCAATATAAAATAAACGCTTCTTGCTGCATACCAACAAGATTGTCTATCAAAGAAAAATCAAGTCTGTGCGGTTGCTTGCAATTAAAATATTCAAAATTTGGAAAAAATTCTAATAGATCATCTCTGACATGTATATCAAGATTCATATTTTATATCTCACAAATACATTCTTTTAAATTTTTATCTAGATATTTCATCTGAAGCTTAGGTAATATATCAACTAATCTATGATGCACCTCAACTTGTGGAATATCGTAATAATCTTTACATCCCCACTTTTTTGCAAAATAAACTCGTGAATAATCCATACGATATACTTTACCTGGTATTGGTTCTATTCTAGACATATCATATTTCTTGCTCATAATTTCACGATATTCTTCCATTGAACAAATTTTATCATCCGGGGACATAATATTTAATTCAAAATTATTAGCAAATGTTTGTGAACCCCAATGCTCAATTGGTGGATAAGGAAGCATCACTGAATAATATCCTAATTTAGCAATCTGAAATCCATAATCAGTTTCCTCGTAAAAACTCTTAATATTTTCATCAAACCCACCAATTTCATCAAAAATTTTACGTTTAAAAGCAAAACAACATCCAACAACCGCTCCTACGCGGCCAGGTAAAGTATCATAATTAGGTAAACTATAATTTTTATTTGGTAGACCAGATAAAGGATCTATTTGTATTAATGGATACCCAACTGCGGCAACTTTTTCATTATTTTGTAATGCATAAACTATACATTTCAACCAATTATCATTACAAATACATATATCATCATTAAATAAAATAGATATATCAGTATCGAAATGTCTCGTTAAATCATTCCATGATTTAGGAATACCACAATTATTTGTATGTTGAATAAAATCAACTTTAAAGCGTTTTGCTAATTCTTCTACACCCAAACGCATTTCTTGATTAGGTGTGCCATCATCTAAAATAACTGTTCGATATGAATAATTAAAGTCTTGATGAAAATATAATGAGGTTAATAGTCTTTCTAATCTTACTGTAGAATTATATGTAGGTGCACCAATTCCAATCTTAATATTATTCTCCATTTTCATCCTTTATTTTGCATACAAATCTAAATGTTTTTGAGCTATTTTACCCCAATTATTTAATTCTATATATCGATTTGCTGCAGTAACTAATGTATGTTGTAGAGAAACATCACCAAATACCTTAAGAATTGTTTTTGCTATTACTTCTGGATTTATAGAATTAAACTTTAAAACTTCATTATTTAAATCTAAAAATGCTAATGAATCATTAACAATAATCGGGCGTTGTGTTCTAAATAATGTTTTCACAGCTGCAGAAATACCACCACCAGTCGGAGCATCATGATAATTTAAAACAAATAAATCAGCACATTGTAAAACAGCAAGCAATTTATCCTCTGGTAAATATTCTCTAATTAATAAAACATTATTTTGTAGATCATGTCTTTCAATAAAATTGAAGAATGATGCATCATATGCTTGGCTACCAAATTCATGTTTAGGGCAAATTAATAACGCTAAAACATCATTATACTGCTCTTTTAATAATTTAACCGCTAATAAATAATCATGAAAACCTTTTTGATCTCTTAAAAAACCAAATGATCCAATAATTGGTGTATTATGGCTTATATTAAGATTCTTTTTAGTTAGATCTACATTCTCCTGTTTTAAAATTGCTAAATCACTTACTCCCATAGCAATAACATCTATATCGCAAATATTAGGTAAAAACCCTTTTGTTTCAGAAGAACGTTCTACTAATTTATCTTTAAATTGTTGACAATGTACAATTAAATTATCAGCGCGTGATAATAATAACTCATTATATGAAGATAATCCTGGGACTAAACTATGTAAAGTAATAACAACTTTAACATTTAAAGTATGTAGTTGATCTAATAAAATTCTTAATTGTTCTTTATCTTTAAAAAATGAAAATTCATGTTGTATATGAATTACATTATAATTACCTTCTTTTATTATTTTAGGTAATTCTTGATACTCATATGATGAGTATACTACAACATGTTGCCCTAATTTACGTATTGCATCAAATAGATATTTTGTATATTCTGCAATACCACAATGAGTTCCCCAACTAGGTATGACAATTAAAGGATTAATTTCTTTAATTTTAACATGTTCTTTAATAAAATTAAAGTTCTTTTTTGTCATTACTTTATTTATCCTTTGCATTAAAGCAGAACTTGTCTCATCCCAAGTTAATTGATCTGTGAATTTTTGCGATTTTGTACTAATTTCTTTCCGTAAAGTATGCTGATTCTTGAAATCATTGTATAAAACATTTAATTTCTCTACTAAATCACTCTGCGATGCTATCGCTCTTTTAATACCATTAAATCCATATAGATATCCTGATGTTTTTAATAAAAACCCGCCACCTTGATTAATTAATTCTGTTGTAGCGGCATAATCAGTAGTTAAAACAGGTGTTCCAACAGCCATAGCTTCTAAGGTAGGCAATGATAAACCTTCACCTATGCTTGTATTAACACTTGCAGAAGCCAAATTATATATTAAATTCAGTTGTTGATCTGACATTCCTTTTAAAGGGCCCGCTTCTTTAGTAATAGCAACTTTTTTTCTTAAATCAAAATATTTTACAAAATCCCATAAATCAAAACCAAAAGGATCTGCTGGATCAGTTACAAGTAATAAAAATACATCATCTTTATCAATAGCAAAATCTTTAAAAGCCTCTATCGTTAAAGGTATATTTTTTCTATCAGTATTTTGATTAATATTTAGTACTAAAAATGTATCTTTTAAATTAAATGGAAGTGTATTCTCTTTTATAATTGGAGCTGAAGGGAAAAAAATAGTTTTATCAACTCCTGGATAAATAACATTTGTTTGAATATCGGCATACTTATATATTTCCTGTTTTGCAAAGTATGAAAATACATTAATATCATCTGCTGAATTTAATATAGAATGCCAACTAGGGTGTAAATGCTCCCCATCAACAGTAAGCCATAAAACCCATTTAGTATTTGGAAAAGATTCCTTATGTACATTTATAACATGTTGTATATGTTCAAAATTCCAAAGATCTCCTATAGAAAGAATTATATCAGGCTGTGCATCAGCTAAAATATGAGAGAATTGTTCCGCTTCTTTACTAGAAGATTTTTCTAAAGGGTATAAAAAATAAGGTAAATCGTGTTTAGTATTACGATAATGCCATGCAGCATATACTACATCATATATTTTTATATTATTATTCGTTTTGGCATCAAATGTAGTATATTCAACTAAACGTTTTGCTATTTCCTTACCACAACGAGCTAATCCTGAATATAACAATGGCGAGTCAGTGTGTAGCAGTATTTTCATATCCCATATCCTTTCTATTAATCAATCAAAAAATAACTATCTATAACTCTCCACCCATTTTTAATTCTATTAATTCAAGAATAGGTTCACCTAATTTTAATTTATCAACCTTAGAAAAAATTCGTGAAAGCGTTTCTTTGGAATAACTGCCATTTTTTATTTCGTTCATAACCATAGCTTTTGAACGACGTAATAAATTATCAATCTGGTCATCAGTTAAATCCATTAACTTCTTATAACGAACTAATTCACCATCAGCAGAAACCTCAGAAATACGTTCTTCCATTAATAAACGAGTTCTTTCATTTGGGTCTAATTCTGGACATCCCTCACCAGGGCCAAGTCTTACCCCTGTTTTTGATTTTCCATCTTTACCACGATAATCAAAACTCTGTATAATTTTATATTTTTTTGACATTTTAATCCTCCATATTAATAAAGATAGGGCAATACATACTATGCATTGCCCTATCAATTTGTTCTATATAAAATAAGCTTATCATTTTCATATTTAGAATACTACCTTTTAGTCAGCTTGTATTACATTAGTTGTAACTGTAGGATTAGTGTAATCACCAGTAGTTAACTGATATACAACACCCGCTCCTCTTAATACTACTAACGCTTCTAACCAATGGATATAGTCTGCATCAATCATAGGATATTTAGGATCATAACTTCCAGGAGTTAAAATTAAACCCTTAGCAGAAGGATTTTTTTTCTGAATATAACGTACAGGTTTATCAGCTCCAGTTGCTTGTGTTCCTAAAATTATTAAATAATCGGTTGGCATCCATTCTGTTTCTTTCCAATCGATACCTAATAATCTTCCAGCGAAACCTTCAACATTAACATTATCGACTATTTTACCAGGAAGAGTTGTGGTACCTGCAGCAGCGCCATAGAAACCAGCAATATCTTCGATATTTTTAGTCATATCAGCATTCATGAAACCCCAAAGTTGCCCCTTAAACCCGTGCTCTTTTAAATGCAATTTCATAGCTGTTAGTGTTGCTAACGTAATTGTTGCAGATCCAGCAGAAACATAATGCGTATGACTTCCAGCGAATTCATTAGCACCATAAGTTGGTGGTGCTGACATTTTCTCATTTGCAGAGAAAGAACCATCGAAAAACCCACCAGTTGTTAATAATTCGTCTAAAATCACAGCAGTTTGTAACGCACGATCTCTTTCGATTGCTTTACGAGCTAAACCTTCAATTTCAGCAGCACTTGAAGAATCGCTCATCAACCAATCATATGTATAACCGATATCAAGACCATACTTTGCACAGTCTTTTTGCATCTTACCCCAAACTTTCTTCTTCGAAGAAGGTTTTTCAGATTCAGCTAACTTCTGAAATTTCCATTGTCCCGAAGCGTCAAATTTGATGTAACTTTCATCCCAATCTGAGCAAAGAAGTGCCCTTAAATCTAATACTTCTTCAAGATTGTATAAATCTACAATTGGAAGAACAGTATTATATAGGACTTCATTTAAGTCTATACCATCAGTTGTTGTAAAACCACGTGTAATATCACCCATTTTACTTTGTCACCTCCTTTATATATATTTTATGCACCTAATTGCATGTCTAGATCAACAAATACTTCATAAGCACCTACAGCAAATCCAACTTTCTGTGTACCAGTAATTGCATATTTGCCGTCTTCGCCAAGATATACTGTTTGACCAGGACTCATTGTTAAATAACTTACATTAGTTACCTTACCTACTCTATCAATACGCACTTTTTGTGCCGTTCCAGCTACTTTTGTTCCAGCACCAGATGTTAACGCAAAACCATGTGCCCAACGACTATCACCATGATCTGCTAAACGTCCAGTCAATTTACCACTTGAGACACCTGCCCCGGAATACAAATTCAATAACGTACCAGGACCAACAGATACTCCAGCGGCTAAATCAACACCTATATGTGTTTGTAATAAAGATACATCCATTTAATGTCACCTCCTCCTTATACGATTCTTGTTTTAATGCCACCTTTTCTTAATAATTCTTTTCTACGTTCTTCGGTAAGACCCTTTTTAATAACACTAACGTGTTCACCACCAATTCTTAATTCATCATTATTCAATTTTTTCACAACTAAAGCTTCTGTCTCTTCTGGTGTTAATGCAATACCAGAAATAGATTTCTTTAAGATAGATTTAATTGCAATAGCATCATTTGCATCGTATTCATTTTTCATGTTATCCCAACGTTTTTCTACTTCTTTATCAGCATTTAAATTAGCAATTTGTTTTTCTAAGTCACTAATTTTAGCTTGGTTATCAGCAAGGCTTTTCACCATAATTTCAATTTCTTCTTGCGTATATAACTCACCAGTAGATTTTTTAGGTCCAACATTACTTTTTGTAATAGAATCAGGATAAGGGAATTTATCTGCTTGTGTTTTTCTAATTTCTTCAGACAAATCAACAATTTCCTTCATCTCAACATCAGTCATCTCATTCAAACCTTTAAGCACCTTTTTTTGCTTTTCAACATCTAAAGCTGCTTGTAGATCTGCAATCGATTTTTCTAAAAGATCAACACTTTCTTGTGTTAACTCTTCACCTGATTTTTTCTTTAATTTCATAGGCATGTTTTCCTTACCTTCCTTACCATTAACAGGTTTACATGCTTTTTCAATCTCAACCTTTAGTGTTTCAAGAAGAGTTTTATCTTCATCCGCGACTAACCGTTTAGATATCTGTTCAATTAAGTCTGTTATAGTTTTCATAGTTTCTTTTCCAGACACGCTTTGTTCAACGTGTTCTTTTGGAATTTCACCTCCTCCTAGTTCAAACTGTTGTAATGATTTTGTAATATACCATCGTAATGCACGTGCTTCAGGATTAGCTGGAAGTGCAACTAGGGACGCTTCAATTAAATATAATTCATTAATGACATTTACCACCTTACCAATATCTTTAATAAATTTTTTAATTGCATTAATTACCCTACCTCTAATACTGAATTTATTTATTACCCCTTCTTTTACTTTTTGCCAAGTGTCAGGCACCGTTTTACTAATTAAGACTTTCACCCATAACCCTTCTTTAGTAGCTTTAACATCTTCTATTTTACCAATAGGTTGTTCTGGGTCATGATTATATAAAACTGTTGAATTATTTAATAAATCATCCTCTGCGTTTTTAAATGCATCTTCTGTAATTAAGTCACCAGTTAAATCTAATTCAGTACTACCAGCATAACCCTCAATATACCACTTTTCAGAATCCTCATATGTTTTTGTAATTTCAAAAGGACATTCAAATGGTACATCTAAAGATTTTTTTGTAGTTTCTGCAACATTAACCCCAACTTTTTTTGCAGCTGAAACTAACTTTCTGCGTGCTGTTACCTTAGCTTCGTCAGAAATATCAGTTATAGGTAATCTAGCTAATGCATTACGTACATGATCAGCATCAATTTTATTATCTTTATCTTTATATGGTAAATGACGTAACGATCTAGGTACTGTCTTATTATCTTTATCTTTAGTACCACCAGATTCAATATATGCAAAAGATGCATCCGGTAAATCATTTATATATGCTGCTGTCCAAATAGCCTTTTCTACTTCTGCCATTTATTAACCTCCTACTAAGATCGTCCCTTAATATCCCTAATTAATTTGCGTTGTTCTAGTAATTTCTCTAAAGATTTTAATAACGCTTGCGGCATATCTAGCGTATCCTCTTTTTGTATAATTTGAGCAAATCTACAAATTTCTTTTATATGTGCCCCAGAAAAACCTTCTGTTTGTTTTAAAACAGACTCTAATATTGCATCGCTAATATCTTCTTTTAAAAAATGTAATAACATTTCTTTTCTTATTTCTTTATTAGGTAAATTAAAATATATAATATCGTGGAATCTCCCAGGTCTATCAATTAATGCTTCAGGTAATTTTTCTGGAAAATTAGATGTTAATATTGTAAATATGCCATTATTTAATTTTAAACCATCTAATTCTGTTTTTAAAAGATCTATCATCCCATATTCTATGTAAGAATCAATGTCTTCCATAAAAAGAATAGAAGGTCGAAGATTACGCGCTAAAGAAAAAGCTATAGAAAAAGCACTACTAGGCCCGATAGCTGAACAATCTTTTGCCGTGACCCAAATAAATGTTGGAGCCATTTTAGATAATAATTTACCAGTAAGTGTTTTCCCACACCCAGGTGGTCCAATAAAAATTAATCCTCGTGAATCAAGATTAGGGTCATTTTTAGAAATCAATGATTCAACTTTTCTTAATTTATCTTTAATTGAATTACTAAGTTTTAAATCTTCCCAAGTAATAGTTTGTTCATCCAGAAATTCACCAGTAACAGAAAATTTTTCGTTTCTTAAAAAATTATTTTCTTGCGCGTAAAGTAATATGGCTCTTAACAATTTATTATTATATTCTTTTTCATTAATATGCGTAATAATTTTAGCCTGATATCCACCCCATACTGGATAACGCTGTATTATTATTGGCATATTTTTTGTATCATCATAATAAAAACTAGTTCCTTCTACTAAAAATGTTTTAGAAAGATTCTTTTTTAATTTTATTTCTTGATATAATGGTGGTATTTCATAACTAGAAAAATTTCTAGTTTCTATTAAAGTAAAGTTTTTTAATAATACTTCTACTGAATTAAAAATATTACCAGATTCTACATGTGGTATGTGCATTACATTAATATAAATATCTTTAATTTCACAATTCAAAAAATTACATAATATTGATATTTCATTAATATTATTTTCATTTTTACATATAGATACACATTTTTTAATTTCTTTATTATAAATAAATAAACCAGGTTGTTTATACGACAAAGTATAAGGCATATCTACTCTAATTACAACACCATTATTATCAATTAAGTTTAATCTTTGTAATGCTTTTTCTAATTCATCTCTTTTTTTACAAAAAATATAAGGTAATTTATTTAATTGATAATCAGATTTTGTTAATGTAAATGTTGATTGTTTAATATTTAATATATCTAAAAATTTTCTACGTTCTGAAAAATTTAATTTATGTAAATCAGTATCAAAATATAATACATCATTTATATTACAAACGATATTATTATCCTTATTATCTGTTTTTAAATATTCTAACACTCCATTAGTATCAGTCTGTGTACCTACTAACTCTAAAGTCCCTAAAACAATCAAACTGTCTACAGACAAAGTTTTTATAACTTTTATAATATTCGGAAGATATTCGTTTAACTTAATTCCTTCTTCTGTATAAATAGAAATAATATCCCCATCTTTATGTATTTGACAATTTAAACCAAAAGAATTTTTAGTAATATACAAAGGATAATCTTGTTCAACAAAATTAGAAACAATAAAGTTACTTTCAGTATAAGGTAACGACTTATCTACTAAATTAAGAAAAAAAGTGCTAACTAATAACTTATCAGTATCCTTTATATAACGAGCCTGTTTCAATAATTCTCCCTTTATGCATACTGCTGATTTTAGAAAATCTGTATTATTATTATAGGCAGACTCAACATAGCGGTTATCCTCAACTATACGCGAACAATTTAAAGAAAAAACAGTCTTTGAATCTAAACATTCATCTAAGGTGTTATTTTCTTTTAAAAATTTAAACGCTCCCCAATAACGTCTAGGGAGTAATTTTAATGTCTTCCAAATAGCGATCTTCAAAAAGGCTGTTTTTTCTGTTTCTTCTTTGGTAGTATTAATAATAAACTCATTATCTTTAGTCAAGTATATAAAAGGATCCTTTATTTTAAAACTTTTTAAATATTGTAACAATTCATCAATATTTACTTCATCTTTTATATCAAATTCTTGTTTGTCAAATTTATAATAATCATCTAAAAAATCTTCTTTATATTTATGAAATACATTGCGCTGTTCTAATGCCTTTATAACATTCAGGTGTCGCTCATATAAATTTAAAAAGTCATAATAATTATCAAAATCATCAACTTCGCAAGATAAATGTAGCTGCTCATGTTCATTTGTTAAATTTTTTATTTCTTCCTGTACATTACTTGGTAAAATAGGTTTAACTAATATATTACCATTAGTATCTAATGTACAACTACATTTAGGACAATTAATGGCCTGTGATTTTAAACTATTCATATTAAAATAAATAATCTCTTGATCACAATTTTTACAAGTTACTGTATAGCTTTTTTCTACTGTCATCAATAACCCCACAATTATTATACTTTACGGCAATTAATACTTACTAAAGTTTTTTGTTGTTCGTCTAATACATTAATCATTTTTTCATGTTCACGTTGTCTATTTGTACAAGCACTATCAAATTCTTTTCTTAATTCACGTAAACCAGAACAACACTCTGCTGTCGCACTAAGTATAATTTTATGCTCCTCTTGAAAACGGTTAAAAGAAGCTGTAATTGTAAGCATGTACTGTCTATAATCACTCGCTTGTGTATCTAAAGTTTTTTGGAATTGTTGTACTAAGGTTACCCATTGTAACCTTTCTTCTTTAGCATCATTTAAAATTTTTTCTTTTAATTTTAATGTTGATCGCAAAAGAAACATAAACCCAAAAAATATCAACCCGGCAAAACCAAATTGTGTTACTAAATCTTTTGTAGCCGCTTCTTGTAAAATCGCAGAAGTTGCTGTTGTCGTAGTAGGGTCCATAATAACCTAAATTTAAAAATTATTTTAAAGCAATCATACAAGATGCACTTGTCCCTGTAAGAGTTGCAAAAATACCAACCTTATATGTAATATTTAAAATTGATAAACCAGAAGATGTGTTTGCAACTGCACTTAATTCCCATAATATTGTGCCGCTTGCTTCTGTATTATCATAAAGAACAATGGTAGCAGTATCGCTACCGGCTTTTAATCCAATAGCGTCTAAAATTCCCTTACCAGTTAATACTGCACCTGTAGCAGTAATTCTTTTAGGACATGCCATATTATTTCTCCTTCGCAGTACCCTTATTTGGTCTACCTTGTTGTTCTAATGGTGATATTTGTGTTTTATTCTTTTTTTTAGTTTGCTCAATATTATTATCAGGTTCATTTTTAGTTGTAGGATTAACTTTTGCTTGAACATATGAAACTGGTACTTGACGATCAGTTAATTCCTTCTCGCCAGAAGATATTTCTTGTGCAATGCGTTCAATCTCAACTTTATCATCTAATCCATAGGCTTGTAATAAACTACGTGTTGATATTTTACCTATTTTAATTAAATTTAATAAACCCATTTTAAATGCTTCTGTTTTTGTATTAAGTGGTTTAAACGACATGTTTGGAATAGCAGTTAATTTACCTTTATTACGTTCTACAATTGCTGTAGTCAATGCTTCCCAAAAACGTCTTATATGATTTAAACGGATATTATCAACAAATTGTTCAAAATTTTGAATATTAATACCAGAAAAATCCATTCTTTTATCAGCAGGAGAAAGTAATATCCCAAATGCTTGATATACTTCTACCGTAGATTGTACATATTTAGTAGTATTTAATAAAACAGATGTGTCAGGAGTTTTTATATTAAGTTTAAAATAATAAGGATGGAATAATTGCATTACATTACCACGCGTGTCAGATGTAATAATTTCTTTCGCCATTTCAATAGTGCTTTTCTCTATCTTACTTCCACTTGAGTCATATTTTGCAGGTCTAGGTTGATTTGGTAAAATTTCTTTATTTTGACCATTTTGCAATATTGTATTATCACCTATTTCCCAATCTAAAATAAAATTTATTACACCATCTAAAATAGCGAGATCTGCAGCGGTTAACGCCCTTCTCATAACGAGAATTTCATATAATCCAATAAAAGGTGGCGAAGGATATAGACCTTGTCCAGTTTGAACATTACGTCCATATACTAAAGACGTATTATCTGCTGGTGTCCAATCATATTTAACCGCAAAACCTTCTAATTTTGGTTTAATTGCAGTTCCCATTAAAACGATTTTGTGCCATTCATCAGGATTATGTGTTATCGTAGTGCCAGTACCTAAAGGTGTCTCCTTGTATGATTCAGCAATACTTTTTCCTGCTAAAGATAATTTTAAATACATCTCTTCATTAGAAAAAGTTTGTTTTGGACGTTCTAATGCGATAGATAAAGAATTATGTATTACCATTTTAATAGGCATTTGATAATCAATATTATCAACAGTAATAGTGCCCCATTCCCATTCTAGTGGAGCCATGCCACCTAACAACAAATGTTTCACGATCCACTTATTTATTTCATCAATACCTGGTAAAACATTTGCTACCCGTTTATTAATAGTAGCCGCCCATTTATTCCATACACGTCTTTCCTTATCTTCTTTGCTCTCTATTTTAAAAACTTTATTTTTTAACCATTCTGAAAAATTTATTTTTCTCTCTACTGGAACTTCCCACTCAAATCCATTAGCAGCAAAATCTACACACCTACTGATTAAATATCTGAATAACCGATCAGTTTCATACATCTCCCATGCTTTCTTAACTTGTTCATGATAACCATGAGGAATTCTAATATCGATTACTCTTCCATAATCAGATCGGTTAGATTTATTGAAATAGTCTGAAGTTTCTTCTTCAGCTGGTAAGGGACCATATAGAACTCGGGATTTTACTGATGATATAACACCAACATGTTGATCATTTTGATGTTTTATAAAAGTAGGGCTTACTTTTTGTGATTTTGTTTTTTTTGGCATGCAATAAAAAAGAGCTGCACAATACCAAAGTATCATGCAGCTCTCATTTGAATAATGTCGAGCTATCCTTTATATTTTATTTTATCTCTTTATATTTTCTTATTGGTGGAGAAGTCTCTTCAAAAGCAATCCCTCTCCCTTGGTGTACTGTAATTTTTATATTAATTTCACCATATTTTAAATCATTACAATATTCATCTAAAATTTGCCAAATAGTTTTTTCCATTATCATTATATTAAATAAAGTAATTATTATTTATTATACTTTATCTCATGTTAAGTATAACGCATATTCCTATATTTGTCAACTATTTTATTACCAAAATGTTACATATTTTCTAAAGATTGTTTTTGTGTTTTAAATAAGTTTAAAGTGTTTTCTTCTTTAGAGGGAAATTGCATTTCGTAAGCTTCATCATCTTCCATATTTTCTAATGGTGGTTTTTCAATTAATATATGCAATTTCCACCATGCACCAGCAAAACATCTATACGCTTCTGGTATATGCACTGTTGGTGGGGTATGTATAGAAACACGACCACTAGGGTCGGTTTTCTGCGTTTCAGAAATAAATTCTGGTATCATTTCTTCGTCATAATTTAAAAGAAATTCAGTACTATAAAATTTTTCACGCAAAATACGAGTAGTAAGATTTTTCATATAATCTTTTACTTCTTCTAAGATATCTCCAGCTCCTTCTTTTTTACGCTTATATCCGGTAATAATGGCTTCACGAAAATCTATGAAAAAAATCCTTTTATCATATTGTTTAGATTTATATTGTTCATTTTTGGGATTACATAATTTTGTCGCTATATCTCTACCATCCGCAGAAGTACAATCTATGCCTGCATATGCTTTATAAAATGTTAATACATAATCAACTAATTCTGTTTGATCATCTGAAATCATACGATCTAATAATAAAATTTTTACTTTTAAATTCCATTTTCCTTTATATTTAAAAAAAGGTAACAGAATAGTGGGCTGCGAATAACCTGCATCTATACCAACAATAACTTCTTCTACACCTTCAGGTAAACCTGGTAAATTACATAATACCTGACACGGATCCATATTCACATAATCTTTTGCTAAAATTGTAATAATACGAATTTGGTTTTCAATTAACCCAGGAATATCTTTTGATTCACTAAAATCAATATTCTTTTTAATATCAGCTTCATTCCATACACCAAAAGAAGGCTCTCCATCCTGTGCTTCAATTTGTTGAATCCAATCATTAGAATTAGGGCCTTTTAATGTAGCTAATTTTTCACGTTTTAATTCTTGATTCCAATTAGGTTCCATTGCGCGATGAACCCTAAATTTTTTATTTTTAAATTTCTTTAAACGATGCGTAATCTCATAAAATGGAGAATCAAGGATCCCATTTGATACGCCATAATAACGGTCAACAGAACCAGAAGGATGTTGCGTGTTTTGATATTTCATCCAAGCGTCTTGTATATAGAATTGGCCTTCTTCGATAAATCTAAAACAATTAGCGACTAATGTATGACTAACAAAATAATTATGTGTATTTTTAATACTAAGATCACATACCTTATTAATTTGTTTATCTATTATAATTTCTTTAACCATTTTTTTCTGCAATAGAAATTCTTCATTAAAAAATTCATTAAGCTTAGATCCAATGCTAGATGTATCTGTTTCTATATTAACTACTTTATATAAAAAAATTGGATGTAAGTAAGGTAAAATTAAATTAATAAATTTTAATGCATTTTTACGATTAAGATATAAATGATATAAGAAATGCCCAAAACGTTTATTTTTTACTATTTTTACATCAATATCAAATTTAGATTTTAAAAATATTTTTAATAACTTATTTTCATTTAATGTAAATCCTTGTGTATGCAATATAATACAATATATTACACCGCTTTTACCTAGAGTTCTACCCCCATCATCCATATACCAAATAGCTAAAGATTTTTCATCCACAAATTTTAAAAATTCTTCTGTAATAGTTTTTTTCTTATTTTTAATACATGTTAATGCAATTGGATCAAATGCAGATAAACAACGAGTGCTAAAAGATGCTTGATAGTGTCCATGTATACGGGGAACTTGTTTAATAATTTTTACTTTTTTATCTGAAACAAAATTTTTTAATACTTTATATTTAAATTCTATATATTCTCCATGTAAAGCTGTATGCGTAAATCTTATTCTATGTGATGCATCTGGAATATTACGTTGTTTATTAATTTTTCTACCAATTCTATGATTATTCCATGGATGAATAGATATTGATGCATCACCCAACAAACTACCAACAACAAGCGACCTTTGCGCACATGTCAAACTTGGCTCATCAGATAATAAAAAATCTGAAAATGGAATAATATCTTGCGCTTGTTTTTTAGTAATAATATTATTACTTTCAACATAAATACTATGATTATTAGTAACTAAAAGATGTGTATTATCTTCTAAAATAATACGTAATATTTTTTTATCTTCAATTGGTGACACCCAACCATCAATAATTTCACTATCAACAATTTGTTGTTTATGAAAATCAAAACTTTTAACAAATAATTTTTTACCCCTTCTAATTTCTCTAATAATTTTAATAATAGAAATATTTCTCCCATCAGAAAGACGAACTCTTTGCCAAGGATGAATACATGGGTGATGTCCCTGAATCATAACGGCTTGAGGATCTTCACCCGTAGAAATACCACAAATTTCATGATTATTTTTAAAACGAATTGAATAAATTGGAGTACGTGTAACAGCCTCGCGTAAAGAAACGCTTGTGTCACCTTTTAAGAAACTTCGCAAATAAGGAACATTCGCAAGATAAGTAATAACCTTCTCTAAACGATCCTTAACATGTGTTTTACGAAATGCTGTAAGAAAAGTTTCTTCTCCTGGATATAAATATGGGTTTTGCATAATTGAAAACTCAAGATCAAAACTTTTTCCAGTTCCACGTGCTCCTGCCCACACAAGTTCGTCACATAACGCAGGTGCATATTGATAATAATATGTATAAAAAACTTTTCCTGTTGCTTGGGGTATAAAAAAATCTCGAAATGCTATTTTATGATGAAAAACAAAATATAACCCTAGTTTTTGCTCAATGGTTGTGTTCTTTGTAGTAGTCGTCATATACCTTTTGTAAATCCTTTAAAAAACTTTCTTCTTTCTCTAACAGAGGTACATCTTCTTGCACTGGCTTAACACCATATTCACCTCTAGCAGCTGCAGTTACTAAAATACCTTCAGGAGAAGTACGTAAAACAAACGCTACATAATGTAATGGAATTAATTGTTTATGATATAAATACCATAATTCTGGTGAAAAAACATGATAAATTGTTTCACCATTATTATCTAATGTAGTCTTAATTGCAAAACTAGGTAAACCTTGTGTATTTACAATCGCACCACAAGTACAACGAAAAGTAAATTCCCCAATGTGTGACTTAATAAAAGACTCAGCAGCTTCCATTGTTTCAGCATGTAAATCAGTAACATCCTTAATCTTTTTACGTTTATCAAGCATCCCTTCTAACGAACGCTGTAATGAAGCTACCTGTTCTGACACATTACGCATTTCTTTTAACCAACTGATATTTTCAGCATCATCCTCACTTGTCCCTTTTTTACGATTTAATTTAGCATGCATACGCTGATAAATAATCTGTAATTTACGACTCATTGTCGCCCAAAACAAAAATTCATTTAAAGCTGAACAATCGGGGTATCCCTCCTCAAGCATACTCTGTCTTACTTTTTTTAAATAATCTAATGAATTAAATTTATCATATTTAGAGGAAAAAATTTCCTGTAAATATGATAAATCACCAACATATTTTAAATCGAATTCTTCGGGAAGTTTATTCTCGTCATCTCTTTGTTTTGCCAATATATCTTTATCTGGAGATAATGAGGTGGGATTAATTATAGGAAGTGCTTGTTGGTCAGAAAAACTTTTTAATATTTTTTCGTTATATTCTTGTTCTATAGCATCTGGTACTGGTTCTTGATCTTCGGACATATTTATCAATGCATTGTTCTTATTAAAAATTAATAAAATATTCTAATTTTTTTCTATTGAATAAATCTACCATTATAATCACGTTTTCTTAAAAAAGTTGTTAACACTTTCTAATAGCTCCTATAGTAGTACTAAATAAATCAGCAGTATGAATTAAGCACGCTAAACTTGTCATTTTACCCTTATCAATAGAAAACCCACCATGATGAAATACCAAAGAATTTAATTGTATATCTGTTAAAAAAATACCATATTTACTAATTAAATTAACTACCTCAGCACTATCGTTCATATCTACCTTATTATCATTATATAGAAATTCAGTTTCATATTTATTATGCCCAACATTCGGTGATATATTTCTTTTATATTTAGTAATTTTTTCTAAATCATGTATAAAAGATATACAAATTACATCATCTCTATTAAAATCATGCAAAAAACGTTCTTTATAAAGATCAAACATATCTAATGCAAATTCCATTACTTCTAAAGTATGCACATAAAGCCCACCTTTATAATTATGATGATATTTGATAGAAGCGGGATTATTTCTAAGCTTTTCTTCTACTGCCGCATATAATTTTAATACATTCTTTCTTAATGCTGGCATCCTAATTTCTTCCAAATAATCTTTAATTTGTTTTTGTATTGCTATTGTTTCTGATAATTTGCTATCCATGAGTATCAATTTGGTTAGGGAAAATTTCTTCTACAGCATGATTAAGTGCTTCAGAAAGTTTTACCTTTTCTCTTGTTGTAGGTTTAACTAAATGATTTTCAATTAATGAAATACGAGATTGTTTTACACCACTACGGAGAGCTAAATCCCATTGTGATATCTTAGGTATAACTCTATATTCTCTAAGACGATTTTGTAATGTTTTTTGTTCTTGCGGGTTGTTCATTTATTTTATTTTCTATTATACATATACATATTTTAACAAATTTTTTAAAATCTAAAATATAAATATTTGGAAGTTTGTTCTGTAATAAATATTTATAAAATAAATATGTTGCTTCTTTATCTCCATAGCCCCCAAACACCCCTAATACCATTGCACATAAAGTCCATGCTTCAAATTGTTTATATGTAACCTTACTTCTAGATAACTGTGAGTATCTTTTTTTAGTATGTTTCTTTAAAACTATAAATTCTTCCTTATCAATATTTATAGCCTTAATTATATAATGTGTCTTTTGCTCATCCATCAAAGTTGAAATTATTATTAATTATAGTTATTTACATGATAAGTATAACACCCTTTCTCTATCTTGTCAAAGGTTTTTATATATTTGTTCTTGTTTAAATGAAGCTATAAGATCACCTTGTGCGATAACCTTTTTTTCTAAGTCTTCAATATATTTTCTTAAGGGTAATAAATTATATTGTTGATGCATATTATTAATAGTTTTTCCTAAAATATTAACTACATCAATTAATGTGTCTATTTTTTCCACAATATCAATTATGTCTAAATCAATATACTGTTCTTCTGCTATATTACAATCTGTTAGCATGTTTTTAACTTTAATTCTGTAATATTTTTTATCCTTTTCAAATATCTTTTTCATCAGATACCTCTATTATTGTATCATCATTAATATTTTTATATTGATTATAAAATAAACAAATATTACATTTTACATCCCGATTTAAACAATCTGTTCTATAACAAAAACCTATTCTATAATTACTTCGAGATTTAGTCGTCATTCTTCACATCTCCTGCTAAATTAACACATGTTATTAACTGAATTGATTTATCTACATCAAAATGAAAAGTACAGTTCGAAACTTTTATAGCATCCTTATCTTTTTCATTCAAAATAATAACTGTACCTGGATAAAAATGAACTCCACAAATAGTACCACGACCTCTAAGAATGTTCCAGCAAGCTAAAAATCTCAATTTAAGTGTATAAAAAATCATGCTATCTCCTTTTTATACTAAAATTACACAATATTATATAAAAAAGTTCATACTTATTATTTTAATGCTTATAATCTTTATTAGTCAAACAATGCTCTAAATACATTATCGGATCACTACTAATCACCATTTCTTGCAATCGATATTTATATTCCAATATAGTAAAACAAGCACGTTCATAACTCTCTAAATTAGCTAAAGCTTCTTTTTTTGTCATCCCTGCTTGTAAACAACGTTTTTCATATTGTTCATATGTTGTACCATTTTTAAAACGACGTTTTGAACCCCAAAAAGCAAGTGCAAATGCATGCGAAAATATGATCTTTTCTTTATTCCTTTCCCATATACGTTCTATAAGTGCTAAAAATTGTTTTTTATTGAATTTTCTATTATTTTTACCATTTTTATAAGATAAAAATAAAGGTAAAAAAGATAAATGTTCTTTAAAACCATTTTTTTCAGCTATTTTTATCACTTTTGCTAAAATTGATGCATTTTTCAATTCATTTTTATCTCTTTTTTGTGGTAAAATCATTTTTTTCATATTTCTCCATAATTTTATTATATTTTTATTAATATTTAAAATTTTCCCATGGAGTTTTACTATATCTTTGCCAAATTAACGCGTCTAACTCCGCAGAAGACAATTTATTCTGTTTTGCAATATCTTGAAATATCATTTCCATTTCTAAATAATGTTTATTTGTTCTTGGAGTACCGAAAGTTATTACCCAATCACCGCCTTGTGTCTCAAAAAACTGTTTTCCATCATTTGGAGTTAATGTATTTAAGAATTTAATAATGTGAGTATCAATTATGGCAAGATCTTTATCACCTAAATTACGCATAAAATGCGATGCTGTCTTCATACCTAAGCCTTTAACATTTTTTACTAACCATTCACGTAATTTTTGAGAAGATAACAATTCTTCATAATCTTCCCATTTATAAATTTGATAAAGTATGTCTTGAAACTTACTTTTACCTTCTAATAAATATTTAGCTTTATTTCTATAAAACCTAACAGGTTTACAAATTTCTTCCAATTCAGATTTGGCTATATCTATATAATAAAATTCCTTATCAATTAAAATATCAATTACTTTGCGATTATTAATAAATTTTGTTTGTGGAGCGCAGATACAGAAGCAAAGGTCATAAAAAACCTCTTCCACATTTTTTTTACGACCAAAATGTTTAAAAGTTTCTTTTAACCCTTGCTTCTCTTTATCTGTAATTACTAAAAGCATTATTAATCTTTCATAAAATTCTTATATTTCGAACAAACTTTATGAGTTGCACTAACACGTTTTATAACAGGAGCTGCATTACAAATATAATGTTCTGGATCGTTTTCATATTGAACTCTGCTACCACATGTACCACATGTTTTCTTCATACTACCCCCTTGTTTATATACTAAATAATTTTAGTATATTAATTATTTTATAAATATTTTATCCCAATATCTCTCTATCTTTAGCTGTAAAAGGTAAATCAAAAATTTTATTACATACATAACAATGTATTTTCTTATAATATCGATAATCTTGATAATAAACTTTTAATACAATCGTAAAATCACCACCACATTCAGGGCAATCAAAAACATTATAACGTTCGTCATACATTAATTAAAGTGTCCATTTTACCTTCATCATAGCTTCAACTTGATCGCGTATTTGATGGAAATTAAGGTGTTCTTCTAAATACGGTTGTTGAGGCTCTAATTTATCTCTTTTTAAAGAACACCATGCCTCAATACCAATTCTACCATATTGATTAAAGATATTATACACTAAAGGTAGCTCTTTGTCTTCAACTAATTCACAATCTGCAGTTGCCCAAGCAAAAACATCATTGCATACAACACAAAATTGAATCCCGATAAATTCTTCATTAATATTATTATTTTTAAAGTTAGACCCCCAAAAAGCTACATCATGATATAATAATTCTGCTTGCATTTTATGTATATTTTTTAATCGATCAGCAGCTTTTAACTCTTCGATAACTTTTTGTAAATAATCTATTATCGCAGTATCAATATCTGCATCTAACAAATTATCTGTCTTAACCACAAATTCTCTTGGTAATTGTTTTTGTAAATGAAGTAATAAATCCAACCTTTTAGTAACACAACTAATATGGTGATACTGAGCAACACCTGGTTGATCAACATGACAAAACATTAATGGCCATTCACTAGGATTGCCAGCAATGCTATTCGTGTTTTTTCCACAATAGTAGCAGACACCATCTTCTAATGATGTACATGTTTCATCTGGATTATTCATTTATATTTCTCTCCTTTCTATTTCTCTTAACCCAAAAGGGTCTTTATTATCTTCAACATACTTTATAAATGTCTTTTTGATATTAATTTGTGTTCCCCAAACAGCTAAATGACATCTACCACATTCTAATAATTTTCTATTTTCTAATGGTGGGAAATTACTTTCATACAAATGCTCTGTTTCATTAATTTCTTCCATACATATTGGGCAACGTGCTTGATATGTACAATCAAATGTTAATGCTGAAACTTCCCTTGGCTTTTGTTTAAAAAACATTATATCACCCCTTGTTTTAAATCTTTTAATGTCTCCAACAAATTCTCATAAGGTTCTTTTTCTGTGAGCATATTATCTAAATCATCTTCACCATAATTATTCTCAATTTCTTCAATTTGATCTTCTGTATCATATATTGCGTCATCTAATGCCTCTATTATATTCTTAGATTTTAATATATTATTAAATAAAATTATTTCACGATCTAAAGATTCCCAATTATTATTACCGAGCATAGAAAATTCCTTAATACTTTGTCTCGTCTTAACTAATTCTTTCAATTCTTTTTCTATCGCTTGTTTTAGTTTTTTCATTTTTCTCCTTTATCAATAATGCGCCAGCACGAGCATGCAATTTGCCGAGGTATCGAACCACACGGACTCTGCCATCTTATATTTCTATCTATAAGAACAAATCAGGTTGCTAACCATGGCGCACTATTTTAACCTAATTCTTGTTGTAACTCACATTGTTTTCTTCTGCAAATCTCATCAAAAGCACCAAAAATTACTTCTAACCAAGGATTTAATTTCTTTATTATCGGGATATATTCATAATCTCTCCCTTGTGGTAAATGATCATAAGCATAAACTATATATCTCTCTTCACATTCATCAACGTATTCTAATAAATTTTCCAAATATTCTCTTTCATCAGTCTCTAATTCGTCCTCATCAATATTATCGTGCCTTAGTCTGTTTTCAATTTCTAATCTTGTAGCTTTAGGGTCATAATCACTAAACTTTTGTGTTGATGCTATTGAAAGTTTTTCACACCAATATGAATCACTAACAAATCCATCAGGAGAAGGGTGAAATTCTCTACAAAATATCCAATTACCATAATCACCAGTAACAGCTAATACCCCTTTTGCATTAATAAATATTATAGAACCACATCTTGTGTCAGGTTTTTTAAACTCAGTAATCAATACATCCTGATACCGAGTTTCTATAATTATGTATTGATCAAAATTTACATCCGTCCTATGTTCTCTCATTTTTATCCTTTCCTACTCTATCACATATTTTAACCAATAATGCTATCAATACACTAAATAATATTATAACACAAACAAGAATGGAAGAAAAAAATATAGTTATATTTTCACTTAATTTTTGATAATTTATTTTTTTGTGCATTTAAAATAGCCTCAGTAATTTTATTAGACATTTTAGAATCATACATCATTTTTAATTTATTTTCACCAACTTCTATAAATTTATCAAATTCTTTTCGAATTTCATCTTTACTCAAAATACAATCCCGTTTAATTAATTTACCATCTATTACTGCGAACCCTAATTTCAAAAATACATTAAATGCTTTAATCAATGCTTGTTCATGAGTCCCACAATCTATGGCTTTAATACATCCATACTGATATAAAATTTCTATTGCCTCTTCCAGTTTCATCTTCTCCCTTTCTTATTTCGTAATATTTCTGTTGAATCAAAATAATTTTCATCCCGTATAAGGTTTTTAGGTATATCATCCGGTAAAATTATTACTTTATCAGTAACAATATCTGAATAAAAAATAAGATTCTGTGCACACACTCTTATACCTTTTTTAAACTTAATTCTCACCTTACCATAAATGGAAATATTATATAGTACTTGACTTCCTATAAAAACATGAAAACACACTTTTAATTTATCTAATAAATTCATCAATACTCCCCCTAATCTATATTTAACATAAAACCTATTATCATAATAGGAATAAAAATAATTAATGGGTTAATAAAAGAAAATTGATAACACATTAACCAACCAATCATAAATCCTACTCCAACCATATATAATACTGTTCCAATAACATGTTTCACATTTAACATTAATGCTCTCTCTTATATTTTATTTCAATTCTAATTGTTAAATATTTATTACTTATTTATTACTTATTTCAGTTTTAAATATAATTTATTATATCATAATTTATTATATCATAATTTGTTCCGCATTGAAAATCATCTCTCCTTACCAATTCTATTCTCTTACAAAAACTATATTATGTGTAACATCTCTATCACCAGAATCAGTCCTAGATCCAATTTTATCATACAAATATCCGCCTTCTACCTTTAATCTAAATGTATTTTCAGCAATCATTTCCCAATCAGAAGTTTCTATAGTCTCTGGGTTAATCTTTTCACATTTAGCGCATTGCCATTTATCCCTAAAATAACCTATATTTACTATAGTTGATTTACAACATTTTGAAATTTTCATTTACTCCATCCCTTCCCATTAAAGTACCTTAGCTGCACAATTTTCTATTAACTAATGGATAGTTAAGTTGCGACTAAATTTGAACATGTTCCTGTTGACAAATTTAAAACTTTAATATCTTCTAATTTTATCTCATGAACAAATATATCATCTTCATCACGCATAATAAAAACTAACCCCCAATCACTTGATTTTGCATTACCCCCAATATTAGTATGATCCCATTTTTTTATTGTTATCACATAATTAGAATTAATCACTCTATCTTTTACAAGATACATATATTTTACTTTTTCATTAATATTAGTTTCTACTAAAGTTGTGTCAAACATTCTACTCCCCCTTTGTTAATAGTGCGTGGATTGCTGGAAACACATCTACACTGTTTACATCTGCCGTATATTTACATCTATAGCCGCAATATTCTTTTATTCTCACCGTTGTGTAATAATCCTGGATATCGACAGCTGTTATTATTGCTCTTACAAAAATCACATCTCCGATTTTGAGTTTTTCTAAAGGGACTCTATCGTAATGTTCTGACGGATGATGATAGTTTTTTTTACATAAATCACAGTCTTCGATTGTCGGCACCTTTCCCCACCCTAACGCTCTGAGCTTGGTTTCGTTGACTTCTTCTAACTTGCAATCTCCAAGTGCATGATTATACCCTTTATCATATTCACAATACTGACCTCGTTCAACTTTTCTTGCTTCAGGCACATCCACAATCTCAGATAGTTTCATTTTATTATTCCTTTCTTAACAGGATGAGCACAAGCATTACAAGCCGAACACAGTTTATCTCTTAGTATGTCTTCGCTCGGCACCTTCCCCCCACCCTAACGCTCGGAGTTTGGTTTCGTTGACGGGGAGATTAGAGACTTTTAATATTGCATCATTAAAGCCTCGATTGTAATGTTTTGTTGGGCAAGCCTGAGTTTCAGACTCAAATTTTCCAACAGGCATATTCACTAAATCAGATAGTTTCATTTTATCCTTCCTTTCTCATCACTTCAATCAACTCTGGAACATAGACTAAACAGAATACTATGATACTTAAATCTCTTAAACATGAGATAAACAGTAAAATGTTCATTCTGTCCTCCTCAACTCTTTGATTACATCTTTTACAAACGCATCGTAAAACTCGCCGTTCCCTTTCATCCCCTCCACCCGCTTGACTGCAAGGGAGATGATTTTATCTGCGTTTTCTTTAACATCATTTTGAGAAGAAACACACAAATCTTTAAACTCAGTTTCGTATATTGCTTTACTTAGTGATTCAATCACCTCATCCCTAAACGTCTTTGTCATTCAGCACCTCGCTTTTATTATTTCTCTTACTAAATCTAACTAGGAATGAATATCTTCTGTTTATTCTTTTTGTTACACTCTGGACAAGGGCGGCACTCTTCTTCAATAAAATGGCATTCCGTAACTTCAATTGAATAATATCCTTTGTCACCACACCTTTTACACTTCTTCATCGGTGAGTGTCCTTTCTGTAAATAAAGAATCCGTTATGAAACCACAACTTATCAATCTTAGGCTTAATTCTTTTTTCACTTCACCAAACTCCCATGCTCCTTTTTGAGTGAAGCACCCATCATAATCATCGCCCTGAGCAGAGCATATAACTTCTTCCACTAACTCTTGGTTGGATAATTCTTTAAGATGTTTAAGATATTCTTTTTGATATTCTAACTCTTTCATCTCCTTCCCCCCTCTCCATTAGTGCGTGGATGAAACTTGCTATCGCTTCACAATCTGGCTCTGTTAACATAGCTTGTACATGGAATTCTTCACAATCCGGTTCTGTAAGTATAGCTTGTACATGAATTACTTCGCTCAGATGAAACTTACACTTCAATAACATCCTTTTTATATCAGCTTGGCTCGGCACCTTACACCACCCCTGCTTTCGGAGTTTGGTTTCGTTGACGGGGAGATTAGAGACTTTTAATACTGCATCATTAAAACCTCGATTGTAATGTTTTGTTGGGCAAGCCTGAGTTTCAGACTCAAATTTTCCAACAGGCATATTCACTAAATTAGATAGCTTCATTTTAGCTCCTTTCTTATCACATCATCTAAGCTGGACTGGGTCATCTTAGGCTACTCCTTTTGTTAATTAAAAATAGTTAGTACCATTTAGTTGTTTTGCTTTTTCCCAATTATAATATACCCACATATAAAGTATTAAACTAATAAATAATAAAACCAAAAGAGTTAAAAATGAAAGAAACATAAATATAACTCTTTCTTTTGAACTGCCTATCCACCAAAAGAGCTTTACAAAAAGACAGAATCCTATAATTTCTGCTATTTTTAAACCAATAAATGTTAAGACTACCTTTAATCTGCGCTTTGTTATTTCTCTCATTTTATCAGTCCTTTCTGCGTTGTTATGGCGTAGGTAATTGTTTTTGCTTGTCAAATTCTTTTGTTAAATAATCGCAGTGTATTTTCAAAATGCTTATATTAGCACCAATACAAGTAACCACATCCATTAAATGCGAGGTTTTAGAATTAGCTGTCTGCTTTAATAATTTCGATACTTCTGAAATACTCTTTCTTATTTTAGGATAATTTTTTAGTCCGTTCCAACTATGATTACTCATTCCCCCTCCAATCTGCCCGTAGGTTGGTTAGTAATTCCTAATTTCTTTTTCTTCTATAAAATCCTTTAAAATAACTTTTCCACACTTAGGGAACACGACAGGTAATTGCGGATACCACGCCTCACGATGAATAGTAAGATACTTTTTGGCAAAAATCCATCTTACAGGAAATTTTTGCTTCAACCATTTAGGAAATTTTTCCTCTTTGAATTGTTGCCACCATGTAGGGCACATTTTGAATACTGCAACATAAAGTTCTTTAGGTTCTTCTTCGGCTAAAATTTCAGTTTTTAATTTATAAACCAATCCATTTATAACAACGCTTTCAATTTTCTCTATTGTCAAACTTTGCAATGAATGACCATCCAAAAACTTATCAGCTTCACAATGAACTCTTTTAAGTTCAACGCTCATATACTCCCTCACATCATCTTTCATTCAGCACCTCGCTTTAGATTTCTTCTATTGTGATGCGGACTTTAATAACAGATTCTCGGTACTCCATACTTTTCTTAACCTTTCCAATGTCTGGCAAGCGTCCTGCATTATAAAAATGTGCTTTTATATATTTTAAATCACAACTGCCAATCCACCCCACCAAACTTTTCTTCCGCTTCTTATCCTTCATGGCTCTCCTTTTTAATCAGTGCGCCGGCAGGATTACGTTTGCATCGCCATATTATAGGTCGCCTGCAAAACTCCACTGTCTATCACAGTACCTGCGTAGGTTCATAGTCTCGGAATTTGTTTCTGTATGGTTATCCGCAAACTCCAAAGATAGTTATTACTGGTGTCCATACGCCACAACCACCGCCTTGATGGTTTAATAGCCGTAGCCGTTGCCGTTGCCGTCGCCGTAGCCGTAGCCGTAGCCGTTGCCGTCGCCGTAGCCGTAGCCGTAGCCGTAGCCGTTGCCGTCG